GGAGTTTTTGCAGCATTGTTCGTTTGATGTACTTTATATTTGGTTGTTGCACCGGATTTAGCTAAAGTACTAAGAGAGTAAGCCCTATTAATGTCGTCTCGAATATCACTAACAAGCACATTACTAACGACTGGAACACCACTAACTTCATCTAAAGTAAGTTGATAAATTTTATTCATATAATCTCTGCAAGTAACTAAAGTATCAAAAGTTCCAACAGTCTTTTGGAAATTCCAATAAGCTTCATCAATGGTCTCAGGATCCTTACCATCAATAGCTGCAGAAAGATTTGTAACCGAATATAAAGTTGTATCAGTCCATTCAGTATTAACTGAAGTTTCACCTTCAATTAAAGTTTCTGAAGTAACTTCATCTGAGGTTTCTGCAGCTAAGGCAGTCCATGAGGCTGGAGCCTCAAATGTTTTTAAAGTATTAACAGATACATTTCCTTTGATTCCATTAGTTCTTATAAATTGTATACATAATCCAGCACCAATTAATGAACCCACATCTTCAGGAAATTGAAGAAAAGGTATACCCCTTGAGGAATCATATCCAAATTTAAAAACAGGAGTTCCTAGGGAGCGTGTATTTAAATTGTCTACAGCTTCCCAAAAAGTGCTATCTGCCGAATCAATATTTGATACGTAAATCTCATTTGAAGCTATTTGATGCTCAGGAAGATAAAACCTATAATTGTCATCCAAATGCTCAAAAGTAACTCTATTGCCTAAATTAGTCTCACATGTTACAAGAGTTCCTTCGATACACTCTACTACTTGACTTCTTTGTGTAGGTGATAAAACAACATCCTGAAGAGTAATATAGTTAATAGTATTATCTATATTTTTGATATTAGTAAAACGGTCTATTTTTATAACATCGTGAAGATTAGCAGGAAATACATCACCATTATATGTAATTCTAACATTTGTTGTAGCTGATCTATAAAAACGCATTGTATAGCCAAGCATTTCACAAAGTTTTCTCATAGAAGATTCTTGTGCTGCGGAAGGCATAAAAGCTTCTAAAGTATTAGCATCAATATTATAGCTAAGTTTATCTGCCACCGCTGTCAATACTTTAAGTAAAACAACACCTGGGTCAGATTCATTTGTAGTTGCCGGATCCCAACGCTCTGAAAGTTTCGAAGCAGTATCTAATAACTCGTTCCATACTTGATAATAATCTTTCTTAGTAGGAGAAAGTTCTACAGCGTTTAATTCATTATAACTGTACATATTTTATAGACTCCTTTATGTTGGACTTTCTGTAAATAAAATAAGCTCATACATATTTGGGGTGAAATCTATTTGATTAATCCCACTAATCTGACAGATCAGCTGTCCTTTACGCTTATTTTGAATAATTGTTATTCCTTGCCTAGTCACTTTTAACTGCGGAATAAAAATAGCTATCTGAGTATATATCATATCAGCTATTATATCTCGCAAGACATAACTATTAGGCTCATAAGTATATTGTTGAATTAACATCCCAAAGTAAGGATCGCCTAACAATTCGCCTCGTACCGAAGCTAATGCTAGCTTAATGTTTTGAAGTGTGGCTTGTCTATGTTCAGAATCAAGCCACACTTCCGTATGATTTGTGCCAAACATTTTTGGAAATTTTAAAGATCTCATATCAAAACCTCGCTAATTAATCATATAATTTAGCACATTAATTTAGTTTTATTAAATTTATTTTTATAATTAGCTCTAAGGCAAGCTATTTACAACAGCTTCTAAAGAAGCCAACTTAGCGGCTAAATCCGAATATTGCTTCTCCAAAGTAGTATAACGAAGTTCTAGCACACCATATTTAACAGATAAACTATCGTGATCAATTCTAAGCTGTTTCACATCCTCATAAAGCTGCTTGAAAGTTTTAGAATTAGACCCATTAAATAACGTAGTATCCGGGAGTATTACCTTACCTGTCGCATCTAAATCAACACAGCTAAAAGATGTTGCTTTATCTATTTTATCTGATGAGCTACCAATATTATCTATAGCAGTACCCTGATTTCCTCTATAAAGTTGTCCTAAAACTACCGGTCGATTTAAGCTATTATCAGCAAAGGACACAAAAACTACATCACTAACCTCATAGCCCGCATGAATACCAGGAGGCAATATCATCGTTGCCCACATAGTTACTTCTTTTTTATTACCTACCGGTTCTAAAATAGGTACTCTTATTTTGCATAAGTTAGTATTTAAATTTATATCTTTTATCTCTGCTAAAGTAATCATTAACTACCTCCTAGCTTAATCCGATATTCTAGTTAAAGATAAAGTTGTAAAATAACCATTACCGCTTATATCATCTATTTGTTTTGTAATTATATAAAGTCCTGAACTTATATGCCGATTACCTCCGGGAAAAATTACATTTAGTCTTACATATTGTAATAAAGAAGCAGGTCTAAGAAGTCCTTGTACTCGAATAGTTGCATTAATTGGATACTTAGTTAATTTGGTAAACCATGTAGCATCTTCACTTCTAGTTAAAAATCGATCATTTCCTGAAGTTACCATTGGAGCAAAAACCTGCTCCCAATTTCCTTGTGAATTTAATCGATTCGAATAAAGCTCCGGAGAAAGTTTTGCATTATAATCATATAACAGAGAATAGTTTTCATTATTCTCTATTGTAAATGATGTAACTACTGTAGAAGTATTAAAACCTATGTCAATATTAAAAGCATCAGTTTTATGTAAAGTTCTTGTTGAAATACGAGTTACTTTAAAATAAGGTCCACCATAGCCAGAAGTATCACTGAAAAAGTTGTCAAAAACCGTTTCATCATGTATTGTTAAAATATACATATCACTAGTTAATGAACTTGGAGAGGATCCAACTGGGTACATACATCCAACTAAATAATTAATATAGTCTAAAGGTGAAATATTTATTTTAGTATCTAGCTCAACCGCCTGATCTGTACTATCTACCAAAGCATCAATATTTGACTCAGACATTCCTCTAAATAAATTTTGTAGACCGTAAGCACTATCTCTAAAGACACGCTTTATTTCATCACTAGGCTTCTTTGGTGTTGCTCCATTTGGAAAGGTAAAGGCACCAGAGCCCGCCAAAGCACAGCCAGATACTGCTTTTATAGTATAAGAAATAACACTTTGAATAGTGGACTCCATATTAAAAGATTGCTGAACGCTAGTAATAATAGCTTCTTCATCTTTATATACATAAGCAGGATTTGCCGAATCCCCATAGCTAAAAACAATTTTACGGGTTCTAGTAACACTACTTAAAATCTTTTCTATTAAATTAGGATCATCATCTGTCCTAATAGGATAACGTAATTGTAATGTGTAAGTATTAACTTGTCCATTGATTTTTTGAATATTCAAAGATTCTACATAACTAGGATACTGCACATCAAAATTCTTTATATAGTAACCGGAAGAATCCTTACCCTTAGCTGCCTTTTTGCTAAAAACGCCAAAGGTATAGTCTCCTATGGCAATCTTGACCCAGGGGGCTTGAATTCGTGACGTACTTGATAATAAATTTTGTCTCTGCCTATAATCTGTCATAATCAATCCTCAAACACAATACCAGAAATAGCTGGTATTTTTAATACTTTAAATTTTGAAAGTAATATCATAAATGGGTCATTAATTTTATTAAAGAATGCAATAGCCCACCAGTAGGTAGGATTTCCATAATACTCTAGGGCTAAACTATCTAAAGTATCAAAAGACTTTAGTTTATGTAGCACGTACGGAGTATTAAAATCTATTTGCCTAACTATGCCAGGAGTTTCACGCTGCTTCTGTGTATCAAAGTAGTAAGGTATTCCAGTATAGCGTGATTTATAATCAAAAGTATAAGCTTGCTTGTTCGTTAATTTCTGCATACAATATCTCCTTATTTAAGTCCCATACCATCTTTTAAAGTTTTAACTACTCCTCTGAAGGATCCATTTTTAAAAACTGCAGCTGCATCGTAAGGATCTACTTCTGTAATTGTAAAAGATACCTCTATTCCTGCATAACGATTTCCGTAAATAATAGGTAAGCTATATGTTACACCAATATCAGAAGAAACTACTCCCTTTATAAATACCTCATTTGCCAAACGTAATGCAACCAAAGGAGGTTCTACTGCTTTATTGGACACATCATACTTCGGTAAGGAAATCGCCTGTAATGCATGTAAAAAACCATCGTAATAGTAATCTCCAACTTTAGGAACAGTAATAGAAGGATTATTTTTATTTTCATACTCAAAAGCATCTAATCTAAAATTAAGATTGACTTGTACCCTTCTTGGTCCAGAATTGCTATAAGTTAACACTGGAGCGGAACGTCCTAAAGCATTAGTTTCCTGGAAAGTAGAGGTCATTGTATCATTAACATTTGCAGGAGTTGACGGTAAGATCCAATACTGATAATCTTTATCTAAATGAGAAATATATAGAACGTTATACTCACCATGATATTTTATACTACTCATTCTTCAATATCCTCCCAAATATTAAAATTAAGCATTGTCTTCTTAATAGACCTATGTGTTTTCTTGTCTTTTATCAAAGCTACAAAGTTCTTCTCAACATCTTTGTCTACGTAACCTAACACATCACTATGAGCTGAAAGACTATGATCAGTGTTGTTAAACATATATCTATAAAACAGCCTGCGCAGTGAGGGATGCCAAACACCATTCTGCAGATTCTGATCTAGAGGCACAGAAGATGACACATAGCAATCAGAATTAACTATGTACTGGTTATCGCTTAACCATTTTGAAAAATAATCAAGTCGGTCATCAGGACAATCTTTATTGTATTTGTATAGTACCTGTTCTAACTTACCGTCCGCTGTTTCTCGACGAATGTAATACTCACCTGCATTTACACAAAACTGGCGGTCCAAGAAAATTAATATCTTATCTTGCTTGGAACCAGCTTTGGTAGCAATATAGTATCGAGTTGGCATATTAGACCCATTATAATGGAGACCAGTAATATACTGTGCCATTAATACATTCTCACGTGGTTCATCCTGGCTACCAGTAATACACATATCTAATAAATATTCTATTAACCTATCTGCAAAAGGCATTTGCTTTCCAGTGTTTCTTTGTAAAAGTTGTAGTGGTGCAATTAAAGGAATGGGGCTATCGGAATAAATAGCTTCATTGGGAATCACAGTGTGGTTGTGCAGTAAATGAACTTTTTTTTCAGGCTTATAAGAAGAAGCCTTGTCTGCAGTATTGCTTTTAAAGCTAGCAGAAAAGTCATTCCACTTGCAATAATCGCCTTCTAAGATTACTATTGAAGAAGTAACATCCTTATGTACTTTTAATAACATCATCATATTTGATTCTCTGTCTGCAATCTTGGCTATAAACTTACGTGCTGCAGAATGCTGATCAATCTCCTCAGATAAAGGAAAGGCAGATAATTCTTTCGGCGCCAAATCAGTCAATGCTGTATACAGGAAGGGCTGATTAAACCTAGTGTTTGATTTTCTACAGTAAGTTAAAGTTAACAGTTGCTTATATTCATCTTTTAAAACATTTAACTTATTGTTGTATATACCGCAACACATTTCTACAGGCATTGCAGAATCTATTGCAATGGTGTAATTTTTAAAAAGCTTAACTGGAATTAAATATATCTTATAGTTTGGGTCTAATGCATCAAATTGTTCGTAACGTGACTGATCTGTAAGTTTAATATTTAGACCAGTTGTGGTAGAACAAAGTCTATTACTAAAACAATTGTATAAGGACATTAAGTCAAGCCCATCATAATCTCTTAGGAATCTCAAATAATTTCCTAAGTATTCGTGGGTATAAGAATCATAGATATTATTACGTATTTGGAGTCTCTTGGTTAAATTTAAGTAAGCAGCACCACGATTATAAGTCTCCCACAAACCTCCTTGAGGTTTATCTACTCCCAAGTCTTTAGACTGCCATTTGCCAGGTATAAATATATTATCAGATGTATAATACCCGCCTAGCAAAAATTGAATTCTTCCATCTTTTAAATATGGAATAAGTAAATCTTCATCTACTTGTCTTGATTTGCTATTAGCAAGGACATTATACTCATCCTTGCTAATAGCTGGAATATTTGTACTCTTTAAAATCTTTCCGTCTTCGTCAAGATTAAGCTTATTAAAAGATTCTATAATATAAGGAGATTCCTCAGCATGAGTTTCAAAATACCTAGAAAACTCTTCTGTATAGACACGTATTGTAGGTAGTTCGAATGTAGCTAATAATTGTTTAATAAAGCCTGTAACCAGACCAGTAGTGTTAAACTCTTGCATATTTATCCTCCTTATGACCAAGTACCACCAGCCCAAGATAATGGGTTAGTTCCCACATCAAGTTGTACGTGGAATTTCTTAGCTCCTTGTGTAACTTCTTGTAGTAATTCATAAATATCTACTATGTGACCTGCTATCATCTGAGTACGGGCCTCTTCTTTACTTTCTTGTTCTTCCTTAGCTTCAGCCACTGTGCTCTCTGGGCCTGCAGAAGCATCACTTACGGTTTTATCCTTTATGTCATTAGCATTCTCATTACCTACAAATCCAGACTCAGACTGGCTACTACCACTTAAGGTACCTCCTACTAAGGCAGAAGTAGAGCCTCTTGTCTGTACATTAAGCCCGGCGTCTCCTTGTTCTACACCAAAAGTCTTAAGTAGATTATTTGGGTTAAGGTTAGCAAGGCCCGCAACCATCTTACCTACACCACCAAGAATAGGACCAGTCAAAGCTGCTACATTCATTAAATCAGCAACAGAAGCATTAAGATCAAAACCAAAGCCCATTACATTAACAAATGGAATCTTAATACCACCTACAAGATCATTTAACAAATTAGCAACTAAATTTAAGCTTGATGATACAGGGTCGTTCGCCAAAGAAGCTCCCATACTATACATGAAATTAGCTTTCATGTTTTCCATCATTTCACCCATACTGGTACGGGCAGCCAGAGAACCAGTCATATCATATACTTGTTCTAGCATAGACTTAAAAGTTTCGTCATGGCCAGAGATATCCTCAAGAGATGAAGCAAGATTAGCAGCTGCCTTAAGGTCTGAAGCAGTTAATCCGAAAACATTTGCAAACTGTTGTGATAAAACCCTGCTACCCTTAGTTTCATCATAGAGCTTAGCTAAATATTCTACCATAGATCTCAACAAGTCATCAGTGTCTGCAGCAGATAAGCCTTTTTCTAAGATAGTTGCAATAGGCTTACCAGCTTCATTTGCTGCCATAACCAATAGATTACCCATGTTACCTTCTGTAATACCTTCAATCTCACCAGCTACGATTTTACCAAGTGCTGTTGAGATACCTTCAGTATTAGAGAATCCTACTGAATAAAGTGAACCCATCCACTTTTGTACTTGGAATTCAAACTCTGTTGCTTCTTTAGCTCCCATGAGTGCAGTTGCTTCGTAAATATTAGATCGAATACTCTCAGCAGCTTGCTGCATATATTCCGTAGTAGCATACATGCTATTTAAGAATTCGGTTAAAGCCGATTCCATTCCTAAACGGGCAGCAGATGTATCTGCCTGTTGGATTCTAACCAACTTAACTAAAGTACCATCAGCAACATTAAAAGTTGTAGCGACCTTATCCTTTAACACATCTAAGAAAGCACGTTCTTTAACATTAAAAGCAATACCTTGGCTAATTAAGTTAGCAAAACGTTCTTCGGCAGTTTCCTGCGAGAAAAATGGTGAAACTCCTAGTTTTCCAATATCGGCACTTAGGGATCTCCAGTAAGAACCGGCTAACTTTTTGACACCATACTGACTTTCATTTGTAGTTAAACCTTGCAGCCTTGTGTCCACACCAGACTGATGCTTAGTAGAAGATTTTCCTATGTCTGCAAGTTGATTAACGAAATCACCCATTGCATTTAGAGCGCCATCTAACTTCGCTTGAGTCTCTTTTCGTAGAGTCTCTGTAATTTCTTCCGCGCTCATCTTGGCATCACCGTCAAGAGCTTCGAGTTCAGCTTTCCGAGCTTCTAGATCACCTTTAATTGAGCCTGAAGCAAAAGAACCTAAATCAGAGGCTGCTCCTGCAAGCTGGCCTAATTTACCCTGCCTTTTATTTAGTTCAATAAACTTTTTAGCCCAAGCCTTAAAACCTTTTTCGTCTTCTTTTTCTGTTTCTTTACGCGCTTTTTTAGCTGCATCATCCTTAGCCTTTTGGATTGCTTCTTCCTGAGCAGTACGTAATTCAAATAATTCTTCCAGACCTGCTTGATCTTCAGCAAGAGCTGCTGCTGCAAGTTCGCGGTCAAGTCTAAATTTTTCTGCAACTTGTGCTTTAACTGCCTCTTCATCAAATGTGGTTCCATTTTTCTCAGCCTCTGCTTTAGCAGACTCAACAGCTTCTGTTTCTGCTGCTGCCTGGTCTGCTTCTGTAAGACCTTGTTTCTTATATTCCTCCTGTAAAGCTGCTGGATTAACTTGAGCTAAACGCTTCTCAATTTCTGTTTGCAAAGCTGCAGGGTCTGCTGCAAGATCCTTATATTCATCAGGTACTTTATTATTATTTTTTAAACCCTCCAGCCTAATTGCTATCAGGCTTTGCTCATATTTTATTTGTTGTTTTTGTTTTTCTATCTTAGCATTAGCTGCTTTAATTTCTTTATCTATCCTAGCTGCCTCTAGCTCAGCTAAAGCTTCTTCTTCTAAATAATCTTTATCATTAGCTGCAAGGTTGGCTAGAGCTAGCTCCTGCTTTTTCTTCGCTAATGCTGTTATAGCATCTTCAGATTTTTTAGCCTTCTCGTCTTCGCACTGCTGAGCAAGGTCTGCCTCGGTAATTAACGATAGCCTATAAAGTTCATTCTCAGCTTGATATCTCGCACGAACTGCATCAAGATGTAGTTTGTGCATATCAGCCTCATGTGTCGCTTGTAACACATCATGAGATATTAAAGTAGATTTTGCAATATCTAATTCTGAAGTCTGAAGAGTTATTTGAGAGTCGTAAAGTCTTTGAGCTATTTCCTCTTTATGTGCAAGTAATGCAACTTCTTCGTATTTTAACTTATTTAAAAATGCTGCCTTTTCCTTAGCTTGCTGTTGTGTAAAGTCTTCAAACTCTTTAGCATTAAGAGTACGAGCCGCCTCTTCTGCTTGACGAGACTGTTTGTCTATAAAGTCGCGTTCTTGTTGTGCCTTACTAGCAATAAAGGTGTCATAATCTTTTGAAGCTGTAGCTAAAACCTCAGAATTACTCTTAGTCAATACGGCTGTAATATCTTCGATCTTACGAGTATATCTAGCAAGATCTGTATCAAGTTGCTCAGTAGGAGACCTATCAGCTTTTGGTACCTTGAGTTTAGATTTCGCTGACTGTCTGCTAATATTTGAAGCTTCCTCGGTAAAGCTAGATTTTAGAGATTGAGAATCAACTTTTATAGAAACCTCTTGATCAAATAGATCTTGTAGCTCACTAAATGCATTCTCTAATTCAAGTGAAAACTCTTCAAAAGCATCCGTAGGTATTTCAATGGGACCTTCAGGACCCTTAATCTCGGTAGGAATTAGACTATATAAATTATGGAAAGTATCTTGCAAGAGATCCAAAGAAGAAATTCTTCTTGCAATTAAGTCCTCCTCAGATTTTTGTCTAAAAGCAATTAAATCAGCTTCACTTGTATGTGCTTGCTGTACACCAGCCAATCTAGACTTCACAAGACCTGCTTCTGCTTCTACAGGCTCTATATTAATAGAAGGTACTTTTGGAATAAGCTCTAAAGAAGCTTGCTGATCTGCTATCTCAGAAACCTTTGGAGTTACAACAGCTTCTGCAGATAAATTTTCTAAGCCTGTTGAATCAATATCTAGTTCTGTCTCGACTCGTGCTTGGACATCAATGGGCTCAATTGGATCAATAGAGACTTCCGCATTCACAGAAGGAACTGTTAAATTTTTTCTCGCTTTCTCTAGCTCTTTTAAAGCAGCAAGTTCTGCCTTATGTTGTGCTTGATTTGCTGCTTTTCTAGCAGCAGCTTCCTTAGCCTGCTGGGTAGCTCTAAATTTTGCAACTTTTTCCTCAGCGGCAGCTAATGCATCTGCATTTTCCTGCCTTATTGCCTGTAACTCGTCAAGCTGGCCAGCTCGCGCCTTTTTCTCAGCATCGAGTTCTGTAGCTAAGGCATCCAGTCGCTTCTGTAAACCGTATTCAGCTAAGTAGTCTTCAACTAGCTTACCTTCTTCTTTCGCCTCATCTATAAGTTTATTTAATAATTTACTTCTTAAGTCAGCTAGTTTTTTTGCATTACCTAACTGGAGATTGAGCAGTTCCTCCGCTGCTCTTTTCTCTTTAGCCAAATAATCAGATTGGATACCATCTGCGCTTGGACCATTTAATTTCTTGAAAGAATCATCCATTTAAGTCTCTCCCTTCTAAGTTAACTACTTATTTTTCTGAGCAGCACTTTTTGCACGTGCTTCCTCAATAGCCTCTCTAGTAGCTTCTTGTTTTTCTCGAATAAGTTTAATTAAAAAGATACGCTCTGTCACACTCAAGTCTAGAACATCAGTATAGCTAGTATTTAAATTGTCACTAATATACCAACACTCACGCACAATTTCTTTGTAGCGTTTTGGTGCATAAGGTGTACCATCCTCAGATGTTCGTGGGTCTAAAAAACTCCGATCCAAAGCGAAAGGATGTTGGTACCTCTCCTCCGCACTTATTACACCCAACTGTAATAGAATTATCAATACCAATCAAACTATTTAAAGTTTCAATAGCATTAAGAATCTTAGTCATGTCAAGTGCTGGCAAACGATTAATAAAGGCCTCTAGTCTAGTAACATCTACTGCACTACCATCTATAGTATCGATTGCACTCATAAGAGTTGCCATTAGGTTAAAATCTATCTCAGCATCCTTAAAACGACGCTTCATATCCTTTACATAAATTTCGTTCTCATCCAGTGTTCGTGGTGTCTGGAAGTTCAAGGTTACAGTACTTCCGCTCTTTGGCAAGGTGATTGAACTCGCAGCTCTAAAAGCTTCTTCATCAAATTCTTTAAGTCTTAAGTCTTCTAGGTGTGCTGTAGCATCAATATACTCACCGCAATAGGGGCAACGAAGAGTCATTCTATACTCATCTCCATAAGTAACAATACGAAGTCTATGTAGTAAGTATTCATAGTCACCTAAAGCCATATCATATACATGAATTCCTGGTTTCTCAATCATACAACCTTCAATGATATCTGCTAATGTCTTAAACTGAGTAGTACTTGGAGCAAGTCTTTTCATCTCATCACGTGCAGTCATGCTGCGAAGCTCAATTTGAGCATTGACTTTGTTTCCATAAATCAAACCCTTAGAAGGTAGCTCAGTGCACTCACCAATGGTGTAATTCGTTTGTCTCTCTGTCATAATAATTTTCCTTTCAAAATTAATTTCTTTCTTCGAAATGTCGCTCTAAAATTTCTCTTATTAGAGCAGATACAGTAATGCCTCTTTTCTTTGCTAACTCCTCAAGTCTTATCTTGAGCGGGCGTGTTGTCTCAAAAGTTTGCATTACTTTATTACTTCGATCTACTTTCTTTCTGCCCATATTTCAATATAATCCTTTCTTAGTTATAAAGTCTTAGGCTTGCTGTAGACTCAAATAATTTAGCAGAAAAATAAAAATAGATTTATTAAATTTATTTTTCTAGCCGAAGCTTATTGTATAATATATTGTATAGTTTTAAAAAGGAGATTTGTTATGGCTACAATAAAGCTAAAGTTAGATTCTCATAGAGAATATGGTACTAGTTACGAAGATGTTATACTTGGAAGATTTTCTTACGTTCCAGCTTCTACAGCTATTAAAAAAATAATTAGTATCTTAAATGATTATAATAGGGCTGTAATAGAGTCTGGACATCAAGAAACACATAGTATTAAAGTTAAATCTAGTAATACTGAAGACTACAAAGGCACAATCATTCTTTCTGGGCAGCGAAAAGTTATTACATCTTTTATTAACAAATTACTTGCTGATAGTGATCTGTTATCGCATTTTGATGTACAAGTTAAATAAAGGAGAAAAATTATGACAAACAAAGAAGCAATCCTTAAATATCACGAACGTCTTTATGAAGAGCTTAGAATGTACGGACCCAAAGACTTATTTAATAAAAGTAGATTTTTACTTATAGCTGATGAAATTTGTGATGAACTGCTCGTGGAGGTACAAGAATGAAACCGAGAAAGAAACAACGCCTGTATGCTATTTCCTACTGGTTTACTAATGAAGCCGGTCAGACTGGACAAGGTTGCGTACAAATATATCGCCAAAGTAAAATTGATAACATAGAGGCTTTTAATTATACTGTTGACAAAATAAAATCTGATAACAATCTTAAAACTGTTGTTATCTGTAATATTATGTATCTTGGAAAAATCAAGGTTTAAAGATTAAGGAGTAAAAGTATGAAAAGAGTTTATATGGTAAAAGCCTATAACAAATACGATGATGATACAGAAATCGTGGGTATTGCCGAAGACCAAGCTAAAGCTGAAGCTATGGTTGAAGACTATATTAACAATATTTATTGTTATGGTACTGCTAGATTCATGATTACTTCTTGGAATCTAAATGAACGTTGGGGTGAAGTACGAACAGAAAAGTATTTTACGTATGAAGAAGTAATTAGAATTGCCGAACGACTTGGTAAATACAAGGCTGCTGATGAAGCTAAGGACAACTGTGAGGTAGGAGCTTGCGGTGCAAAATGCAACAATTGTTTAGAAGCTACTAAAATTAAATGGGAGACTACTAATGACGGAAAGTGAGACGTGTATGGAATATGAAATTACAGTAGATAAAGCTAAAGAACTTCTTACTAAAGAATGCTTAGATGTTCTTAAGCTCCCAGGACTTATTGAGACTCTGCACGTACTTGCACATGAAACTTGCCGTCTTGGAAATGAGTTAAAGGAAAAAACACTAGGATCATATAGCTATTATGAGGGACAGCTTAATGGTCTTGAGATGGCACTATACTTAATTAATCGTCTGCCCAAAGCCAAGAAGAGACCTGCTCTCTTAAGTCATGATGAAATTGAATATGACACTAAGCCTGAGGTCCTAGAATATTTTTGTAGCGTCTGCGGTCATGATGGAGTAGAAAAAGAAGATCACTTTTGTAGAAATTGCGGCGCCTACTTTGAGGAGGATATTAATGACTGATGTACTAATGTTCGCTATCTTAGCAGTAGTAGTTATAGCTGGAATGTATTTTATAACTAAGAGGAATTGAATTATGTTAGTTATGTTTACATTATGGTTGACAGATCTAATTGAAAGGAAAAAGAAAAGGAAAAGATGATTTTACTTAATGGAAAAGAAGTTGCTGTTAATATCAAACAAAGATTAAAAGAAGAAACTTTTAAGCTTATTGAAGCACCAGGTCTTGCTGTTATTCTTGTTGGCAATGACCCAGCTTCAGAAGTATATGTAAGAAATAAAGAAAAAACTTGTACAGAACTTGGGTTTTACTCTCGTGTCTTTAGATTACCTGAGGATACGTCAGAAGAAGAACTTATTTCTGCAATTACAAAACTTAATACAAATCCTACTGTTCATGGCATTCTCGTGCAGCTTCCTCTGCCAAAGCATATGAAGGAGGAAAAAATTATCAATGCTATTGCGCCAGAAAAAGATGTAGACTGCTTCCATCCTGTAAATGTCGGAAAGCTTATGACAGGTACCGCAAAGATTCTACCTTGCACACCTGCCGGTGTGATGAAAATTCTTGAGTATTATAATATTCCGGTGGAAGGGAAGAATTGCGTAGTAGTCGGTAGAAGTAATATTGTAGGTAAACCCATGGCAATGCTTTTGCTTCAGGCTAATGGTACTGTGACAATTTGTCATAGCAAAACTAAAAATCTTAAAGAGATTTGTAAAGAAGCGGATATTCTCGTGGCTGCTATTGGTAAACCTAAGTTTATTACAGAAGAGTATATCAAAGAAGGTGCGGTAGTTATCGATGTTGGTATAAATAGGGATGAGAATGGAAAGCTCTGTGGAGACATAGACTTTGAAGCTGTTAAAAATAAGGTTTATGCTATTACTCCCGTTCCGGGAGGCTGTGGGCCAATGACTATTGCAATGCTTATGCAAAATACTTATGACGCATTTGTGAGGGCGAGGAAATGAATTATTACTTTATTCTGCTACTTATGATTTTCCTACACATTCTAGATGATTACGGACTGCAGGCGCCTTGTCTTTGTAATTTAAAACAGCGAAACTACTGGGAAACAAACGCGCCTAATCCATTATATAAATATGATTATCTTTGGGCTTTGCTTATGCATTCCTTTAGTTGGACTTTTATGATTATGCTTCCTATTGCTTGGGTTATGTCATTTAATATTACTATTCCATTTGTTATACTTTTCATAGAAAATGTAATCTTGCATGCTGTGGTAGATGATCTAAAAGCTAATCAGCTTAAAATAAATCTATGGGAAGATCAAATTATTCATCTCGGGCAAATTCTAGTTACTAGCATACTTATTCTTTAAATGAGGTATAAGAAAATGGATAATGAATATTGTATTAAACACTGCGAGCTTGGTTGCAAGAAATCAAAAGAATTTTTAGACCAAAGCAATTCTGCTTATGATGCCGCCTTAGATATGCATTGGTTTGTAAAAGAGTGCAAGAAGACTTGCCTACTCTGGAAAGAGGTAAATAATGTCACTTAACTGGGAAACTTTTAGCCATGCTTGGCAATTAACAAACTTTATAAATACTAATAGTATTAAAAAAGAACAAATACAAACAATCTATCAAAGTCCTACCAGTGGAAATTTTCACTTGTGGTACTGGAGGTAATTATGACAGCTAAAGAATTGAAAGAAATTTTAAATACCGTTCCTGATGAGACTCCTATTGTAGTCTTTAAGTCTAATATGGAAGGCTCAGGTTACTCAGAAGAATATGTAAGTGTAAACCTTAGAGAGATGGTCAGAGTAAAAGAAACACGTATCGATGCTTTTGATCATGAAGCTTATACAGCAAATGTATTAAAAGACTCTACAGGGTGGGATGCGCCTAAGGTACAGGTTCTTGTTATTGACTAAGTTAAAAAGAAGTATGGTTTAAAGACTATACTTCTTTTATTTTTAAAATATGATAGATTAACATAAAATTTTTAGTTTAACCTATTAAATAAGATATATTGAAATTGTATCTTATATTAGAATAAGTTTTGGAGGAACTGAGTATGTCTTGGATTGGAATTCTGATTATAGTTGAAGTTTTCCATAATTTTCTAGGTGGTATTTTTCTGCTTCTTTGGTGTTGCAGAGACTCTTATCTAGATTCTTTTAATGCTGAAAGAATGAATCCTGTCTTTCTTTATGAGCATAGTAGAGTTAACTGGTTCGGAGCTGCAATGCTTGCGCTGTTTGCAAATCTTCTCTGTCCTATTGGTACTATTATTTATTGGTTCTATAAACTTTGTACTGTGGGAAGGTAAACTATGTCAAGATGGGTAATTGATTATTGTTGGACCTGTGCCAGAAGAACAAGGCAAGAAGTTATTCAATGCCAAGACAGCGTACCGTTTCGCATCTTCGAAAACATCTGTACTTTAGGTCTTGCATCGCTTATGAAAAGAAATTATGATTGCCAGTGTACTAGATGTGGCAACTTTAATACTGTTCGTAAATAAAGGAGGAATTTATTTTGGATCATGTAAATATTATTTCTCAAGAATCAATTAGCATGATGGCGCCTTGGGTTTCTAATGTTATTGCTGTTCTTGGGTTTTCTATGATTGGTTTTCTTTTTGGACTACTAATCTATTCTCATCGTGGCAATAAAAAGATTTCAAATGAACAAATTTTTAAAATAGTTCTTTATGTCGGAAGTATTGGGTTATGCGTACTGTTTATCTTTGGATTAATAGCGGGTATTTTCTTTAGAGTACCTAGCGGTCGCTACCGATACGAAGCCACTATAGATGAAACACAAATGACAGTGGCTGAGTATAATGAATTTATGAAAGCTTATAATCACAACAAATGTGAAAAAGGAATTTATTATTTTGAGGATTGGGCGGAATAATTATGGAAGGTGTAGAAATTCTTAGTGAAAAAGTAGTTTACGTATTTGAATATCAAAGCTGGGTCTTTTGGCTTATAGTTGGCATCTGCGCTGTTATCGGATTTGTACTTGGTGGCATAAAAAGTGGGGGCTTTAATTTTGAAGATGCTTTTACGCTGTTAATACCTTTTATCCTTCTTGGGGTATTAGTAGGATGCCTTGGAACTCTTGCAGCAAGCAAGCCTACGGAAGAGGTAGATTATATTGAGCAAAAAGTTACAGTATCGGATGAAGTCTCTATGAATGAGTTTTATGAAAAGTATAAGGTTATTGGACAAGAAGGAAAAATTTATACTGTAAGAGAAAGGGATTAGTTAGGTGTAAGAATACTATGAAAGATATAAATAAGACAATTAAACATTTTGAGTCTCTTCAAAAAAGATATATTACTCAGCATAATGGGCAGATGTGCGAAAGAGTAGAGGATGCTTTAGAAGCCTTGTATTATTATAAAGACCAGTTAGAATACTCTACTACTTTGCTGGAAACAAAACAGGCACAGGCATTCGCTACCGCTAAAATTACTACCATTAGCGAAGAGTTCTTTACTCCAGAACAAGTAAGAAAAATGTCACACTCAGAAGTAAGAAAGAATTATAAAAAGATAATAGAATCGATGAAATATTGGAACTAAGACAGGATATTAACCCTGTCTTTTTATTTTAAAACTTAGCTTCTTGTGCTAAATTATATAGAATAAGTTTTGAAGAGAGAAAATAAAAATGTTGAGAGTGTATCATTTTGTAGGCAAAGGAGCTTACATACACTGCTTTGATTGCGGGTGTAATATTAAGATAACCGAAGAAGAAGCAGAAAAAAATTTAGAATCTTTTGTTTGCCCGAAATGTGGTGGCGTGGACAAAAAATAATATAAAAATTAAAATAAAAGGCTTTATTTACAAATAACTTGTAATAGAGCCTTTTCTTTATTGTATAATATAAAGAAAAATAAAGTGGAGGAAAATTATTATGGCAATTACACATACTTTTGCAGGAAGCAGAGCAGGAAGAAATTACGGCTATTATGCGTTCATTGAAAATGGTGAACTTGTTATTGGAGAGGATTGGCCTCACGAAGGAGGAGAGGTTTATCGTGGAACTTTCTTTAATGCTGGTCGAGCACTGAGAACTCTGGAGAAAGAGAATGTAAGACTTTATAACAGCATCTGTAAGTATTATGATCAGTACCCTGAAAAAGTAAGTATGACGATGCTTATGAATCTTAAACCCGGGACGAAGTTCAAGCGTGAAGAGGATGATGAGAAATATATGCTTATCGATATTGATGTATCGAAGTGCTTTGTCTTTGGCGAAAAGCTGCAAGGTTTTGTTTCTGCTATTGGGCTCACCGACTACAAAGTATTCTTGTTTGATAAGTGTACTACTGTCGAAATTATTGAATAAAATAATAAAGAAGTATAGTAAAAAGCTATAATTCTTCTTTTTTATTATCGTATTATATAATAGTATTTTTATTATTGGAGGATGACTTATGAATAACGTAGATAATTTAATGACATTCCTTGATGCTTGGAATCTTTCTAAAAAGGGAGGCGACGTTTCTCAAGCTATTGAGAGACAGGAAAGGAGAGGACAGGCTGAAGTAGTAAGAACTCAAAGACTTCCTAAAAAAGTCAACAGCAATACCCTTCCTAATGAAATCTACTTTAAGGGAGTAGATAATAACATGGATTATGATACCCGCTCCGCAATCACCCAACAGAATGTTCTAGATTATACTAGAGAGCAGTACTTGCTTATGGGTATTGAAATCCTCGGTGAGCATGATGATCTATTCTACAATGTAAAGCTTCCCGAGGGTTGGGAGATTAAAGCAACAAGCCATTCTATGTGGAATGAAGTTAGAGATAATAAAGGAAGAAAGAGAATGACTTTCTTCTATAAAGCAGCTTTCTATGACAGAGATGCTTTTACTAAATTCTCAACCAGATTCAATCTTAGTGTTGATCATACTGCAGACCCTGGTGCTGCTTTCGAAATCTGGGATGCATCTGACTTTCAGGGAACTGTCAAGGATGGAGACGTAATTATTTGTCAGACTGCTGCTGTAGCTCCTGGAGAATCCTATCCTGATAATCAGGAGATTAAAGAAAAGCTTTGGGGAGAGCTCGAAGCTTTTATGGCCCAGCATTACCCAGACTATAAAAATATTCACGCGTATTGGAATTGAGTATGGCACGAGATATAAATAAAGAAATTGAAAGATTGTATATGCTTAAAGCAGAGATTGATGAAATTAATCTCCTTAAAGAGGCTAACCCTAATATGCAGGTTGTCTCTCAATTAATGTATAACTTTCTTAAAGAAAACGGATTGCTTAAATCAGGAGTATACTATAGAATCACATCTTTAGAGCTGAAGCCTTATATTGATGATTTTAGAGGATAAGGAGTTTATTATGTACGATATTACGAAAGCTAATAATTTTCATGAAGCTTGGGAATTTCTATTAGAACATAAAATGTTTCGACGTCACTTCAGAGATCTTTTGTATATTATGGTAGTTAAAGTAAATCCACTTACCGACGAAGTCGATGATAATCAGACAAAAAATACTAAAACGCAAGTCTGGCTTGAAGTTGGTCCTTGGAGTGAACAATGCCATACGCACGATTGGGATCTCGATTGTGGAGGTAATACTTTTGAAGAAGCTATCTGTAAGCTTGCGAAACTAGTGAAGCAGTATTATACTGATGAAGGTATAAAGAAGTCTGCACTAAATACTACTATGGTGGAGGGCTGACGATGGAAGTATTTCATAAGATTAACCCTGAGCATTGGATTCTGAGTTATGGATTTGAAGAAAAACCTAAAACAGTTATTGGTCTTCCCTGTCAATATGAAATTTGTGTAGAATCTAAATCCAAGCTTTTTAATGTGTGGGTTGGGGTAGACTTTAACAAACGACTTGTTCATATCTATAGAGAGTATAACTGTGGTGGTCAAGTTAATAGAAAAACTTACGACTTCAGTGCTGTTGATGTAGATGAAGAACATGATTTTATGATAGAACTTGATACTATTGTAAGTAGCTATGTGAATGATATTTGGGAGGACTAGTAATGAATAAGGATATAGAAAGAAAGCTTTATTTTGCAAATCGAGTTTTAGAAACTATCAGAATGGTAGATGAGCCTAAGCTCTGTTATCCAGAAGAAAAGACAGTCGTAGCTGAAGCTCTTCGTAGATACATAAGCTACCTTGAGTCTGAGGCTTATAATATGGGGAATAGATAATGGAACTTACACCAATAGAAAGAATGATGGCAGCAGCAAAAGTTCAAATGATTTTGCATAAAGCTAAACAAGAAAAGCTTCTTTGTCAATGGTGCTTTGAAGAACTTGCTCTGGAAGGTAAGACGGTTTGTCAAGCATGTATTGACTCATTCATAAAACAACAAGAGGAATATCCAAGTTTTGATTTGGATGATTTCTTGGAGGAGACAGAAGATGAAACTTAAAGACCTTGAGTTTAACGAAGAAGAAATTATCCAGTCACTTAAGGATGTCGGAATTGAAGTTCTTAATCCAGAAGACGCTGAATTTAATGATCATCCAACTTTAAAAGAACAGATGGCTTGGATTGAAAATAGACTTAAAATGCTGAATGATTTTCATGATATTGCTATCGAGCTTGACTCCAGAGAGTTTTCTAATAACTGTGTAATAGACCGATTTACCGGTTTAAGCTGGGATGAGCTGTGTGATAAAGGTATTGAAATACTAACTAACCTAAAAGAACATTGGGAGGAATAATATGAAAGCTAACGTTTGGAGAATTACCGGCTATCGAGGTAAGAATGATTATGACGGTCCGGCAGATGATAATACTAAGTTAGATATTATATTTGACGGCTGTCTTAAAAAAGAAGATGTTGAGGACATATTGTTTTACTACTGGGGCAGAAATGCGTGAAAGTGGGGAGTCTGCGTAGTGAGAGTTTATTTAGTTTATGAAGACGCTTGGCGCTATACTCAGTTTAAGTTATATTATATTGGAGATAGTTATTTAGAAGCAGTAAAAAATTTTAAGGTAAAGCTGTTTAATTTTATAGCTTCATCTCCTGAAAGTACAAAAAGTCTTAAATGTATTTCAGTTGATGTTTCTAAGGCTCAATATGAGCTTTTATCTGCAAATACAGACCAGAAAGCTATAAACCTCGAGCTTAGGCATATACATAAAAGAAAAGACGTAGTTGAATTACTTATAGAGACAGGAGATAATTTTAGAGATCTCTTTGCTACTTTTGCATGTATAAAAACTAATCCAACATCGGAAGAAGATTTAGAAAAACGAAAGCTTATTGCGGAATATCTTAATCTAGTCTATGGAAATGCCTGTCTTTTTTAAAATTAAATTAATGGAGTAATAAATTAACTATGAAAGTATATGTAATTTGGGAATGTGCAGTAATAGAATATGAAGAGCGCTTTAGAATTATGAGCGTGCATACCTTAACTTCAAGCGCAATAAAAATCGGTTCAAGTGATTATCTAAAAGAAGAAAGAATTTTAGTAGTTTATGAGAGGTAAATATGCCAAGATATATTGATGCAGAAATAATGCCACACGGAGAATTGTGGGAACAGCTGACAGATAAAGAAAAACTTAATGTACTTAACTATCTTCTTTCCAGGCCAAGTGTAGATGTACCAAGAACTATATTTGAAGAAATAGCCGGAGTTACAGTTGAGATGCCTAACTCTCCAGGAATTATCTATACTTCAAAAGAAGCTTTTCAAATGCTCTTAGATAAATATAATATTGAGGGAGGAATTGAAATATGAAGTTTAAAAAGATTTTTAGTAACGAGCTTAAAGTAGAAGATGTAGCAGGAAATAGAACTCAGGCCCCTTCTGATTATGAAACTTTTATGGAAACTTGGGTGCATAGCTTGCATGCTCTTAAAGATAGATATTGCATTTATCACTATCTTCTAATAGCCATTACTAAGGTTATTACCAAAGGTCATGGTTTATCTGAGACGCTTGGCAATGCATCTTCTGAAATTGTTGAAGCTGAATTTAAAACCATTATTCACAACTATCCAACAGAGCAGGTACTTGATACAACTAATAAGGTACTTGATTGGTACAAGCACGACTACCCCGATGCTGTAATGACTATCCATGTTAAAAATACAGTTAATCGCTTGTTACAGGAAAACTCAAAGAATCTTAGTTTTAAAGAACAGCTAGTTCTCGTGGCGGATGAGTATCGTACTAACTTAGATACTATAAATATTAAGGAAAATATAAATAAAATAAAAGCAAAGCTTAAAGAGGTAGCTATCTATAGAAAATTTTCTATTTATCTGTACAAGGTAAAACCTAAAAATTCTCTTGCACTTGGTGGCTGTGATCTTAAAAGTATTTCTTTATTTGTACCTACTGGCGTTACATTGGCCGAGTATACTATTCTTATGACCGATGCTCTTATTGAAGAGCTTGGCTTCAGTCGTTCTGATATTTCTTGGCAAACTGATAGTACAAGTAACTATGACTCTTGTCGCCTTAGAATAACTTGGTAATAATAAAAGAACCTAAGATAATGACTTGGGTTCTTTATTTTTTGCTAAATTATTTAGAATCTTAAAAAGGAGCTATAAAAAATGATAAACTTTGATTCAACATTTAATGAAACTTACGAGCAGCTCAATAATATGAATGAAGAGCTTAATAAAGGTGTGGCCCCTACTATCCTAAATGAATCTATCTCACCTAGACTATTGAAGCTGACAGGCAAAAATCGTGGTAGCTATTTACTTAAGCTAGACACTTTATTAAGAGGACTTGACACGGCTGATGCGTATTATGATAGTGAATGGACTAATTATTGGCTTGATGGCATGACGGCTGAAGAAGCTGGTACAGAATTCAGCGACGATGATGATTATTTTAGAATGTTAAACATCTTTGAAAAAACTTATTCAAATTGTATGTCTGCCGGTTATTATATAAATGATCCGGAGGAAGCAAGAAATTACCAAAAGCTTGCGGACTTAATCCTGGAGCGGGACTTTGGTATTACCGAACCAGTCATGCGAGCTGGAGGAGTTCCAAGCCCAGAAATAGAGACTGATGAAATGAAAGCCGGACATGATGCTGCGGCAAGAGGTTTTATCAATGAGATAAAGAGAGAAATAATTGATTGTGATGAGAAGATAGCAGAGCTTCAAAAGCAAATCGATAAAAAACTTAAAGAAAAAGAAATGTTGCAACAAAGACTTCAGGATAGAATAAATAACTTTAAAGAAGCACAATAAAAACAAAAAGACTTCTCTTTAGTTGAAAATGAAAACCAATATAAAATAAAAAGAGCTTAGGACAAAAAATCTTAAGCTCTTATTTTTTACTCTTAAATCGGCTTTTAGTTTATTGTATATTAAAATAGCAATACAAAATACTTAATTCTGAAAGGATATTTAAAAAATGAAAAAACTTTTTGCATTGATTCTCTGTATTACCATTCTCGGAATTTGCTGCCTCAGCTTTAATTCCTGTACAGCAGCAGATAATGTAAACCATAATCTCTCTCAGGCTGCAGACAACTTCGAATGCCTCCGAAAGATTACAGTCTACAATGCACGTACAGATCTGATTGTCATGGAAATGGAAGGCTATATGAGTCTTTCTAATAACACTACCAACGAACTCGTAGTTACTTGCAAGACCAACGTAAATGAATATAAAAAGAATTATATCTACCTCAATGAATACGTTATCTATGTAGTCGAAGATATTACCGGTACATCAACAGACCCCTTCCATTATAAGGTCCACTTCTATACCGCCCTTCCTGACGTGGATATTAATAAGTAAAGAATAATATAAAGAACAATACTAGACAAAAATTTAGTATTGTTCTTTTTCTTTCTTAAGCCTCAACAACAAAGCTCTCAGCCAAGCATGTTTAAATAAATAAAAATATTCTACCACCTAATTTTAATATAATGTATAAAGAAGGTACTCAATATATAGCTTCCCTCAGCCCTAAAGCCGAAATTACCCCGTTTTCATTTTAAGCCTTTTTAGTAAAGCCCAAAACAAGGCGTTTTGCTTTTTCTCCCTTTTGCCAAAGTTAATAACTTAATAAATTATAATTTAATAACTTTTTAAAAATTAAATAAAAAATATGGCTAAAATAAGTGAAGACGGAAAAAAGCTGACTTTGGGGTAGGCCCGAGTTGGCTTTTTGTTTTAGCTTCACGCTCGGGCTAGGAGGAGCGGCCGCCGCAAGAGCAGCGGAAGGCTCAGGTCCGAGCTTTTCTTTTTGCTTCAAAATGAAGTTTTCAAAATCAAAAACTGCAAAAAACTTAGTTCAAGCTATAGGGAAAAGCGAGTATTTGAGCCTTTTTCTGCAGCTTTAGGACCTGGAAACTTCATTTTGCTTTAAGGGAGAGGGAGAGGGAAAGCTATAAGGAAAGGCTTCGCGGGCGGCATATAGTAGAGCTTCGAGCCCCGGCTACTGTATACAGCTTAAGAAAGCTACGGCAGGCTCCTTCCTCCCGCCTGCCTCCGCGCTTTATACCTTAAGGGGTATAAGGGGTTCTAGTGAAGGGAGAATTATAACCTTTAGGGTATAGCTGAAAAGAAGTTTAAAATATTTTCAAATTATTTTTTTTATTTGTCCGGCCTTAAGAGAGCTTTAGCTTTAAATTAATTCTGGCTAGCCAAAAACTTCGTGTATCAAGCTTTAAGGCCTAGGGCCTAGCAAGTAGCTATAAAATAAAGAAAACTCGCCAGAAGCAAAATTTGAAGCCTCTAGACGAGTTTTATATTTTTATGTTTTTAGTTGTAAATTTTTTGTAAACTTTTGCTGGCGCCTACGTCGGGGAAGTCCACCTCCGCCGCCCCCTTAATTGTAAATTTTTTGTGAACTAGCAAATTAGTATATGGCATACTGAAGATCTGTATATTAATTTACTGTATATTATATTAGAAAAGTTTATATTCAAAACAGATCGTTTTCAGTTATTTCTGATAGCTTGAAATTAAAGCTGAATGAAAACAGATCGTTTTCAGAGACGTCGGCTTGTCCGACGAATAGTAAGCTAATCTATACTTTAATATACAGCTTTGTGAAAGCAGATTTTTAGTAAAATTTCAAATTGCCGCAATATATATTATTATAAATATATTATTATATAGCTTTATATATAAAGCTTTATATTATATATTATAATAATATATATTATTAACGCGCGCGAGCAGATTATTTTTAGGAGATTTTTAAAATGGATCAAAATAAGTCAAAATGGACTATTATCAAATGTCCACATTGTGGATATAATTATACACCTGCTGAAATAATGATGCCTGATGATTTTGCAGGTAGACCGGAAAGTATTGTAAGAGATGCTTTAGGAAAGATACTTTATCATGAGTATCCGGAAGATCATGAACCTGGAATGTTACAGACTTTTATTTGTGATGGTTGTGAAAAGTCATTTATAGTAGAGCCGATTATTACATACAAGACAAAGAAGGAAGCAGAGGAACTTGACTTCTCTGATCCTTATGTTTCACTTTTGAATGATTAATATTGTAGAACTAAAGCCACCAAGAAAGATTTCTGGAATCAGTTCATTTGGAGTTACGTTTCAGTATAATCCTGCGATAGTGGACATGATGAAAACTCTTCCTGCCTTCTACTATCATAAAAAGGATTATTTATGGGAAGTACCAGCAGACTGTCTTACTGAGCTTCTTGATAAGCTTACTTTTTTCGATGAGATTACTTTGCAGCTTCAACCTGATAAAGAAGAAACGGAAACAGATCGTTTTCACCTTACAGAAGATGAGGTTCTTAGTTTTAAGTTTAAACCTTTTCAGCATCAGATTGAAGGAGTTAATTTCGGACTTAATCCCGATAGACCTAAATGGCTGCTTCTCGATTCTATGGGTCTCGGCAAGACGAATGAGATCATTATGTATGCGGAGATTCTTAAGAAGAGAGGGCTGATAGATCATTGTATGATCATTTGCGGAGTCGATTCCTTAAGACAGAACTGGAAGCGCGAGATCCAGAAGTTTTCAAATGAGTCTTGTATGGTCCTAGGAGAAAAGATTTCAAAACGAGGCAAAGTCAGTTATGAGCCTATTAGAAAGAGAGCGGAAATTCTTAAGAATCCAATTCAGGAGTTTTTCGTTATCGTTAATGCTGCGACCCTAAGGTCAGATGATATTATTGAAGCTTTTAAGAAAAGCTCTAATAAGTTTGGACTTATTGCAGTAGATGAAGTCCATAAGTTCGCGACTAAGACCTCGGCTCAAGGCGGAAACCTTCTTAAGCTTGGCGCAGACTTTAAGGTAGCAGCAACCGGAACTCCTCTACTTAATAGCCCTATCTCTTGCTACATGCCTCTGGCTTGGACTGAGAATGACAAGGCGACTCTTACTACCTTCAAGTCACAGTACTGCGAGTATGGTGGTTTCGGAGATAAGCAAGTTGTTGGATACAAGAATCTTGAAACTCTGAGAGAAGAACTCGTGACATGTTCGATTCGCAGAACCCTGGAAGAAGTAAGATCAGACATGCCTGAGAAGACTATTACTTACGAGACTGTAGAGATGAGTGATGAGCATCGTAAGTTCTACGAAGCTATCAAGGAAGGTGTCAAGGAAGAAGCCGACCGAGTCGAACTTAAAGCCGGTAATCTTCTTGCTCTCACAACCCGGCTTCGCCAAGCTACTGCCTGTCCCTCGATCCTGACAACTCAAGACATACTCTCTAGTAAGATGGAAAGAATGGTTGAAGTAGCGAAAGAACTTATTGAGGCAGGAGAGAAAGTTGTTATTCTTTGCACCTTTAAAGAGCCGGCTTATAAATTTGCAGAACTACTTGCAGAGTATAATCCTACAGTTAATACCGGAGATCAAGATGAATCTTTGGTGAGCAGGAATATAGATCGTTTTCAGTCGGATCCAAATGAGAAACTCTTGATAGGAACTCATGGTAAGGTTGGTACCGGGTGGACTCTCAACTCAGCTGCTTACATGCTCTGCGAAGATTCTCCCTGGACTTGGGCTGCGCTTTCTCAGAGTGCGGATAGAATTTGGAGAGTTACTAATACTCGTCCTGCTATCATTAAAGTTTTCGGCTGCGCAGAAACTATCGATGATCATGTTTGGGATATAGTTGAGACCAAGAAAGATCTTGGGGATTACTTAATAGACGGAAAAGAAAATGAACTCTCTGTTTCGCTGCAAAATGAAATGCGAAGAATTCTAAGAGAGTTGTAAGGAGGAAGACATGAAACCTATTCTTAAATACGCGGGAGGAAAGACTAATCTCTTACCGCAGCTTCTCCCGCTACTTGAGTCGGTGCTTTCGCCGGATGCTACATATTGGGAACCTTTTGTGGGTGGAGGTGCGGTAGCCTTTGCTCTTCAGCACCCTCGCACCGCAATAAATGATCTCAATGTAGAGTTAATGAATCTCTATAACGTTATTGCCGATGAACCTGAAGCACTTATTATTCAACTTCAACTTCATCAAGAAGAACATTGTAAAGAATATTACTATGAAGTTCGTGGGTGGGATCGTTCTCCTGACTTCTGGGATCTTTATCCAGATGTTATAGCCGGAAGAACCGTTTATCTTAACAAGACATGTTTTAACGGACTGTTTAGAGTTAACTCTAAAGGTTACTTTAATACTCCGATAGGAAGAACGACTTCCGGTAAGATTCCTGATATTGTTCAGGAAAAAGAGATCCGTGAACTCTCAGAGTTTCTTAAACATTGTGACAGACATACCGGGTATTACGATGAGTGGTTGCTTAATGCGGATATTCGACCTGGAGATGTAATCTTTATGGATCCGCCTTATGATCCCGGAGAAGAAATACATACTTCCGGATATACATCTTATCAGAAAGAGGGTTGGACTAGAGAAGATCTTATTCAACTTAAGTCAGTAGCCGACGTTATGGTAGAGAGGGGAGCTAATGTAATCCTTACCAATAACAGTACTGAGTTCGTAAGAGATCTGTTTAAGCATTGGTATCAGAAAGAAGTCCCGGTTAAACATTCAATTAATTGCAAAGGTGATAACCGTCAGGCTAAAGAAATTATTATTAGCTCGGTTCCGTTCCCATGTTAATCGGTATAGAAAATCTTGAGAAATACGGAGTCCCGATCGATACCTTTGAGTACCGCGGGTTTAAGGTTAATCTATATGAAGACCGAGAGGGACGCCAACTTGTAGCGATTTGGCAGAATCAACTCTTAGAGTTAGGTAGAGATAACACTGTGTATCAAGATGACCTTAAGATGGTTATTGATGATCATCTTGATACTATTTCTAGGTTTGAGGATTATCCAAATTTGTACGGTTCCAAATTAGAGTATTTTCAAAACGCAGGTTTTCGTGATGCGAAACTAAGTTATAGAGGAAGAATTTTAAAAATATATACAATAGGTAACAGTTGCAATGAAGAAACTTTAATCCAAGATGCACTGTTTTCACTTTTAAGATATAAAAATGAAGTTGCCCTGGATTGAATTTTAGGGCAATTTTTTATGGCTAAATTATACGATTGATTTTCGAAATTAAAACGAATTCAAAAAGTTAATTTTTAAGGAGAATAGAAATGGATAAGTTTGACCAGATGGTAGAAACCATTGAGGAAGCTGAAGACATGGTTGAGTGCAAAGAATGCTTTGACTTATTCCCTAAAGCAGAGTGCACTAAGATAGATCATGGCTATATCTGCCCCACTTGCGGTAGAGAACAGCAGCCACAGGATTTCAGTGATGTTTCCTTTACTGACATCACTACAGATCTTTATGACCAGGAATTTCCTGATGTAATGGATTATGATTCAGAGTTTAAGGCTCAGGTAGATGAAAGACGTCCTGATTATGATATTGATACTATGGTAGATATTCTTGTTAAGGACGAGTTTGATGCTATTGATTCTTATGAGCAGGCAGATGAAGTAATTCAGCACGCTGCTGGTGATGAGGAAATTAAGGATGATCTTCTTGATACTATTGAGCATATCAAGGAAGAAGAGGAAGAACATATTGATGAACTCAATAAAGCTGCTGGCAGAGTGGAAGAGAATCCTAAGGACAAGGATGAAGACAAGGACGATGATTCCGAAGAAGATTCTGATTCGAAAGATGAGGATGATGACAAGGATGAAGATGAGGATAAGGACGAAGATGAAGTTAAAGAAGCTCTAACTGAAGCAGACAATTCGAAGGCAGGTCTCGGTAGTATAAATGCTGGATTTAAGTGGCTAGCTTCTCAGGTTAATGATCTTAGAGATGAAGCTGCAAAGCCTTTGAAGAATTACGCAAATAACATTTTCCCAGATTATTTTAGATCTGAGGCGCAAGGTGTATTTAAGGATGGTCACTATACACCCGGAGCTAAGTATACTTATATTGCAACAGTAGCTTTGGCTGCTGATTCTGACAGAGCTACTATGCTGGGACTAAATGATGTTCTTAAGGCTCAAGTATCTGGATTCAATAAGGATACTGTAAAGTTGTTCTATGAGAAGGCAGCAAATGATTTTGTTTGCGATGCTACTGATAAAGCTTTTAAGTCTGTTAATCTTTCTGCAGAAATAGTACCAATGAAAAATTCTATTAAGGCTAATTATTCCGGACAGGCTATGGAAGCGATCTTTACCTTGACTGTAGAACTCTCTGATGATCTTGGTAAATGGTCAGCAGTCAAGTCTGAATCTCTAGATGATTCTGGTGCAGAAAACTTAGAGGAAAAAAAAGAAAAGCCTTTATTCAATAAGCTTTTTAAACCAGTAACTGAATCTTGTACCTGGGTTTGTAAAGTTAAGGATAAAGAAATCGGAACTGTTGAAGCAGCTACCGAGGAAGAAGCTATTGAAAAGATGCAGAAAGAGTACCCTGAGCATAACTATGGCGAATATGATGGTTGCTTTGAAGTTTGCCAGGAAGCTGTAGAAGATGAGGAAGATCATGAAACTCTTACTGAAGCCGGGTTTCTAACTAATTTATTTACAAAAGAAAATCAGAATTTAGATGCTTTTTTCAATAAAGGCTATACAGTAAAAGTAGGTAATAGTACTACTCAGGCGTTTAATAAATGGGCGGATACTGAAAAATTTGCTGCAGCAAAATCAAAAGCTAATCCTAAGGAACAAGTAACAGTTTCAAGTGTAGCTATCCCAGCTAAAGAACTGCAGGATGCAGGTTGGTCTACTCAGTTGGTTAATGAATTTGGTGGCAAAAATTTTGTAATCGCAACGTATCGCGGTGGCAAAGTAACCTTAGTAGATAAAGCTGCCGACTTGGCAAAGAGACTTAAAGCTGAAATAAAGTCTAATAAAATTATGAATAAGAACGGAGCGTCTTCCACTAGCTACGAAGACCAATATGGTAGAAATAGTATTACTGATGGATTTAAAGATAGTAAGGTTAAACCTACAGCAACTACTGTAACTAAGCTAGCTAATATTCTTTTTGCTAAATACTCTGCTTATCAAGGTATGGCACATCCAATGTCAGATGATGCAAAATCTTCTGGTTCTGATATCCAAATTGCCGAAGTAAAGGCATTAGGTGAATTTGATGATTTAGCAACAGCTTTGCAAACTGCGGCAGGAAAGTCTAGCCGAACTCCAGCAGAAGGTTCGGGAGATGCACCTATTGTAGAGATTTATGGATATTTTAAAGACTTTGAAGCTGACACTTTGAATTATCTTGAAAAATATGTAACTCGTTCTGAAATTGGTGCTTTAGAAGAAGCTAAGACAGAAGGTGGTCCTGTTCACCTATTTACTTACTCTATGGGTAAGGCTATCGCAGATAATGGCTGTGCTTCTATGGAAAAGTTTATTAAGTATGAGAATAATATTATAGAAGACCTTGCAGAGGCAGGCTATGATACTAGCGGTAAGCCAGGTGCTGATACTCCAAAGAAGAAAGATGCAGAGGATAATGACGATGATCTTGATCTTGAAGATGAAGCAGAAGATACTGAGGAGCCTACAGATCCTAAAGCTAAACTAAAAGCTATTCTTGGTGAAAAGAAAGATGCTTCCGGTTATACAGCAGATTCATATGCAAAATATGAAGCTCTTTATAATAAGATTATCGCATGGATTGACGGTCTCAAAAAACCAGAAGCTGTCACTGATGAAAAGATTGAGGGCTATAAGACTACTGCAGAAAGTAAACTTGTTGAAGATCCTGATGCAAAAGACGCTGATCTTGATTTAGATGATGATGAGGAAACTACTTCTGAAGAAGAGGCTGAGACAGATAAGAGCGAGGAACGTGGTTCTGCCGAGTTCAATAAGAAATATCATGGAGTTTCCGCTTCGAATGCTTCTATCCAAGCATTTAGAAAACTTATGATGCTTACAGGTATGAAAGTATACGATGCTATGGGTAATGAAGTAACTGCTGATATTAGCGGTGCTAAGAAGATTACTGCAGAAGCTCTGAATGATTTTGAAGTTGAAGTTAAGGGTGAGAGACAGCCTCTTGCAGCTTGGATTGCTAAGATGGTTAAAGTTGGAGCGCTTCATGAAGACTTCAATAGAATTTTTGAGAGTACCTTGACAGAAGCCGAGAAAACTCAAAAAACTTCAGAGAAAGATTATTTAAAGGATCAGGGTATTTCTGATAATGCGCTTTCAAGCTTTAAGAAACTTTTTGCATTAACCGACTTAAAAGTATACGATGCTTTTGATAAACCAGTTTCTGCAGATAAAGATGGAATGACCAAGATGTCTTCACTTACTCTTGTTGATTTCACTGTAGAATATAAAGGTAAGAAAGTTCCATTGATTAAGTTTGTAGCTAAGCTTGCAAAAGAGAAAATTCTTAAAGAAAGCTTATATGAGGAACTTTATGATAGCAGCGCAGAAACTGAAGTAGAGTGCGTCTGGTGCAACAACATGTTCCCAAAAAGTGAGTGTCGCAAAGAAGTAGATATGGGATGGCTTTGTGACAGATGTGAAAGAGCAATTAACTCAAGAGGCGAAACTCTTACTTTTGAACAATAATTAAAAAACTAAATTAAAAGTGTATAATATGTTGAAGGCCAGTGTAGCCCTAACATTGGTCTTCACGTATATATAATATATAAAATGAAGGAATTTGAGGAGAGGAACCAAGTTCTGGATTAATGAATTTAACTAATAGGATAGGAGAATTATGACATGAAATTTTATTCTGAAACACTTGACACTATGTTTGATGCTATTGACGATCTTCAGGAAGCAGAAAAGCGTGCAGCAGAAAAGGAAGCAGCAAAGAAGAAAGCTTCTGATGCTAAGAAAGCAGAAGCTAAGGTAGTTGAAGATGCTTTTAAATCTTTTAATGCTGCTAAGCGTACTTACAATGAAACTGTTTTAGAGCTTAAGAAGAAGTTTAATGCAGATCTTACTGCTCTTAAAAAAGCTCATGAACTCGATATGCAGAAAGCTAGCAAAATAAAAGAAGATGCTGAGCTAGCTTATCAGACTGCTCTTAATGAGTTTATTAAGAAACATCCGGAAGGCTATCATATGACTCTGAAGGATGGAGATCATGTAGTAACGCTTTCCAGTAATGTTGGAAAAGAAACTGAGGCTATTAATCAGCTTCTTGATCCTAAATCTTTTTGGGCAGATTGGATAAAACTTTTTATATAATTTTTAAAAATATTAAAAGGAATGTTGTATAATAAAATAGAGGTTAATTCCTCTTGCTTGTTTTTCATAGTTTGACACACTCGTTGTGTGTTCACATTCCTCCCTTTTGGCAGTGGCTTGTCTATTTCCTCCTAGAGAAGCTACTGCATTTTTTTATTTTCTGGTTATTTTGTCAGTTTACAAAATCCACTATTTATGTTATAATATATACATAAATGAAAACCTTGGAGGGTTACATAATGCTGCAGAAGAATGTAGAAAAAGAAGAACGTAAAAAGAATCGAAAGACTTGGATTGGTTTGTATACACGCAAAACACCAACAAAAAAGGAAAAGCTTAAACGTCTCGACCGTAAATATAATAAAAAGAAGGAAACTGAAAATGCTTAAGTTTAAAATTTATCAGATTAAAGACATTGCTAATACTGCTTATGCTTTTCGCGGCTACGATGCTGACAGGTTTAATCTTCCGGATTACGTGGAGGTTTATGCAGGAGAAGTTGACGAACAGCTTTTCCCGGTTGCGAAGTATCCTGAACTTTATGACCTTGCAGTTCTCGGTAAAGATGTTGCAGAGGCTTGCTTCAGAAAGTTTAACTATGATCGACCTGAAGACTTCAAGGGCCATTCCCTCTCTATGAGTGACCTTGTAGAAGTAAGCAACGAGACGAAGACAAGATTGTATTACTGCGATATGACTGGTTGGGTTCGCATTAAATAAATGGAGGAAACTATGAAAAAGGAAATTTTTGAAAAAATTCAAACGCGATTGGAAACGCGCATTACAAAGTGCGGCATCTATCTTGAGAGGGTGCAAACTACAGATGATCTTAAGAAGCTGACTATCGAGCAAGCTCAAGTGCTTCTGAGATTCTGTAGGGAAGAAGAGGCCGTAATGACTAAGTTCGTCCAATGTGATCTCTATCACCTTATCGGCATGGGAGGTCTTACCCCACCTCAGATGGCCAAGCTTACATATCTTACAAAAGACTGGCTTAAATACAGAAGCACTGTCAAGGCTATTGCAATGAACTTTGATAAGCTTTCGCAACTTCCCGGTCTTCCTGTTAGCGCAGTTTATAGACTTAGAGTTTGGGATGACATTACTGTAAGTGCTACCGGTGCTCTGGCAGCTAGCGAAATCGGAGTTCCTTATGCTGTTTCCGGAAACCTGATTCAAGTCTTGCCGGAAAGACTTAAAGAGTTCCTTGACTTTTGGTCTCTCAAAGCAAAGGTTAATTTCTCTGAGAATAATTTCCATCAGAAGTTGACTGCCGGTGTAGAGTATGGTGGAGTAAGATGGACTGTTGATAACCTTGGCAACTATGTTGGTGTTATCAAGCAGGATAACGTTCGTCAGCTGTTTGAGGGATGTGCTCAAGCTGCACAAGAAAATATCGGTAAATAATGAAATGTTTGGCTGTTTTGTCGATTGACAGGGCAGCCAATTTATGTTATAATATAAGTACTAAATACATAAGTGAGGTACCCTATTATGCGTATCAATGAAAAGCAAGCAAGATGTATTATAGCTATCTTCTTTACGATGTTAGCTTTGATATTTGTTTTAGCTATCACAACTATCATGGCATTCCTTGTAGAGCCGGAACCTGAGGTTATTTATGAAACTGAAACCCGGACTGTTATGAAGACAAGCTACGACGGTTATGAATATCTCGGAGAGTTTACTATTACATATTACTGCTCCTGCTCTAAGTGCTGTGGTACCTATGCGCAGAACCGTCCTAAGGTTAATGGTAAAGAGATTGTCTATACCTCTTCGATGGCTATCGCGCAAGAAGGGATTACTGTCGCAGTTGATCCTGCAAAGATACCTTACGGTACCACTATTTATATAGAAGGACTCGGATACAGAGTTGCTCAGGATTGTGGGGGTGCAATCAAAGGGAACCGGATTGACGTTTATATGGACAGCCATCAGGAAGCCTTGAATTGTGGACGTCATACAGCGAATGTTTATATTATGTCTGATATAAGTGCACAAGAAAATAATTAAACTTTGTGTGAAATGTCAGTTTACAAATCTCGCCAAATATGTTATAATATATATGTAAGTTAAAGATACGGAGGAAAAACACTATGGCTGAAAACAAGCATCCTATCAATCCTGAGTGGAAGGAATACTATATGATACTTGAAGGTATCAGACGTTCTGGTATTTGTAATATGTTTGGGGCTGCGGACCCGCTTAATCAGATTACCGGTTGCGGAAGCAAGAGAGCTCAAGAGATCCTGATAAGCTGGATTGAAAATTATGACGAGCTTAAAAATCTTTACTGGCCCAATTCTGCAAACAACAAGGAGGAATAAAAAATGATCGTTTACAAGAAGTGGCATACATACAATCGTTTCAGAGATCGTTACGATTACAAGGGAGTTTTCCTGTTCGGCTTTATTCCGTTGTATATTCAAAGAACCGATAAAATTTAAGGAGGAAAAGAAGATGTTCTATAAAACTGGTGTCGATATTTCCAGTCCCAAATCTATGTGGGAGTTCTTGCACAATCATTACCGGTACTACACAATGAATTCGTGGAACGGTCTGAGAACGATTGCTCATAACGTAAAGCTCTATAATCTCGGTCTCGACGGCGACTGGACAGTTGCTCTTCGTTTCCTTGAAGACGGAAGTGACTGTGGTGATCTTCAGTGGCAGATAAACTACAAGCTTTCTACTTTTGCTGAAACTCATCCCGGTTACAGAGTCTTCTTTAATGGAAGAAGCGGCGGCTACCTTATTCTCTGTAACGCAGATGATAATCGTACCGTTCTTCCCGACTGCGTAGATCAGTATGATACTTATGAAGACTTCAAAGCAGACTGTAAGGATTACGGAGAGTCAGTGAGTGACTACATTTATGAACTGAGACAAGTCACCGAAGTTGTAAGAGCTTTCGATAGACTCTGCGATGAGCTTCGTGATCTCGTAAATGAATATTCCAAAATGGATTACGAGGTTCAGGCTCTTGCCTACAACATTGATCGTTTCAATGAGGAGTATTCCTCTGACCTTGAACTTCTTGGGTTTAAGGAACTGGAAGTCAACGACGATGGTAAGGTGAATGTACAGGAAGTGCAGACTCTGAGCTGCCTTATGGAAACTCTGCTTCATTACTTTGCTTCTCTTCCTATGGAGATTGAAGTAGAAGACGGATTTCTTTACGTGGAGGATTAAAAATATGGAAATTCAAACTAAGAAGACGGCTATCAATGAAATCCCTTACATCTCTCTGGCTGCTTGCCCTATCTGTGGTGAGCATCCGGAGAAAGTAAAAGAAAGTCTTGAAGGTCCCAACGGAAGAGGCTACAGAGGGTGCTTTACCTATGAGTATAAGTGTGAGTGCTGCAAACTTCTCCGCGGCGGCGAAACGACTGACATTTATGTTTCTTCTGAGGAAGCTAATAACCTTGCTAAAGAACTTTGGAATGATAAGGTTGCTAGTACCAAACATTATCTGGACAAGCTCTATATACCGAAAGCTTTTCGCGAAAATGAGGTGATTTGATATGGTTTGCGAATATATTCTCAGCTGTAAGCTAGAGAAGAAACCAAATGAAATTGCATCCGATATTTATTGGTACACTGGAACTGATAAAGATGGAATTGCAAAGTTCGATACCCGGCGTGAAGAAGCAGAGAGGATCATTGGTTTGCAGAGAGCTATGCTTTTGCGTGAAACTCTTTTGAGCCGTGGACTTATTATGTCCTGTGTGATCGAATCTCCTGTTGGCTTGCCCTCTCGTTGCTGTCAATAAAGTGTACAAGCTAGCTAAAAAATTTGTAGAAATTTTGTTTATTTTGTCAGTTTACAAATCTCAACATTTATGTTATAATATAGATGTTAAGTAAATAACTGGGAGGATAATATGTTTACACCATTAACTATTGTAAAAAATAAAACAAAAGGTTGCTGGTCTATTTGTCTTTACCACAAAGATTCGAAGCGGAGATACTGGTTGGACGTCGGGTTGGATGAGCAGTACCACGAACTTGAGGTAGAATGGAATCAGTACATTTTCTGGAACAGTGATTCCGATGATCAAGAGCGTAAGGCTTTCCAAGAAGATTGCGATAACTTCGAAGCGGCTTGCGAAGCAGTTTACGCTATTTTGGAATCTGAGGGTGAAATCTTTCACGGTGAAGACGGAGACTGGTATCTTAAAGATGGAGGAGAAGGATGGACGACAAGAACTTGGGATGTGTAGACGAGCTCGAAGACTTTGATTTGAAACCGGCTGAATATCAGACCCGACTCAGAGTCTATGATGAAACTGGTGAAATCTTCGGTGTGCAGATTTGCGCGTGTCATGATAAGCCAGAGGAAGCTGTGGAGTTCGCTAAGCTCAAAGCAAAAGAGATGGCAGGTCTTATGGAAACCTGTGTGTACAACTGGGATGGACAAGTTATCTACGGTGCAGATGTCGTAGTAGAGACTGTCATTACCGTTGAAGGTTATTCTGAAGATGCAGGTAAAATCTTCAGAGATACTGTTTATAACAGAGGAAGAGAGGATATTAAGAAAGATGCGGAAGTCTAAGTACATTGGAATGAAATCCGGTGAATGGGTATGCGTTCACGCTGGTATTGCATCGGTGCAATCAGTATTTAAGAAATATGAGAGAGATGCCTTGGGCAGAAAGGTAAGAAGTAAAAGCCCGGGTAGCAAACAGTATTACTACATATTTGTGAGACTCACTCACGACGGCATCTGTGAGAAGATGGTAAGACTTAATGCAGCACAAGCTCTTGCAGTAAGAAAAGGTTTGATTACTGTGGAAGAGATCGCAGACAAAAAGAAGAGTAAGCATGATCCGGCGTTCAAAGAGAAGGTAAGCTATAGCTTTTTGCCGGGTTGTTAATCATCAGTGAAAAAGAAAGGACAAGTGATTACATAATGAATATTCTGGAGACTTTTAAGAAAGAGGCAGAGAAATTGTTTACCGAATTCGGAATTAAGTATTCCGATAAGAGTCCCGACGTTGCAGCTTGGATGTTTGACCATTATATCGAAGCTACTGAGAAAGGCGATGAGATTATGCGTGATAGATGCGCTGCCGGCCTTATGTGTAGATACTGGAGTGTCTTCACTACTAAGAACGTCGGAGTTCCTGTAGACTACGATACCAAAATCTCCTATGGTTGGGAGGGAATCAACTATGCTCTGAAATATAGAGTATGGCAGAAACCTGAAAGAGGAGTTAATGCAGACCAAGCTGCTAAGCAAGCAATACATACTATTTTCCTTCAGCACAACTATCTTGCTAACCTCGATAAGTCCAGAGCCAACAATTGCTGCGGTTCTATCGATGAGGAAATCAGTGACTTCTGTGGTGGAGAAGGAAAGACTACTATCGGCGACACTCTTGTAGACGAGGAAGATCTCAACGCCCGTCGTTTGACTGAAGATGCAAGAGTGGTCAGAAGTATGATTCAACTTTACATCGATCGAAAGAAGTTGGTTGAGGCTATCATTCTCGACACGATCGCGTTCAATGAGGTAGAGAAGGTTACCAAGAAGACCATAAAGGATAAGGATGCTGAAGGTAATCCCAGAAAGTATACCAAAACCTATCGCGAGTTCTGGCCTTTTAAGTGCGTGCAGATTCTGAGCCAGCTTCCCGAGGGTTATGCAAAGTATTTTGGGGAGAACTACAACTTTAATCCTGTAGAGTTTGATAAAGCTCTTGCGGCAGTACGAGCCGCTAATAACCAGAAGCTTTATCGAATGCTGAGAGGTACTCTCGCTGAAGCGAAGACCGAGTTTACATATTAAAAATAAAAATGCCTCATTTTCAAAAGTGAGGCATTTCTTCATTGTATATTATAATAGAATATTAAGTAGGAGGAATATATGCTTTTAGATATTATGAGTTCGTATAGAGAGTTGCCGGTTAATGTAAAGGCAATTCAGATCTTTGGGATTCCTTGCGCCACCTATTGGGCGGAGTTACTCAACATCTACCCGAGAGTAATCCAGAAGAAGATGGATGATCTGCAGCAAAGTGGAGGTTACTTCACAGTTGACAGGGAGTACGTGCAATCCCGGCTGTGTCTGAGTGTAGAGGAACAGCTCGCTTTCGATCTTGCTCTCAACCGAGTTGGAGTACTTAGAATCGATCCTAATGATTCTAATAAGATCTCTATCAACCTCGATGCGATGTTTGAAATCCTCGCGGAAGACGATGCAAAGGTTCTTAAGAAGATCAGAGATAAGGCAAAGACCAAAAAGACAGATGAAACTGCCGCAAAGAGATTGGGTAAGATTGCAACCTTTACCGGGTTCACCGCTACCCTGAGTCATACACCAGAAGTACAGGAAGCTTATAAGCTTTGGGTTGAAGCGATTATTGAAGGTAAGAAAGGAAACCTGACTAAGGGAGTTATCCAGATTTTCCACGACACTCTGTGTGAGTTCACGCAGGATCCGGCAACTCAGGTAAGGATTATCCGAGAAGCTGCAGCAGCCGGATACACTAACGTAAGTTGGGTTCTCCCCAAGAATAAACCTTCTTATTCTTATGCTTCAGGTACGCGTATCAATGCACCTCAAGCTCCTAAGACAAATGTTGGCGTTGATCTGAATTCCGGCTTCTAATAAAATATTTTCTAAATTATGCAAAATTTAGAAAAGACTATCGTATAATATAATGTGCGATGAGTTACGGATTTGGATGCGGGTTGTAATTCGTTAATCATTTTTATCACCTCCTTTCTTTTTTGGGAAGCATAGCTGTTCGGTGGCTATGCTTCTTTTTTTGTTAAAAATAGCTAAAAAATTTGTCAAACTTTGTCTATTTTGCCTATTTACAAATACCACTAAATATGTTATAATATATATGTAAGAACAAAGATTACCGAACAATCGACGTTCTAAAAAATATTTATAAAAAGAAAGAGGTACTAAAATGACTACTATCGAAACTATCGCAACCATTAACTCGGAAACCAAAGTCGAAATCAACTGCCACCACAAACTCTACGGTGAAGGTAAGATTACAAATCTGAGATTCGCAGAGAATCAGGACAAGCCCGAGCTTTTTATGACCTTTGAGTCTCCCGTTAAGAACGTTGTTCTGGCCTACACTATTGTAACCAGAATGAATCTTCTGACCTTTGATGAGACTGATACGGAAACTCTTCTGAATCTGATGGACGAGTACCTAACTAATTGGACTACATATGACGAAGAACGTAAGGCAGAACAAGTTGCAAAGAGAGAAGCTGAAATTGCTAAAAGAGAAGAAGCTAAGAAAGCAAAGGCTGATGAAAAGAAAGCAGAGGCTTTTGAAAAGAAGAAAGAAAAAGACATTAGAGATTTTGAAACTATGGTTCAGGCCAGCAATCCTTTGAGTCTCGCTTCTGAGTTTTATACTACTCTCGGTTGGTTAGCTAAGCATACCGGTACAGTAAGTGCCGCACTTCCTGATTACCTTGAGCCGACTTTCAGAAAGCATTTCGGGGATGCTCCCTGTCGGGTAGTTGATTCTCGAAAGAAAGGTCCAGCTGGTTGGACTTCTCAGTGGACAAGCTCTTTCGCTGTTTCTTTGAAGAAGCCTGAAAGTATCCCAGCCTTACTGGAACAGTATCTTAATCCTGCTCGTAAAGCTTTGACTAACTCTGAATTTGTTTTAGACCTTGTAGATAACTACGGGTTCAAATTCGGTAAAGCTCAAGACCTTGAAGCAATTCGAAGCTGCGTACCTTCTACATATCATAACGACTTTGAACTTGGTCTCGCAATGTAATTACATATTTGAAATGGCCTGATTTAACGATTGGGCCATTTCTACCAGAAAACTAATTAAAGTTCGTGCACTTTGTCAGTTTACAAAATCCGACAAATATGTTATAATATAGATGTAAAGAAAACAGACTGTTAAGGAGGAACAGCAACAATGATTGTAGTACTCGTAAAGAACGGAAAGCGTAAGGCTGCATTCTATAATCCCAAAGGAGAGGGTTATATCGAAATAGATTATGACTCTCCTCTTGCTCTGCCCTATAAAGCTAAGCTCGCAGTTTAAGGAGGAAGCTATGAAAAGAATTGTGATGATTAAATACGGATTTGAGCGCTGGCCAGAAGAAGACTTCTCTGACGATGGAAATCACTTCCAGTGTTGGAGAGCAGGTAAGGCAGTGAGAGTGTCTAAGCTTATCTCTGATGGTCGAGCTTATCTCAGCATCTCTTCTGACTGCGGAAGAGGCACCCTTCCTTATGAAACTTATTCCAAGCTTCCCCATTACCACGATGCAGAGTGGAGATGGAACGGAGTTCCGGCAGCCGGACTCACGGATAAGGATTTGCAGGACTTCTACACTGCTTGTGTGGAGTATGAGAAAGAATACCTTGCAGCTGAAGCAGCTCTCGTGTATCCGACTCTTGAGGAAATCAAAGCTCAGGCACAGAAGGTTTATGCTATCAGATACACGGAGTTGAATAAGGTAGGTCAGCTGTTCGCAGCTTCCGGTATTGAAGCTGCTGCTAAGCTTTCTAAATGGGAATGGACTCGACTTCAGGAGCACGTAACTTATCTTCTTCAGGAAGCTGGTCAGTATAATCCGGATACTTTCCCGCAGACTATCGTTGGCACCGCAAGAAGCTTCGACTTCGTAAAGCCGGATAACAACAAACTTAAGCCCGGCTATTGGTTCAAAAACATTGTAGAGATGTTTGAAAAGGTAGCCTTGGACTAATATATCAAAATAGACGGAAAATGGCATAAAAATTTGTCAAATTTCGTCTATTTTGTCAATTTACAACTAATGAATAATATGATATAATATAGATGTAAACAACAGAGCAACACCGAACACATAGCTCTGAAATAAAAAGAAAGCGAGAGTAAATACTTATGGACCTTACGAAAGTTGACGGCTGCTACTGTAAAGAGTTAAGACAGAACTGCCCTATGATCAAGTTTATGTTGGAAGAACCTCTTGTAACTGTTGAAGAGATGAAGTTTAACGTACAAGCAATCGTTGCGGTTGCTCGTATCAACGCAACAGCAAAGAAGCGTTTCCTTACAAACCTTGAAACTTGTACCACAAAAGAAGAGATTGACAAGCTGTGCTACAACAGCGTGATGGCGGGTAAATGGTACAAGCCTGAAAATAAACCGGTAATGGCTTAAGGAGGAAAAGAAATATGAGACCTTTGACTAGACACTGGCGAGATGATTTGATTCGCCCTAATCCCAGAGCAACCACTAACAAGATTCTTGAGATGGTCGATGAGGGCTTGGTTAATGCAAGAGACGTTCTTCTTATGGCTCTCAAGTGGATGAGTGAAGATGATGTCGAAGCTATGGCAAAAGCTAATGAACTTCTTGAGGAGGACCTGAGATGAGTGTAAGCAGCAGAGTACTTACTGGTCTTACCCTCCAGTTTAAGGGAAAGCTTACCTGCGCAGACTGGAGAAAGATCCACACTATGGAAGAGAAGTATCCGGAGCTTGATGAGTACAGTTACTTGATTAAGGACAGAGAGGGAAAGCTTCTTCTTATCAGCGATGGAATGAACGGAGGCTTCTGCCGGCTTATCAAGGTGGACAAGTACGTTGACGGAAAGTCTCTCGGCGAAGCTAATGAGTTTGTTGAACTCAATATGCCTGAGGGAGTTCTTAATCAGGAACTCATCTCCAGAATGTCCGAACTCTACAAAGAGTTTACTGGAGAGTACCCGAAGAATACCGATTTCAAATATGCTATGTGGTCTCAGACCTACTAAGGAGGATTTATGAAGGTAACCAAATATATTATCAAGATGAAGCTGCCTACCAGACCTGATCTGGATTACTTCTATTGTGGAAAAGGAAAGTCCGATGCTCAAGTCTTTGAGCTCAAGAAATCGAAGGCAATGAGATATGATACTATGGAAGATGCGAGCGGAGTTGCTTTCATTCTTCAGGCTTGTCACAATGCTTCTGGCCAGTCTTATACTGTCGAAACCGTTCGTCAACGTGCATAAAAAATTTGTTAATCTTTGGTAGTTTTGTCAGTTTACAAAAGCGACGAAATATGATATAATATAAATGTAAACGAAACTTGGAGGATTACAAAAGATGAGAAACATTACTTATAAGTACAACCTTGGCGATGTAATTCGCTTTAAGTCTAAGTTCCACGAGTCTGCTTCCTGTGGTCTCGCAGAACTTGCAGGTACTCAGGGAGTAGTAGAGGAAAGAAGAGACTACAATGGTCCTTGTTATAAGCTTGCAGGTATGGATCAGTTCTTCACAGAAAAATGCTTCGATGGCTCTGTGGCTTCCAAATTCTTCACACAGCGAGACGAAGCCGTAGGGGCTGATACTTTCCAGGGCCCTGAGACAAATGGCGATACAGGAGATTCTGGTGAGCTTGAGGTACTTCCTCTTGAAGAAGCGAAGTGGTACAGAATTTCTTTTTCTGCTAAGCTTACCCCTGATGACCTCAGAGCAATGAAGAAGTGTTTCTTCGACGCTATGAATGAGAGTATGGAAATCTACGACCTTGAGGGTCTTGAGATCAAGGAGGCTTGAGATGGTAGTACACAACGAATACCTTGGTTGGCAGATCGAATGGCCTGAGAATATGTCGAATACTCTCATTAAAGTATATGAGGACGATGTACTTTGGGACAAGCTTCGCGAGTTCATTCAGGAGAAGTATCCCAATGTCGATACCTTCCATACCGACTGCGTAACCTTCTTGTATGCTTTCTCTGATATGGCAGAAGCTCGTATCTTTGAAAGAGAGATGAAGAAGAGAATCTGTCATTGGATTGAAGCTTATACTTAAGGAGGGAGCGGAAATGTTTAAGTTTGAAAAAGGAGATCACGTATCCTTTGTCTACGGTTCCATCTTCAGTCCTAATCCTGACGGTGCTTACCAAGCTGTTGTAAATGGTGGTAAGGTTATTGCGAGAAAGGGTTGCGGCAGCAGTGGAGGCCCTGAATATCGTGTGGCTGGTTTCTCTGGCTGGTGGGCTGAAGAAAACCTTGTGCTCGTGTCCAGAGGTCCCAAAAACTCTCCCAGTTGCGATGAAGCTGCAGGCCCTACCAAGTACCAGCCCGGAGAGCCCAAACGCGATACGGAAGATTCTGGAGCTTCTGAGGACAGAGCAAAGTGTCGAGAGTTGTATCTCAAAGCACTGAAAAAGACTTATGGCAAAGTGCCTTTTGAATCAGAGACAGTTGAGGTTGGTAGTCTTCTTGACTTTACGGAAGCTATTCTTAAAGCAACTAAGGAGGTTTGAGATGAAGACGAAAGGAAATTGGGTAATAAAGACTTCGGCTGGTGGTTACTGGTGTGGTAATGCCAGCTTCGATCCCCAGCTTAGGAAGGCTCAGGTTTATCACTGGAAAGAAAAAGCTGAGGAGCAGATAGAGGTAATCAAGAAAAGAAAGTATATCTCTGCTGACATCGAATTCGAAGTTGTAGCAATTTCAGAACCGAAGGAACTCAAGGATACTGAAGCAGAATGGATTGAGGATTATGACGTAGTTCTCGGTGTAGTCTTTGTTTGCTCTAACTGCAAAGCAGCAGCTCTCAATAACTACCGCGGACTTTCTGTAGATTCTCGCTTCTGCCCTCATTGCGGAAAGTATATGACTAATCATAAGATGGAGGATGATGAATAATGTATAAAGCTTTGGATGTAAGAGAAATAGTAGAAGTCCGCTCAGGAAGCGTAAGCAGTGGTCAGTACAGTGGCGGAACTGGTTCTATGTCTATTAACAATAAACGAGAGATTGTGGTTATTGCCGAGGACGAGGAATACCACGAAAGAAAACGCTTTCATTTCTATGAGGGCTCCAAAGAAATGTTCCTAGGAGAAATGCGGTATTACGGTTATGCAGGAGCTTTCGATCTTCTTGTTCCTGGAGATAAGTTTGAAGTTAAGGAAACTTCTACTTGGCCGACAGTTTTAATAGTGGAGGACTAAAATGAAAGCTGAAGAACTTCACAAGTTGGAAGTAGCTGCGGTTAATAAGTTCGCAGATAAGATCCGGAATTACCTGTTCGAGCGGATAGAAGAATGTGATAATATGACTGCTGAAGATCCTGTTTGGATAAATCGACTTAGGTGGTCAAGCGAAGCCACCATTATATTTTTGAATGAATGTTTGTCTGAATTCACAGATGAGACAACGGAGGAAGTAAAGTAATGGAATACAAACCTTGGTTGATAGGCTTTCAAAAAGCTGGAGGTAAGGAATATCAGATTACCGTAATGGCAGAGTCTGGACCTCAGGCAGTAAGGATCGCTTCTAATAAACTTTCCAGTAAACTTGGAGAGGGAGACTTTTATATCATTGGAGAAAAGGAGAACTGATATGATTAAAAAGATCTGGGTTGTAAGCTGGGCAAGAGCCCTCGGAGGAGATGAAACTCCCGTGGATGCTTATGCCGGAACTGAGGGAGCTTATACCGAGTTCGGCGATGCTCTCAAGGCTCTGACCAAATGTAGGGACGAGCTGATTTCCGGGATCTATGAAGGCGTCGAGGATCCTGAAGATAAGGACCAGCTTGAGATTCAGGTTTACGGTTCTGAGCACGAGGAATATTATGAGATCGATTACACAGCACCCGACGATACTCTTATTGAGTATTACATAGGATTGCAGGAGGTTAATCTTTACGGCCTCGCTGAAAATGAATCTTTGTAAGATTTAACCAAAAAATTTGTCAAAGTTTGTCTATTTTGTCAGTTTACAAATCCTTCGTTATGTGGTATAATATAAATGTAATCAAGCAACACAAAACGGAGGAATGACAAATGAACTACTATCTTGACCTTGAAATCCTTGCTGACCGCTGGGAAGAACAACAGAGAGTACTCGAAGAGATGAACGAAGGAGGTTACGAGAATGCCTAAGATTAAAAATTATACAAAGGTTACACCTAAAAATTTGCGTTACCTCTTCAATAGTCCGAGAGGAAATCTCTATATGAGATACTCCAAGAAGAAGGGTACATACGAAGTGGTTGAGGGTTTTGACTATGAAGAACTTCATCAAGCTCTTACCTCAAATAAGATTGAGCTTGTTTGGATTGAAGGCCCTGTAAGAAAGTATATAGATAAAAGTATATAGATATTTGAGAGGTAATAAATATGGATGCATATCAGGCCGCTGAAGTGGCATATAAGAATGGATACGAAAAGGGTTACGAAAAGGGTAAGGAAGAGTTTGCTGATAAGCTCGCTTCTATTATCCTGCAGAAGAAAGAAGCTACTACTAAAGCACGCGAAACTTATTCTAAAGATGATGAGGGTGGCTTTGCTTACTGGCTTGGTAGAGGTACTACCTATGCTGAGGTGCTTACTCTTATCCTTGAGCTGCGTGAAGGAATAGGGGAGGATAAAGATGTATAACAAATTTGAAGATCCTACTATGGTAAGTAAATGGATGTCAGAAGATTTCGATAAGCTTGGAGATACTTATAAACTTCTCGGTGTAGATCTAGCTAATCCTAAGACTTATACTCTGGAGCTTACACAAGAGGAACTTGACTTTATACAGGAGAGATGTTCCCGTAAAGCACAGAGACTTGAAGAAGCTAATCTTAGGGATATTCCCTGCTACCGCCTTTCGTGGCAAGTTATGTCTAAGATCTCTAAAGTAAGATCTGCTGCTGAGGAGTGTCCTAACTTTGTACCTAAGGAGGATACGACAAATGCGCATAAAGAACGTACTTAAAAGTTTCGGTATGGGGCTAATTTATTTAGTTAATAGCTATACCATCTATAAAATATTTTTTGCCATGCTAGATGCTTTTTCTAGTATGACAGCCTGTACAGGAGCATTGGCAGTATTCTTTTTTCTATCAGGTTTAACCTTTGCTTTGCTCTGCGTATTGCTTATTTGTTTTAGTGGCTTCATAGCCTTAGTAGGTTTGGAGCCTTCTTGTGTACAAGATAGATCGGAGGATAAGAAATGAAGTACGCTCTTAGATGCTTGTGGTTAGGTCTTGTGGAAATGGCTGCTTGCTTTCTTGCTCTTATGTTTCTCAGTGTGACTGTCGATGCCTTCCTGGCTTTCCTTGGTGCAACAGGTTGGGTTGCTCTGGGACTCTTTGTATCCGGGCTTTTGTGTGGCTTTATGTTTCTCTTTATTGTAGTTGTTATGGGGGCAGCAATAGTTGTACCTAAAGATGAAGCTAAAGAGTTTAAAGAAAGGTTGGATAATGTAGATGATTAACTATAAATTCCCTTGTTATCCTGGAGATGAGGTATGGTACCTTTCTTCTGTAGGAGACAGATACTGGTGCAGACAAGATAAGGTAGAGATGGTCGGCTTTACTACTAGAAGCGTTCAGATCCGGCTGAGGGGTCATAAGTCTTTTGGTAAGACCTATACCTGGGGTAAGACTGTATTTAAGACGGAGCATGAAGCTCTGCAGATGATCGCTAAACTTTGCGGTACCTTGGAGGAAGAATGAAACCTGAATGTTATCATGCTGTGTGTATGTACTCAGCAGACGGTTGTTGTAAGTGCTCTTATGATATGGATTGTTATGAGCACTGGCTTAAGTATATGACGAAAACAAAGGAGGAGACTAATGTACAATCTTGATTCTATAAGTGCTACGACTGGCTACGCAGAAGGCTACAGAGCAGGCAAGCAATACACTCTCCTAGAGTTACAGTCTAAGTTCCATGAGGTAGCTCTCAATTCCAGGGCTAATGATGATGAGTCTAGGTATGAGAACCTTGTGCTTATGCTAAGTGAAGTAGATCGAATAATAAATAAAATGTTGGAGGGTTTATGATTAAATCTACGCCTGAACTTGTAGTAGAGGCGAGAGATTGCCTCGAAGAAATTATAGAATATGTAGCTGCAGAAACCGCGGACATAAGTCTGCTTACTTGGCTTAAAGACTTAGAGGCTAAGCTTCTTATTATAGATAACAGACTTACGAGTCCGGTAAAGCAGCAATCTGATTTCGAAACTGTAAAGTCTTATATTAAGGCAGGAAAGCTTCCGCCTCTTGATTCTGCAAAGACCGGGATTCAATATATTAACTCAAATAAATAATTTATATAAGCTCGGTTTAAACGCTGGGCTTTCTTTTTCTGCTAAATTATATGACTATTGAAAAGGAGAATTATATGATTAACTTAGATTCTAATTTTAATAAAGTATATGAAGAGCTTGACGTTATAAATGAAGAGGTCCTCAAGACTTGGAGAGTTAGCTATTATGAGGATGGGGTAAAGAAGAGCTTTACTGTACAAGCAGGATCTAAAGTAGAAGCTGAACGGATAGGTTGGTCTAAGGTAGACGCTGATTCTTTATATGTAAGTGAAGTAGTTAATGAAGCTGCAGATATTAATGCTAGCAGAAACTTTTGGGACTTGGCTAGAGATAAAAAGATTTCTACTTACTGGTTCCATCGTGCATTTGACGAGGAGTTAAATGAACTTGGATTAGTGGATATTTTTAATGAAGATGGTATGCTTAAAAATCAGGGAGTATGGGGTAGGATTAAACCAGTCAAAGAAGCTAATCCTGATTCTTGGGCAATCAAGGCTTTAAATAAAATGTGGTGGCTCCAGTTTAAAGAGGGAGTTACTAAGTCAGTGGAGCAAGCCAGACAGGAAAAAGAAGCTACAGACAGAGCAGAGAGAGAGGCGGCTCGTGCTGCTAAGGAAGAGCAAGACCGTATTGCTAGGGAGGCTAAGTATGCCGCAGCTAAAGAAGCTTGGGAAGTCTTAAATGAAAAGCTGCCTTCTATACAAACTTTAGTTGCTAATATTTCTGAGGAGTTTGCGAGAGAAAAGAAAGCCATTCTTATACCAGATCTAGAAACTGCAGTAAAACTTAAGACAGAAATAAAAGCAGCCACTAAGGGTATTATTAGCTTTTATGATTCAACTGAATGGTATTTAGCCAGATTAAACTCAAGTGATACAGCAATTAAAATGTCAGCTACTCTTGAGGAACTTGATACACGTTGGCCTAACCCACGAATTTTTGTTAAGGTTTCAGAGTTCTTTGGAGAGACTCCAGGGTTTAGAGCAGGGGCTAAAGAAGCAGAGGATTATACTAGCTTTACAGTAGAGAATATAGATGAAGAAACTATTAAGTCTGAATTATTTGCTATGCTAAATGATATCTGGGAGATTGTTAATATTAGACATAATTCCTTGCCTAAGATACAAAAGCAGTATGATGAAGTTATGACTAAGACTAATGCTGCAAAAGCAGCTCAAGCAGCAGTAGATGCAGGTAAGCCAGTAGATCCTAATTTTATTTCTAAAATTCTTACTCGATTTGAAGAGGGGAGAAAAGCTGCACAAAAGCAGTATGATTTTTATTCTGATACTACAGATGGTAGTGCAGGTGCTGCTTATGCCATGGAGGCTTCTAATACCGTTATTGACATTGGAACCTATTTAATAAATTGCAACTGGCGTGCTATTGTTAATGGTAAAGAGATTGCAGCTTGGAGAAAGACTAAGAGCTTAGATAATCTTGAAGATGAGTTAATAAAAGTTTTTAAAGCTTTCTGTCCTGAGCTAATGATTGAAGTTATTAAATAAAGAATTAAGCTATAAAAGCTTATGATAGTAATTTTATCATAAGCTTTATTTTTATATCTTTATGTATTGTATTATATAATAAGAATAAGACAATAATTAAGGAGGGCTTTATATGACATATACTTTTCTTGCAGTATATACTGAGCTTCAGAAAGAAGAAGATACTTTAAGACTTGCACAGGACCTTGTGCTTGAAGAATGGAGATCACATCTTGAGCATAAGAAGATTCCTTATATTGCGGATGCGAAGATAAGCTTTAAGACTTATAGCTTTCAGAAGTATCCTTATCAGGAGCTTTTGAAGAATTGGGTGTGGAAGCATTTTACTAATAGCTTTGGAGACCTCTGTTTCAAAGGTGATGTTTATACAGATGTGGACGAACTTATCTGGGAGCTTGGTGTAGATCACAAGCTTATAGAACTTACTATAGAAGTATAAGGAGAAAACAAAATGCATCAATACGTAATTAAATGTCAGCCCATTGAAAAACCTGAAGCTTTTTATTATGCAGGACTTGTGGATGAGAAGCAGATTCTTTGGTCACCTTCTGCAACCAAAGCTTGTCCTTTTAATACTAGAGCAGATGCAAAGCAGATAGGTCAAGAGCTATGGCTTTGTAGAAAGATTGTAAGTTATCAGATTGAGCTTATAAATAATGATGAGCCTGTTATGCCGAAGCTTAGTTATGAAGAGATGCTTAAGCTTGGAGAAGATGTAAAGATTCCTGAAGATAGGGAACTTCTTGATATGGCTATTAAAGAGTTGGATAAGGTAATTGATTACCTTTATACAGAGACTTCTGAGAGACAGGCCTTCTGGGATCTTCTCAATGTAATTACTAAGCTTAAGACTTTGCAGTTTAATATGAAGGAGAAGAAGTAATATGAATCCGGATAAAGGACTTTGGGTAATTAAGTATTCTAATGGCCAATACAGCTGTGGTCTTAAGCATTTTAGTTCTCAGCTTAGAGAAGCACAAATCTATGTAAGTAAGAAGAGAGCTGAGGAACAGGCCCTGCATTATATCAAGGGTAGGGATTGTTATACCGGAAAAATGATTGCTCCTACTGAGGAGTTTAAGATCGTGCCTATTATGATTAAGGAGCTGGAAGAAACATGTTAGGTATAGATGTTATTATTTATAACTGTGTGCTACTTGTTGTAGTTTTTATTTTTGGATACCTTTTTGGTAAAAATAGTTAATGGAGGTTTGTGTAATATGGAAAAAGAAACTTTAGATAAAGCAAATGAGCTTGAAGCACAGATTGGCTATTATGATAAGATAGATTTTATCTGTACATTCCCCTATCAGAGATTTAAGCTCTTTATGAAAAAAGCTTATATTTGTAAGTCAGATGAAAGCCTTAACATTGCAATTAAAGATGAAGAGCTTGCAAAGCTTATCACTGATTACTGTGATAAGAAGAGAGCAGAGCTTAAGGCGGAATTAGAGGCCCTATGATTTGGACAATAAAAGATAAAGAGAAAACTATAAAAACTTGCTTTGCTTTGTTTCCTAAAAGAATAGGAGATTTCAGACTCTGGCTTCATAAGTATTATAAGACGTGGGACTTTGTAGGAAATAGTATTTATTCTGGCTATGCTCCTCACTGGTTTGTATATAAAGAAGCAGCAGAAGAATACGTAAGAAAGAAGATGCTAGGAATATGAGTTATGAGAGATATACATATAATCCGAATAATATAGAGTTTTGTAATCCTTGCTACTTGTGCAAACATCCAGATGAAAAACCTAAAAGAAATAAATATAAATGCAGTGTTGATGAGTGTGATTACCTAAAGTGCTATGAGAAGTTAGCGGAGCTTGAGGATAAGATAGAGAAAGCAACTGAGATAAAGATTTATTACCCAGGTCCTTATGAAACTAAATGGGCTATTATAGAATACTGGGCAAGACAAGGAAAGCCGCTTAAGGTAACGAGTTATTATAACTATGGTGAGGAGCTTAAAACTGGTGAGTGCTTAAAGTGCTGGCATTGGATGCCTTCTACTAACTTTGATATTTTAGAAGATGACTTTAGCACAGAGGAAGAAGCTAAAGCAAGATTGAAAGAACTAAGGAGACTTAGAAAATGAAAGATAAGCTTATGAGTGTAAATGGAAAGCGGGTAGTTGTTATAAGCTCTAATGATAACTTGGCAACAGTTATGAGCTTTCCTAAGAATGAGAATATGGTACAGGCTTTTATGGAAACAGTAATGGTTGGTCAGCTTGAGCCTTACAAGTGTCCTCACACAGAAGAGACTGACCCTACTAGAATTTATTGTAATGCTGGAATCTGTGAGTATCCTATAGATAGTGGCTCAGCTAGTAAAGCTATGTTCGCATGTGATCAATGTCTACTAAAGTCTTTGGAGGCCGAAGATTAATATGACCAAGCAAGAACAATTTATTAATCAGATTAAAGATATAAAGAACTACTGGCTCAGGCAGAGCACTAGAACAACAGAAGAGATTGTAGATGGCGTTTTATTTTCTCTATTGGTAATGATAGACGGAGATAGCGGCATGAACGATTTTCATGCTTTACAAATCATTGATACTAAAGATGGTCAGCAAATTGACTGTGGCTATTTTCATGAGTTCTATCATGATTAAGTAGGGGGTTATAAAAAATGACTAATTGGATAAGCGTAGATGAAAGACTCCCGGAGATAGATCCTGATAAGAAGGGTAGATATAAAAATGGTAAAGTATCTATCAGAGTGCTCTGTGCTTGTAAACAGTACAGCGGAAAGAAGATGGTAAAAGAAGGTTATTGTGAGTGGGGTGACTGGGGCTATTCGTGGAGAATCCCAGGTAGTATAGATAGGGTAACTCATTGGGCCTACTTACCAGAACCGCCGGAGCATTAATAGAAACGGTAATAATAGAAAAGGAAAGGAAAGGCAATACCCCTTCAATCCGAGTAAGATGAGCATACTAATATGTATTGAGAAGGACTAAGATATGACTGAATTTATTACTTTTGAATCTAAATACGATCATTGGCCAAATGGTCAGAAAGATTTATTTCATGCTTCTTATTATTTAAATAAATGGTTAGAAGAATATCCGCAATATGAGATTGTAAAGTGGCAAGCTGTTCCTATGGGCCAGGCACCTAGAGAGACTGGTTATCTTATGGCAATAGTAGTGGAGTATAAGATTAAAGAAGTTCCTTATAACTCCGCACTTAATGATTATGATTAATATATAAATTTTTATATAGGGCTTAGTTTTTACGACTAAGCCTATTGTATTATATAATAGTAAATATTTGCGGAGGTTATATATGTCTTGTAAGGCAAGTGATAAACTCAGAGTAAAAGAACTGAGAGAGGAAGTATGTAGGTTAGGGCGCAATCCTAAAGACTATAGATATGATCTTGATGCGCGTAGACCTTATCGTATTGACGGCGACAAGGTCTATATATTAATTAACGATAAAAAATCTGGCTTAGAGATGCAGGTAGATAAAGCAGATTTTTATGAAAAGTTTTTAGCAGAGAAACATTGGACACGCTTAAATTCAAATTCCACAAAAGACTATCCGCATGTTAATGTGCATAATGCAAAAGGCATCTTAGTAAACTTACTTGCTGTGAGACTTATTCTTGGGGATACTACAGGATATAAGGTAACCTATCTTGATGGAAATCATTATAACCTGAGTCGAAGTAACTTAAAGCTTATACCAGCAACAAGCAAAGAAACTTCTGACCCTAAGAAAGTAAAGGCAGAATCTTCTGAAGAGCTGCCTGCGGTGGTTGAGTTTTCACTCCCTTCATTTCCTACAGAAAAGCAGTTAAAAGGTTTTTTGAAAGGCTGGCCAATGAAGGATGCAAGAGGGGTTTGGGAGCAAGTAAGAATAATGCCTGTTGGGGATTTTCAGAAGTTGCTTCCCATACTGGCTAGTCCTTTAGAGCTCGCTTGTAAAGTAGGTAGGCCCTCACAGCTTGAGACTGTTGCTAGACACATTTTGTTTGATATGTCTGAGAAGCAGCGTCGTGTTGCCTATGGAGTGGTTGAGCAGCGTTATAAAAAACTTTTACGTAAAAGTGTACCTAATTAAGGTAAGGAGAAAGAAAATGATTACAGCAAAAGAAGCTAAGCAGTTGACAGACAATAGACTTAATCAGCTTGCTAAGGAATATGTACTTAACGATGCTCAAACTATCATTCGTAAGGCCATAGATCTTGGTAGATATAGCGCAGTGCTTGATCTTGTAAATACTAAAATGGATCTTCCTAATGTTGAGGTAGTAGGGCCAGAGATAGTAAAACTTTTAGAAACTCAGGGTTTTGAAGCAGAGTTTTATATATCTGATGGATATAGATATGAGGCACAAGTTACTGTTAAGTGGGGAGAGAAGTAATGAAGCCTACTATAGACCTTTTAGCTGAAGTAATTGATGATATGGGTGAGACTCTGGCATATGCCGTACTTAGTCCTAAAGTAGAGGAGGAGCTTCTTAAGGCTTTAGCTAAGCTCAAACTTGTGCACAGTCGTTTAGCAAATCCTGTAACTCAGCAAGAAACTAAGAGGTATATCCCGGATAATCCCTTTAAGAGAAGTGATCCTGAGATTGCTTCTAAAGTAAGCGAATTGATTTTTAATTCGGATAAGCCTTATCGTTAAGGAGGATAAATAGCTTATGGCTAAATGTTATGTACTAAAAAAAGATGTTTCTATTACTTTTACCCCGGATGAAATTTTTGACTTGATTATCTGCTGTGAGGGAGATAAGTCTTATTGTAAGAATGCTATGGATCAGTATCCTAAAGGTAGTTTAGGTTATCTCGAATATAAAAAGCTCTATGATAAAGCTGAAGAACTGCAGCAAAAGATTATTGATATTCGTAATGCTAATGGTGTGTTGGAGGAAGTTTAAATATGAAAGTATATGTTGTGACTGATGGGACTTATTCTGATTATGGTATAGAGAGAATCTTTTCTAATCTGCCCGCAGCAGAGGAATATAGAAAGTGGCGTAGGATCCGAAATGAGATTGAAGAGTATGAAATCTATGATGAAGCTTTTACTCCAAGTGATGGTAAACCATATATGTTTGTACGTATCCAAGGAACTGTCTATCCAGAAGCTGTAGTGGATATTAGATTTGAATACTATCCTGAGGTAAAGAAGGAAGAGACTGTTCATAAATGTGCGGGTCTTACTAAACATCCTAATAATATTTTTACAATTTATAAGTACGGTTTTGTACCGGCAGAGCTTTGGGATGAAGAAAAGTATAAAGCTAAGTATACTAAGATTCTTTATGACCTTGCTGGTATGGCAAAAGCAATGTGGTATATTGACGGCCTTGACCCAGAACTAATTTGCACTACTATTAGAAATAAAAATGAGGAGTTTGATTAATGAAAAGCAATAATAGTATTCACGTAATGGAATTAGATCCTAATAAGGTTTATAGTATTGTAGCTGAAGTTGGGGATATGACAAAGTCGGAAGTAATAGATTATCTCACAAAAATAAAGTCTATTTGTGAAGAGCGAGATATTAAGGCTATCTACACAGCTGCGAGCTATGGAGTCCCTACGCTTACAATAAATGAAATTTTACCGGCGGTAAAAGAATGGCCTAAAGGAGAGTAATTATGAGTATTTTTGAAGCAATAAAAAATATGACTAAGGAAGAGCTGGCTGAGTGGCTCTATGCTAATTGTGAGTATATCTCTGCAGAGTACGGTTCTTGCTCCGGAGCAGATGATAGTTCTGGTATTCTTAGACTTCTTGATTCTGCAGCAGAGGGAGATTGGTAATGGCTGATAGAATAGACCAAGATATTTTTAAACCTATTCCTATGGCCGTATGGCAGGGGTACACAAAGCTTGGAGTTATTTATCCAAAGGGCTGGGTATACAACGGTGAAATTTTAACTGAAGAACTTGCTGTACCTGCTAAACCTAAATATACTAAAAAGCTACTTAAACATCTGAAGAATAGAGGAACTTGATTATGGTTACAGAATTTGAGTACTATAAAGATACTTATATTTATGACGATCAGAGTGGTTGGATTGAAAAACTACTTTACGGAGGTAAGTTAACAGAAAAGATTTGCCCTATTTTTCATGAAGCACCCACTGAAATGACATTGGATCATATTTCTCTTACTGATAGTGAAAAGGTATATATTCTTAGAGCTATCCTTCATGGTTATATTTATGGAGTGGGCAAGGGTGAGAGACTTAAAGCAACAGAGCTGAGAAGAGCTCTTGGCATAGATTAAGGAGGCACATGAGTAAAGATTTATATTTTCTTGCTGGTATGTTATTTCAGAATATAAGTTATCGTGTACATAAGACAGACTTAGAAACTATGTCAGATTCTTTTACAATAAAGGCAGACATTCCAGAGAGGTTTTTTGACTTTAAGCACTGGGATTTTTTTAGTGATGTTAGCACCTATACTTCTAAAATAGGCCTTAAAAGTGCTGCGGTGAAGAGGCTTACTGATCTAGTAGTTTCAAATTTAATCATAGAATTTAAAGACTATGATATAACTTATGAACATCTCACTTATGGTCTCGCTTATGGAAAACTATTCAGTTCTGCGGGCTTTACTTTTAGGTTTACAAAAAAGCTTCCAGTAAAAGAAGTGACATTCAAAGATATTGAAGCTAAGTTTGGATGCAAGATAAAGATAGTAGGGGATAAATAAGGACTAAAATTAAAGTAAATGAAATTATTTCTTACGTTTAGTTTCTGAAAGACTAATTGTAATAGATTATCTGACAAGCATTTGTAAATTAAAAAAATGCTAAATTATACGATAGTTTATTTATTATTTGGAGGTAGTATAATATTATGAAATATACAAACAATACTAACTTACAGCATAGCCTTCGTGCGCAACTTACTTTTCCAATGACTTGTAAACATAAGTTTTATGGCATTGGAAAAGTAGTGGATGTTAAGGTTTCTGGTTCTGCTTGTGATTTAATTTTGGAGTGTCAGTTTAATAATTCTAGGCTTGGTTTACTGTATTCAAAGTTAGACAATGCAACATTACAGCTTCCTCAATCACAACGTAGATTATTTGATAAATTACTTGATACTATTGACGAAGATTATCCAGTTATTGTATCTAAATCTAGGAATACAACAGGGTCTTCCTTTAAAAATTCACCGAGTTCTGAAGAAATAGTGATCAAAGCAGTATCCGCTGATGATGGTGATAACAAGGAGGAAGCTGTTGACTCTGTAAAATCTTCTCGCAAAGCAAAATCTAGAAAAACTCAAGATCAAGACCTTTTGAGTGTCGAATCTTTTGAGGCGCAGGATACTTTACAGACCGTAGTATCTACTATGGATACTACTTGCTGCAATATTGAAGAGACTAACGAAGTTTTAGCTGAACAGACTACTAGCGATGATTTTAGGGATAAAATTATTGAAGAGCCTACTTCAGAGGTTACTGTCTCAGAGGAGCCTAGCATTGAAGCTGATTAATTTTTTAAATAATTCTGCAGAGACTACAGAAGATCGTGAAAGGTTATTTAAACTACTAACTGAGAATGCTTTAGCCGATAAACATACTTCTTGGGAATATATTAAAAATCCCATTGAGTGGGGTTTAATAAGAAAAACTAAAGCTAGTTTATATAAGGTTATTGAACTTTATGAACGAGTCTATGAAAGAGTTTATAAAGAGTACTGTAAGCAAGTGCGAAAAAATAATTTTGATTTTTCAATAATAGTAGCTTTGAAGCACTACCAACGTTGTAAGAAGTTTTATGAACAGGAATTAGATACTGTTATAGATATGTTAGATGAGTACAGTGCTTATGTTTGGAAAGGTCATTTTTTATCTCAGTTTATTTATGGGCAAAACCGAGAGTCTTGGCATTTGTGGGATCATAGACAGGAGAATTTTAATGGAAACTGAACTTTCATTAACTAATCTTTTTACATTATGGGCTGAGCAAGTTAATCCGCCAATAATAGAACTTTTAGATATTAATAATAGACCAGTTGGTGCTTTGTACTTAAACAAGTTTAGAGAAAAAGGCAAAATAGTAGTTAGTGAAACTAATAATCAAGAGAGATATTATTTATATTGCGACGGTGTGGGTATATACTTCTCTTTCTTTAAAAAGCTTTATTTATCATCAGAAATGGAAGAGTAAACATTGTATATTATATCAGGGAAAATATTAAAAAGTCCCTGATATATTTTTATTAAAAATTAAAGTTAAGCCTATAAAGGCTTATTTAATTTGCTAAAATAATTACAGACTTAAATATTGAAAGGAGCTAAATCTATGGTAGTATTATATTCTAATCATTGTCCTTTATGTAATAGATTAAAGGAAGTTTTAGATAACACTAAGGTAGATTATAAAGAAGTAAATGATATTGATATCATGGATTCTTTAGGTATTGATAGAACTCCTCAGCTTGGAGTTGATGTTAATACAGATAATGGTGTAACGCACATTTTGCTTAAGTATGCGAAAGCGCTTAAGTGGCTAGAAGACCCAGCACGTAGAACAGAGTTAGAACAGGAGTGTTTGACAAATGGCTAAGGTTAACTATGAAAAGTACAGAAAATATGTAGATTTTATCGAAGAGTACAGTGGTGCAGGAAATGCAGCAACAAAAAGTAAATTCGATTCAAATGCAAATATTGAGAATAAGAATGTAGCAACCTTAGCTTCTGAGATGCACAAAGGTGAGGAGATTGGTTATAATCGCCTCAGAATGATGGATATGCTGACAGAACTTTATGGTATAGAATATGCTCAGAAGTATATTGATCAGCTTGATTCACATATTATTTATAGACATGACGAAACGCATCCTTTGTTTCCTTATTGTGTATCAGTAACTCTTTATCCATTTATCTGTCATGGATTAAAGAGTATTGGTGGGCCATCAGCCGCACCTAAACACCTTAATTCTTTTGCTGGTAATTTTGTAAATTTAGTATTTGCTATTTCAGCACAATTTGCTGGCGCGGTAGCGACACCTGAATATCTTTCGTACCTTGATTATTATATTCGTAAAGAATACGGGGACGACTATTACTTGCATTTGGATGACCCGACTAATATTAGAAGTACAAGATCAAAAACAATTCGTAAAGAAATTATTGATATTTTTGAGCAAGTTGCTCATTCTTTAAATGAACCAGCTGCTGCTCGTAATTATCAATCAGTTTTTTGGAATATAGCTTATTTTGACAAACCTTATTTTGATGCTTTGTTTGAGGACTTTGTATTTCCAGATGGTACTGAGATGCAGTGGGAGAGTGTTTCATGTCTTCAGAAATTACATATGAAGTGGTTCAATAAAGAGCGAACAAGAACATACCTCACTTTTCCTGTTGAGACCGTTAATCTTGTGTATAATCCAAAAACTAAGGAATATTTAGACAAGGATTGGTATGATTTTACTGCAGAAATGTGGGCTAAAGGACATAGCTTTTTCTGTTATACTTCTGATACTGTAGATTCTTTGAGTTCTTGTTGCCGTTTAAAGAACGGTATCACAGAAAATACTTTTAGCTATACTCTTGGTGCAGGCGGTATTGCAACTGGATCGAAAGCAGTTGTTACTATGAATATTAATCGTATTGTGCAAGACGCAGTACGTGAAGGTAAGGATATTAGCGAGGCTATTCGCGAGCAAGCAAGACTTAATTATAAATATCTTATTGCTTTTAATGAAATTCTCAAGAGAGAGTTTGAGAATAATATGCTACCTATTTATAATGCGGGTTATATTTCTTTAGATAAGCAATATCTTACTCAAGGTATTAATGGTTTAGTAGAGGCAGCTGAATTTCTTGGTATTGAAATTTCTCCGAATGAAGAGTATTATAAGTTTTGTCAGAGTATTCTTGAGCCGATTATGGAAGAGAATAAAAAAGCAAGAACAGCAGATCTTATGTTTAATACTGAATATGTACCGGCAGAAAATCTTGGTGTAAAGAATGCTGCTTGGGATAAGAAGCAGGGATATGAGTCTCCGCGAGCTTGTTATAATTCTTATTTCTTTAAGCCAGATGATAGTACTCTTTCTATCATTGACAAAATGGAGATGCATGGAGACCAGATTATTAAGTATCTTGATGGCGGTTCGGCATGTCATATTAATTTAGAGGAGCATCTTACCAAAGAGCAGTATAAGAAGCTTCTTACTATAGCAGCTACACTGGGCTGTAGTTATTTTACTTTTAATATTCCTAATACGATATGTGACTCTTGTGGTCATATTTCTAAACATTATACTAAGACTTGCCCAAAGTGTGGCGGTAATAATATAGACTGGATTACCAGGATTATTGGCTATGCAAAGCGTATTTCAAAGTTTTCTGAGCCTAGACAGGTAGAAGAAAGGTCTAGACATTATGGCGGCTATGCTGAAGTCGATTAAATATTATACTAAGCAAGTATGCTTTCAAGAGATCCCAGATGAGATTTCTTATACCTATTTTATATCAGGGTGTCCAAATAGATGCCCTGATTGCCATTCTAAACATTTATGGGAGGACGTAGGTACCTTTGTTACTGAAACCTTAGCTCAAGATTTAAGTACTCAGGGAAAACTATGTACTTGTGTATTATTTATGGGCGGAGATGATAAGGATCATATAGAAAGTCTTAAACTCTGCTTAGATTTGTGTAAAAAAGCTGGTTATAAAACAGCTCTGTATACTGGGTTAGATTTAGATAGTGTAGCTAAAGATTTACTTTTATTATTAAATTATATTAAGGTTGGACCGTATATTAAAGAACTTGGTGGCTTGTCATCACCTATAACGAATCAGAGACTTTATAAGCTTAATAAGCTTGGAGATGTTATAGAAGATCTTACACCATTATTTAGGAGAACATTAGATGAAAATTATGACTAATACTGATAAAGAACTTGTGGCAGATATTAGAGCAAGACTTAAAGAAAATGATGGCTACTGTCCTTGTAGGTTAAAAAAGACAGAAGATACTAAGTGTATTTGTAAAGAATTTCTTGAACAGGATTCTGAAGGCCCTTGTCATTGTGGATTATATGTGAAAGTTGAGAAATAAACTATGGAAAATAATGTTATTTGGGAAGAGCTTAATAAAATACCTGAACCATTAACAGATTATGATAATGATACAGACCTCGATCTAGAGACTCTTATGAGTATGGATTGGCAGCTTTGTGGTTCTGAGACCTCTAAGTTCAGTGGTACTTGGGCAGATAATTATACCGAACCAACAGGCAAATATGCTAAGAAGGTATTTAATGATGGCTTTGTTGAATTTTATGAGTTAGCATAATAATAAGGACCTTGATAAATTCAAGGTCCTTATTTTAATCGGTAGATGTTTGAGTGTATTTTTCATATACCCAACGGTCTATATTCTCATAGGAGATGAAAAATTGCTTTTTTGTAACGCCAATATCCTCCGGGTCTGAGAATTCAGTTAGCTCATTGTAATCCCAGTTGGAGATTTTTTTCGGTATATAATTAGCAATTTTTGGATGTGTTGTAAATTCATCTGCCCAGCTATAATAACGATACCAATGATTATCTTGTGAGGTACAGTTTGAATTATAGCTGTCTGCAAAAGATATTTCACAAAATATAAGCTCTGCTTGCTCCATTTGTTTTAGAGTAATATCTTTATTATTAAAATCTTTCAAGATAAAACTTTGATCACATTTATAAATTTCATTTGTAGCACAATCTATAAAGAAACACGAAATAAAGTCTGGATTGTATTTTAGACTTTCTTTTACCTTTGAAATACCAGTTATTTCTTCTAGTTGCTTATAAGGCAATCTAGCTGCTTGTACTCTTTCTTCTATAATTTTTCTTAGGATATCTGGTGTCATTTTACCTACATTGTCATTAGAAATATGTAGTTTTCCAACTCCTGGAATATTTAATGTGTTATAAGTCTCTTCTCCTTCAATCTCAAGATCTCCAAGCTCTTCTTCTATACTATTTTTATAGTCTTCTAGCTGAATAAATATTTCTGGGTCAACCATATTTAAAGCTTTATCTAGCGCGTCTGATAGCTTATCGAAAGCTACATCTGCTGCTTCACGTTCAGCTTGTTCTTTTGCTAATTTTGCATTCTCTGCGGCTTTCTTAGCTTCTTCGGCTTTACGGATTCTGTCTTCTTCCTCTTGTTTTTTAAGCTTTTGTGCTTCTTGCGCTTGATTAACAAGGTCGTTAGCTTTTATGTTGCTAATGGTTTTAGATTGTCGGTCTAATAGTTGTTGGTTATTTAACCATCTACCACCTATTTTAGCTCCGCCACCTTTTTTACCACCATGTACTATTCCCCAAAGTTCTATAAGTGCTTGATAGGCTTCTGACTGGGCTTCAGGAGATCCTTTTTGTATAGTTATTATATTACCCCAAGTACTTGCAGGTCCAAGTTCACCATTAACTTCAAAACAAGTTAGTAAATTTAAGATAGCTAAATCTGCATCATAGGCTTTATGGAAGTTTTCATAATCGATAATATATTTTCCAGCATAATGTGATTGAGACATTGTTATGCCATTGCGAGAAATCGCCCAAGTATGATCTCTTTTTTGTGCATATTCAAAAGCTGCGGCTTTTCTTTCAGCAGGCGTCAGCCCAGCATAGGGTGATTTATAGCTACCATTATAAGCTTCTGCTAGCATATCTAAGTTTTCAAATAAATTTAAAATACTCATTGTTTAGCTCCATTAAAAAGTGAGATTCTAAATAATTTAGCAAATTGCTTATAAGCCTGCTTTAAATTTTTTTATAAAATATAGTATAATATAAAGTAATAATAAAGTAAATAGGAGAAACTTTTAGGAAAATCAGTTTTTCTAATTGGAAATATTAAGATGAAACAAAAAGAAGAGCTATTTAAAGAGAGAATTTTATATGAATCTTTAATTTATATTATGGAAACCCAGCAACAGATTTTAAACAGAGTTTTGGAGCTGGGCTCTGGTAAACCAATTACTATTTATGATACCACCACTGCTGATTATTTGCTTACTCAGTGTGGGGCTATTAAAGATTATCTTTTATGGCAAGAACAAGACTTACGTGAAAAGGCGGCTCACGGAGATGGCAACTAATAGAAAAGCAATACCAAAGGCGGCTAGGGAGGAAGTTTTTAGAAAATATGACGGACATTGTGCCTATTGTGGTAAAGTACTGACAACTAAAGACTTTCAAGTAGATCATCTTGTACCAGTTCAAAGAGAAAAATGGGGGAAAGCTACCGAGCAAGAAGTAGAAAATTTTAAGAATTTTATGCCTTCTTGTCGTAGATGTAATCATTATAAAAGAGCTCATTCTTTAGAGACCTTTAGACGCTATATAGAAGAAATTCCGGAAAAGCTTCGTGAAGGTAATTACATATATAAAGTTGGGTTAGACTATGGTTTAGTAGAGGAACACCCAAGAGAAGTTGTATTCTATTTTGAGCAATGGGAATATGAGAATGATACGAGATCAATAGAATAAAGGAGATTATTTATGGCAGGATATAATGAAGATTTGCTTGCAGCAATGAAAGTCCAGACAGAATTCATCAAGAAGCAGGCATTATTTGAAGTAATTCAGATGGTAGCCGTTTGTGATAACTTTGATGATTTTAAAAAGGCAGCCTTAGGAAAAGCTATAGAGTTTATGCGTGAAATGGAAGCAGATGGAACATTGAAACCTGGATTTACAGACAAAGTTGTGGAGAATAGTAAAGTAAAAGGAGAACTTTAATGGCAGATCTTATATTTTACGTGGGAGCAATGGGTAGCTCAAAAACAGCTCATGCTCTAATGACTAAATTTCAATATACAGAACGAGGTAAACGAGTATGGCTTATTAAACCAGCTACCGATACAAGGGAACCATTTAAAACAGATAATGGAGTTTGTTGGGCGCTGGTTAAGTCAAGAATAGGTATTGAGGCTTGGGCCGAAGTAATTTACCCAGAAGATCATATTAATGCTCCTATTACTGCAAATACTATTATTTGTGACGAAGCACAGTTTTTAACTCCTGAGCAGGTAGATGAGCTAAAGATGATAGCCGATTCCAGAAATATAGAAGTTTTTTGTTATGGGTTGAAAACTGATTTTAAAACTCATTTATTTCCTGGGTCAAAACGATTACTTGAGCTCGCATCTAAAACTATTGAGCTTCCTGTTATTTGTGACTGTGGTAATAAAGCTGTAGTGAATGCTAGAATAATTAATAATTCTATTGTAGCAGAAGGCGAATTAATAGATATCGGTGGAGATGAAAAGTATAAAGCTTTTTGTTATGCTTGTTGGAAAAGAAAATTAGCAGGAGGTAGTATATGAGAAGCTGGAATCCAAGTATTATTGCTTCTATAATTTGTAGACTAGTTGGTATAGTTGCAGTTTTAGCTTTTGTGTATGCTATGGTTGTTTTCACTGGGAGTTTAGCTTGTCTGTGGTTATTATTTCTTTTATTTGCAGTTGAGCTTATACCAACTTATGAATTTAAAAAAGAATTCCCAAAGCAAAATACTGAAGAGAAAAAGGAGTAGAAATTATGCCAATTATAATTAATTTAGTCGGACCACCTGGAGCTGGAAAATCTACAGGAGCAGCTTATTTATTTTATACTTTAAAATCAATGGGAGTAAATGCAGAATTACTTACAGAGTATGCTAAAGATAAAACTTGGGAGCATAATCATACAGCATTATCCAATCAGTTGTATGTTCTTGGAAAACAATATTATAAAATTACTCGATGTGCAGATCAAGTAGATGTTATTGTCACCGATTCACCAATTTTGTTATCACTTCTTTATGGTAAGGATACCCCTTATAAGAAAGAATTAGATGCTCTTGTACATAGATTATGGGAATTAGATGATAATTTATTATATTATATTCAGCGCATAAAGCCTTATAATCCTGCTGGGAGAAATCAGACAGCAGAAGAGAGTGATGCTTTAGGAGAAGAGCTTAAGAATATTCTTCATGAAAACGGCTTTGAGTTTAATTCTTTTTATGGAAATGAGGCTGGATACAATGCTATTGCCTATGAGGTGTTAGAAAGACTAAAGGAGAAAACAGATAGCTGTAAAAATAATTAAGCCAGGTAGGACAGAATTTTGTGACTTTTGTTGTAATGTAGGAATATATAAAATAAATTTAAGTAAATAACAAAATCTACCTTCTGAGCTATTGTATATTATTATGTACGATAAAAACTTCAGGAGGTAATTTTTATGTATAGCCCTTTTGTTCATGAGATTCTTAATGAATGGAAAGCAGAGTCGAAGGTTACTCATTTGATGCTTTTTAAGCTTCGAGATCATGAGCTTACTATTTTTACAGACCGTCCAGGGCCTCTTATTGGTAGAGGCGGCTCACTTATTGCAAAATATGAAGAGAAGCTTAAAAATTTGCCTTTTGGTAAGGTACACGCAATTAAGATTATTGAGACTGATGGTATTTTTTAAGGAGTGTTTAGGCTATGGTGGAAAAGAATTATCGTAATATCGACAAGAATGCAATTTATTTTTGTCTGATGCAGCCCATTGAGACTTTTATGGGTCTGATTTCATTTACTAGCTCGGATACACCTTGGGAATGGTTTGAGTGTAAAGTAGATGAATCTAGATACAAAGTAGATGATAATTATAAGATTACTCTTAGAGCTTTGAACAACTGTGCTTATGAACATTATTATCAGGATGATTTTCTCAGTCTGATAAATCAAGGACTTATTGTAAAGAAGACTTCCGATAAGATGCATGTTGAGTATATAGATTTTTATGAGCCTATTCCCGGTACTATCGCTTATTTGCATCATGAAGGCTCTCATATTGTGGAGGCATAAATAAATGAAAAGACTTTTTGTGTTGTTTTTACTCTTAGTATTATTTTGTAGCTTAGTTTCTTGTAATAGTCCAGCTACATCGGGTAGTATTGCTTATTGTGTAGAAGCTATGGATAGTAGCTACGTAGATTTTGAGATAATCGAGTCTGATATCGGTGAAGGCTGGACAGTCTGTTATGATAAAAATACAAAAGTAATGTATGTTATACTTGATGCTTATCAGTCCACCGGTATGACACCTATTTTGAATGCAGACGGTACCCCTAAACTTTATGAAGGAGATTGATAAATGAAAGCAACTGGTATTGTTCGTAGAATTGATGATCTTGGTCGCGTTGTAGTTCCTAAGGAAATACGCCATACTCTTGGGATTAAGGAGGGCGACCCTTTGGAGCTTTATGTTGAAGGCGATGTAATTTGTTTTAAAAAGTACAGCACCCTTCCTGAAATTGCTCAGACTATTGAGACACTTGCTAATCAGGTTTCTGATCCTGATACTTTGAGGGATCTTGATGAGACTGATGCAGCAGCCATTAGAGCTTTGGCAAAAATTTTACAGAAGAACTTTAAGAAGCTATCTCAGGAGTCTTAAGATGAAGAAACCAATTCCTCCAGATAGCTTATTTATAGACCAAGCTAGGGTTGCCTTAGAAAAAGCAAGAGCAGAACTTCATCTTGCAATTTATTTAGGCGAATGTGGAAGTAACGCAGGTATCAGAAAAATCTGGTCTGAGAGGGCAGATTGGATTGCTCCTTTAATTTATCTTGCAGAAGCTCAAATAGTGAGAGAGGAATCTGAAAATGATAAAAGCTACTGATGTAAAGCTTAAGTCTTGTCCTTTTTGTAAAGGTGAGGTAGAACTTTGGAAATATAGTGAAGCTATTAAGTGTCGATTTATTTGCAAGAAGTGTAAAGTTGAGATAGAATTTCCTAGAGGTCTTGATTCTAAAGATTGTATAAAGAAATGGAATAGAAGAGCTACTCAGAAAGGCATTACAGTCTATGGCGGCAATGATATTTTATATCCAAAAGGTGCTTCTATCGTAGATATTTTAACTACTCCTTATGTAGAGGAAGAAATGCTGTCAGAGACAATTTGTATGGATGAGGGCTTTAATCAGTTTAAAACTGTAAAGTATAGACCCACTTGTGTACATGGTTGTACTGATTGTATTTGGGACCCGGCTTATATTTATGCTACTTATCCTAATTGGTACAAGAAGCTTTATGGAGAGGCTAAGCCAGAGGAGGTAGCTTGTGAGAATTGTAAGACAGGTGAGCGTTATGACGATGAAGACAAGTAAGGTTTATTTCTGGAGGTAATATAATTTGTATTGTCTAAGACTTGAAAAAAAGACTTTTAATCCTGCCAAAAATTATTTTGATGTAGAAGAAGTCATTATTAAAAGACCTTCAACTGATATAGAAAAAGAACTTTCTAATAAGATTGATAAATATTCTACGTGGGGTTTTATTACTATTTTTATTGGAATTATCTTAGCTATTGCTTGTGCTATTATTTTTGGTGTACTCGCGGAGACAGTTCATATAGTTTTTGGAGTAGCTGCTTTTGTTGGAGTATTGTTTTTCTTTATTGGTGGCATTGTATTTGCTCGCCAATATTTTTGGGAGCAGGAGCACAAATATAGCGAAGAGCTTTGTACTTATCATAAAGAACATGATGAAGAGCTTTGGGCAGAATATGAAGCCGAGATTAAAGCTTATAATGAGGAGCAGGATAAGATTGCAGAGGCGTGGAGAGATGAGCACCCTCTTGAGGAGAAGATTAGAGCTTGTATTAAAGATCCTAAGTCTAGCGTAGAAATTGCTGATCTGGCAAGATATTACGCTATTGAATATTTGAAGGAGGTTTCACGTGAAACTTTGGATTGATGATGTAAGACCTGCACCTGATGGATACATTTGGTGTCTGAGTGTTGATTCTGCTAAGAACATTATCCTTTATGCTGAAGCTATTAGAGCAAATAGTGTTGGGTGTAGAAGATTGATTGATCTTATCGATATGGATCACGATGCTGGAGAGTATAGTAATCAAGGGGGAGATTACATCAAGCTCCTTGATTGGCTTGAAGAGACTGAACGTAGTTATCCTATTAGGATTCATTCAGCTAACCCTGTAGGTGTTGCGAATATTAGACGGATTATTGAAAGAAATGGTTGGAAGGAGATAAGATAATGAAAATTAGACTTGTTAATTGGTTAAACTTAGTTGCAGCTTGTTTATGTTTTGTAGCTGCTGTTCTTGGCTTTTGTGCCGGACATCCTGTGAACATTGTAATAGCTTGTCTTAACATTGTTGCAGGTACATGGAATGCTTTTATTTTTTTGCATGCAGTTGCAGTTTGGTGGGAAAGGTCCCTAAAAGTAGCGGCAAAGTTTGTTTTTACCTGTCGCAACTGTGAACACCAGTTTATTCCTACTTTTTGGGCTTGGTTTTTTGTACCGCATATTGGCAGTAGACGATATTTAAAATGCGAGAAATGTGGAACACGATCTTTTATGAGAAGAAAATAAGGAGATATTATGAAGGTAAAAATTTGTTTAGACACTATGACAGATATTGCTAATTTTGTACTCGCAGTGCATTATGCCACAGGTAAGCATGATCAAGTATGGGTTACTGATGGCACGACTGGAGCCAAAATCAATGCAAAGTCTTTCCTTGGGTTAATTGCAACCCGTGATTTTAATGAAATTTGGTGTGAATCTGATAAGGATATTTATACCGCAATCCGTCATTTTGAGGCTGAGTAACTCAGCCTTTTTCTTTTTTTAGGCTAATTTAGCTTTTAGGCTATTGTATAATATTATAGGATTATTTTACGGAGGAGAACTATGGGAATCAGTCTTACAGCTAACTATAAAGGCGCCCCATCGTTAGATGGCAGTAGTTTTATGTTGTTTAAGATACGTAGTAGAATAGCAAAAGCTTGGGATGCAGAATTTGGAGAGCATTACGCTACGTTGATGGATGCTTTTCGTTTTAACGAACTTGAAGCTTTTGATAGACGTACTACAGAAATTCTAGAACAATCAAGATTTTCAAATGACGCAGATATAGCAGAGTTTATGTTTATGTCAGATTGTGAAGGCAAGGTAAATTATAAAACTTGTAAAAAGCTTGCAGATTTGTTAACGTCTTTAATTATAAACAAAACTGAGGATTTCGCTCAAATTAGCTTACGTTATCAGGCGTATAGCAAAAATGATTGGGAAGATTTATTGAAGTTATTGAGAGGTTGTTATTCTCATAGAGCAAATTTGATTTGGAGGTAAATTATGGAAGTTATTACTGATTTTAAGATTACCTGTGGTAAAGATATATCTGATGCGCTTTACCGTATAGATAAAGAATTTTATGTACCAGTTAAACGTTTTAAAGATGATCATGTTTTTGACGAAGACCGGAGTGTAAAGTGGAATCGTGAAGAGGTAATTCGTCAGAATGAAAAGCAGCGTGAGCTTCAGCGTCAAGCACGAGATATGTGTGCCAAAAGTCATGCAGCTCTACTAGAAGCTATTTATGAGTATATTATGACTGAGGCAACTTATGAGTATAGTTTCACTCGTGAAGAAGCTGCTGTAATTTGGGCACAAACTCAGAAACATCATGATCAAGAACCTTGGAATTGGGTAGATGACATGGCAGAATCTGCCGGAGAATTTTATAAGGTATACGAGAGGAATCAAAAATGAGAGAAGAGACAGTTGTAAAATATGTTGCAGATGATGGGGTTGCTTTTAAAGATAAGCTGGACTGCTTGAATTACGAAAAGCTTTGTGAAAAGTATAAGAAGTGGTTGGCAGACGGTAAAGTAATGTTCTGGGACCATTATGAAAACTATATCAACTTTGACCTTTGTAAAGGTGATGAAGGCGTCAATTACCTTGACTGGCTTAAGAAGCGCTTGTCTACTGGAATTGGCTATATTATAATTAATGAACATCCTTGTGGAAGTGGTTGGAGTTCCCTTTGGGAGTTTGTAGTAAAGTACTGCTTATTTGACAATACAACTGCAAAAAAGATTGAGCCCACCTATTGTGAAGGCGATATACTTAGCTACGATTATAATGATTGCAGATTCCACAATATTGATTTAGTTATTAGAAATGCTGCGGCAACTAAAGACCGCATGATGAAAGATTTGGCACATAAGGCTTTTAATGCAGGTAAGGAGGAAGAAAATGAAGGAACTTGTTAAACTTGTCGCCGAAAATCCTGACCTGCCTATTATTGCTTTGGTTCATGGCGAGGTTTGTGGAGATGATTGTGGCTATTGGTTAGGGCATTGTGGTTCAGCTTCTGTAGAGCTAGTAGGTCTTATTGGTGAGCGATATTATACGGACCTTGAAGAATTTACTGAGGTTTACTATGATCGGCATTCTGATGAACTTTGTGAGAAATTTAATTATGAGCCACGTTGCTGTGCCGTTGCAGTAGAACGAGGTGAATATACCGAGGAGCAGTTTGCGGCTAATTGTTTAGCTGAAGCTCGATTGGAAGAGTATCTAAAAGAAATTGCTATTAAATATATGAGAAGAGCTATTGTTATGTACGTAGATCTTCCTAAAGACAATATTATTCCGGAGGTAGACTGATGGTATGGTAGAACTTTCATTTGGAGAACTTAAGCAAGGCTTAATTTGTTGCACAGTTTATAGAAATTGTTCTGGTTGCCCTTTATATATGGGGCCAGAGTTAGGGCCTAAAGAGGATTGTACTTATGCACTTATGAGTGCTGCTTTTAATTGTATTAATACAATGGAGAAGGATTTCGCAGAGCTGGTTGCTTCAGTTAAACAAGGAGAAACATAATGTCCGAATATTTGCAAATTGTAAAAAGAGCTAAAGAGCAAGGTATTGATTTGACTAATAAAATGGTACTTATCCCTAAGGCTGAAAATAGGTTTTACCTTAATGATTCTCCTGTATATGGAAGACTTTGGGAAGATACCGGATATGTTGCTTTACTTAGGGATGTAGAGGAGCCCTATTCTGAGACTGGATTTATTAAAGAGCCTTTTATTTATAGAGTAAAAGATAAATATAAAACTTATCTTTCTGGTGGTAGTATTTCATATCTTGTAGAATTTTATGTGATTGAATGAGGAAAAAGATGGATAGACCTAATATACTTTCAGAAGAATTACAGTTAAGAAACAACTACGTAGCGCGTATTAGAGAGGCAGAGCGACTAAGAGCTTGTAAGGTAGAAAGTGACTATGAAGATACTTTTAGCATTGTTTGGGAAATAATGCAAGATAGTTTTAAGCGCGGACAGGAGGCAGGCAGAAATGAGTCAACTAAGTGATGCTTTACTAGCAGCAGCACACGAAGCAGAAGAGTTAGAAAAGCAACAAAAGGATCAAGATGCTAGGCTGAATATCTGTGAAGCTAGGACTTATGAATTGAGCGATAGATATGATAAATTAAAAGACAGCCTTAAAAAAGTTAAAGAGGCTCTTATTGCTGGGGTTATTGCATTAGAAGAATTGGAAAATTAAATAAATATATAATTCTAAGTGGCTACATATTGTATAATAATATGTAGCCACTATTTATTTCGGAGGAACTTATAATTAATTATGAACAGAAGCTTGATTATTTGGAAGATATTGTGGAAGAGCTTACAGCAAGAGAATTATCTTCTAATTGTGTAGTTCCAGTGTTACAAAAATTTTCTTGGTCAGAGCTCTGTGATGAGGGAATCAGAATTTTTACAGAGCTACGCAATGATGCTAAGGAGGCAAATAATGTTACAACAGCTTGATGTTAAACTTGTTAGCCATTGGCACGGTTTTGATGAGTATTATGTTTTTTATGATGATGCCTATATGACACAAGAACAGGCGGAAAAAGAATTCGAATGTATGGACATGGGTATGGGGTATGATCCTGAAAAATATCCTTACTATCTTATTGTTCCAGCGGTAAAGAAACCTATTTTGTCAGCTATTAAAGAATATCTTACTGATATTGGTTATGATATGGCACATAATATTTCTATGGAGGAAAAGTATGGCGGAGACTAAATGTGACTCTTGTGGAACTACTGCTGAATGTGTGCCAGTGTGTGGAGCTTTTGGTGCTATAACCTATTCTTGTTGTCTCAAATGTTTAGCTGAAGGTAGGGAGCCCTATAGAAATATTGTTGATTATGTTGCATCAGCTGGGCATTGGCCAGAAGATATTAATGCTACATATCAGCAAGAGGTTCGTTATCAGCTTCTTTTGCACGAAAAATCTGAAGAAAGCTTTAAGTTTGATGTAGAGCAAACAATCGCTGAGGATCTTGTTTTTAGGAAAGATCAGGTTTTTACTTTTAAAATTCCTAAGGAGGATTTTTAATATGATTGAAAGACATACTTTCAGACAACTTATTGAGACAGTTGTTATTATAGAGTCTGGTATTGAGAAGTTTGAGACAGCCGTTAATTGTCATATTGATGATAATTGGATGGTAAATGCCCCGTGTAGAATTATTACTGCCATTGCTGAAGGATTTTTTGAAAATTATACTCTTGAAAAAGAGAAAGGTCATCATTCGATAGTAGATTCTAAGCTTGAAACGATAGAGGAGCTTTTATATCATTTTATTTATATGGAGGACTGTGGGAACGAGTCTGAACATTGTAAGTCCAAGCTTGTAGTAGTAGATCAAGGAGAAGATACTGAGAAGGCACTTCCGTGCACCTGTATTGATGAGCTTTATGACATTATTCAAACCTATATAAATGATATGAGTCTTAATTTTAGTTTTAATTATTGTCACTCTTATAAAGAAGATAAGGAACTGAAGAATGAAAGCTAAATGTGGAAATTGTGAATTTTTTCTTGGAATGGGAGATTGGGATCTTTGTTGCTCTAATCCACCAAAAGATGAAGTAAGCTGGGCTGGATTTTTGTGCTATGCAGATACTGATCCGTGCCAAAATTATAGATATAAGGAATATAAGGAAAGAGGTGAGGCCAATGAAGTCAAGAGTAATTTTTCTTGATTATGATTAGTGGCGGTGTTGTAAATACTCCAATGTGGAATGAAAAGGGTACTAAGTGTACTTATAATTTTCCACAGGATAATAAAGTAAATAATTTTCAAGCGGTACAATGGATTTCAGAGGCCTGCCAAAAGTTTCATTATGACATTGTAGTAACTTCTACTTGGCGCTGGGATGAGAATTACAAAGAGTGCCTTATTAATGGTGGTCTAAGACCTGGAATTGAAATTCTAGATCGTACACCTGAAATTAGGGATCAGTGTAGAGGCTTTGAAATTAAGACGTATCTTAAGGAGCATCCTGAGATTAATTACTATATTATTATTGATGATGATTGTGATATGCTTCCTGAGCAGATAGACCATTTTATTATGACTAATACTCATGTTGGTTTTACACTTACTGATTTTCAAAAATTTGAAGAAATTTACATGAGAGACAAAGGCCGAGGTGGAAGTTTTCCAGAAAGTAAGTACAAAGATTATAGAGGAGATACTAATAATGCTGAATATGTCTAATATGTTAGTTAGGGCACATCGTAAAGAAGATGGCACAGAGGTAGTTGGTTATTTTTATGCTCGTGTTTGGAATGATCAAGTTTTTGCTAATGTGCAGGAAGTAGAGGCCAAAGATGGGTTTTTTAAGACCTATGCAGTATATCCTGATACTGTCTGTCGTTGTGTAGGCAGTAGAGATTGCAATAATGAGCTATTATTTGAGGGTGATGTAGTTTCTACTAAATACGGCCGAAAGTGCAAGATTGTTTGGAAGCATACTAATTGTTTTATTGGGTGGGACCTTGAGCCTATAGATGATTGCGTATCACCGCCCCCGACAGAATGGGATCTCTGGTGCCCAGAAAATATAGAAAGGATAAATAATGATCAGTAAAGAACAAGCAATTGAAATTGTACGTAAATTTGATTTTTTTCAGGGCCAAAGAGCTGGCAGAGAGCTTTGGGCTACTAAGCCTACTGAAGTGCAGAATGTAGATCTTATGAGCTTTTCTTCTGACTGCGGTGATTTGCTTGAGTATCTTGAGAAGACTCAGGAACCTGGTTATCAACTTAATAGCATTCCAGAGAAGTGCTGGATTATTTTTGATATGCCGGGTTTTTATGATATTTATGAATATGAAGTTGATCGAGTATCTTTTGTAAAAGATAAGATTGATAAGCTTTGGTGTTCTAGAGAGCATGAAGGCACTGTAGTGACAAGTCATGATCTTAACAGAGTTGTATTTTTTTCAAAAGAAGCTGCAAGTAGGGCATTAACAGAGCTTATTATGCAAAGACGAGGTGAAGTAAATGGAGAAGTGTGATTGTTGGGTTCAGGGTGTTTATAATTTTCCTTATTGCAATGGTACTAAGGAGCAAGATCCTTGCAAATGCGGGGGTGACCGTAGCAAGTGTGATTTTTATGCAGAAGTTAGACAGAAGGCAAAAGCGGAGCTTGAGAATGGCCCATTGCCAGTACCTGAAGGTACTAAGTTAAGCAGTTTTGGCCCTTCTAAAAATGGTTATCGGTATGATATTTTTGAGTGGGTTGCTTTCTCTGTAGACCAGCCTAAAGCGCTGCCAGGTATTGAGTATAAGATATTATTTTGTTATACTACACCTTGTAATGATATTGGCATGAATATTTGTAGTATTGGTGAAAATGATGCTGAATTTATTAAGCACATTTTCGATGCAGATAACCTCTTGTACTGGTGCTACATCCAGCCGCCCAAACATTTAGTAGATAAACAAGCGGCAATTAAGAGGCTCCAAGCGTGCGGTATCCTTGATGAGAATGGTGATCTTGTGGAAGTCTATAAAGATATTTTTATAAAGGTGGATGATCTATGATGTTTTGGATAGGACTAGTAGCTGGATTGATTTTTTGGCAGTTAATTGTATTAGTAGTTTATTTTATCTGGCAAGAAGACGAAGATAAGGCAATTGTGGCTGCTACAGGTTTACCAGGTGTTATTTTACTTTTGTATATCAACATACATAAAAAGCTCAAGTATCTATATAGACACGCAAGATATAAAGGTGCTTTATTAGATATCAATAATAAGCCTTGTTATTGCGATTCTATAGATGTAAATGATTATATCGAGGCTGGATTTAAACTTAATACAGAATTACGGGATAAATATAAAATCGAAGATGGCTGGAATCCTGAAGACTGTGCATGGCAAGGTGTTCCAAACTTACGTTATACCCCAATAAAAATTTTAAAGAAAGAGGCAGCCTATAAGCTACCCAGATACGTGGAAGGAGATTTTAAAAATGACATTAAAGGAAACGATTAATGATAGATGGAAAGAAGCTTTTAAGGCTAAGGATCAGGCTAAGCGAGATACTTATGAGTTCTTAAAGCAGAGAATTTTGGTGGCTGAAAAGTCTGGTCAGTTTGAACTTCCTCTCTCTGATGAACAGATTACTAATTTAATTATAAAAGAATATAAAGAGCGCGAAGATCTTTTGCTTCTTTATGAACCTGGAGAGCCAGCTTATCTTAGCGCAAAAGCATCATTAGATGAACTTGAGCAATATCTTCCTAAGCAGATGAGTGAGGAGGAAGTCGTTGCTATTATCAAGCGCATCGAGGAGACCGAGTCTAATGTAGGTAAGGTTATTGGACTTACTGTAAAGGAAGTTGGCAATCGGTTTGATAAATCTAAAATTGCGGCTCTTGTTAAAAATTCATAAAGGAGAATTAAATATATGGAAATTAATACTGAGTACATTGTAGGTTATTGTATGTCTACTATCAATAGTAAGTTAGTCAATACAGATTTTTCGAAGGACGATATAGTTACAGTAGAGATCCCATTTTTCACTTATTGGTATGTAGATTCTTCAAATGAGTCTCAGGACAATAGAATTATCATTAATGATGATGTTCGAAGATCTGCGTATGACAACTTTGTAAATACAAAACAAACTATGCTTGATAAATCTCTTATATATCATTTTAATCATACGTTTCAGTCTGATTTTCAGATTGTAAATACAGAGCTGATACTAGTTACGCTAAATCCTGAAAATAAATCTAGACTACTTCCAACATATAGAGTAACTATACGTAGAGTATCTAGTACAGGGGGTGTTATTAATGCAAGGTGTTGAAATTCTAACTACAACTACGAAGTATGAAACAGAACCGATATGGTGGGTATGGTTGATATTTGGTTGTATTATCGCAGCTGTGTGGCTAATAACTAGTCTCTGTTTCTATTTTAGCTCTTATGATTCTGGATTTGTTTCAGTTCTTATTGGGCTTGAAATAAGCTGTTTAGCTACACTGTTACTTATTATTCCATTCGGAGCAATGGCCACAAAAACCTTAGATACTGTTGATTATTACAAGCATGAAGTAATAATTGATGAAACAGTTAATATGACAGAATTTTTAGATAAGTATGAAATAGTTGATGAGCGTGGAAAGATACTTACAGTTATTGAAGATGTAAATTGAAAGGACAGTATTTAAATGAAAGTATTTCTTATTATTCTTTGTATTGTGTTAATTATTGTACCAATTATCGTATACGGTGGAGCAATAGTTAATGCTATTCAGTTTGAAGCAAATTGTACTAGTTATTTGAAGATGGCTGCAGATGCAAATGATGTAAAGATTGCTAACAAGCATCTAACTTCGGCTGTTGAATACCTAGAAAAAAATAATTTGATAAGCGGAAACACAAAAGTATTTATTTATAAACCTACATGTGATATTGGATTGTGGTATGAAAATTTGAAGTCTGCTCAAGAACAGTTGAATGAAGTTTGTGTAAAAGAAGATTTAACTGAACTAGAAGAGTCTAATATGCTCATGAAGTTGCGAGAGACTTTGCTCGATGGAGAAGGAACTGTTACGCATCCTTCAATGATTTCATTTTATCCTAACCATGTAGTATGGTTTTGGGCTATGCTGCTTATTTGGGCATTGTGGATAGGAGCAGGCTTTGCTGGTTGGGGTGCATCAGAGTGTGATTATTATTAAACTATGAAGAAAAGAAAATATGTCTATAATGCAAGTTTTAGTAAAATAAAAGATAATATTGAGGATACTACTTATGGTCTTTGCCCGGCACCTATGTCCGCGCAAGAAGCTTTATTCATTCTTACAGATTATCTTCTAGGAGATACTTGGTATCATACCTTATCTTGTAGCCAAGAACAGGAAAACGCAATTATAGTTGAGCAGATTTTAGATAAGCACTCAAAACAGTGGCAGAAAGATTGGAAAAATTATAAAAAAAGGGACTTAAATTCTTAAGTCCCTATTGTATTATATAATGTGAGTGCCATGAAGCTTAGCTTGGTCGGATGATTGATTATGGGTCATACCGGGTGCCAATAAGATTCAGGAGCAGTGGTAAATGGAATGCGATAAACAGCTCACTAGTAGGTGCCACGAAGCTTGGTGATTGTATGCTGAAATGGGTACACCCTCCCAAGATTACGGAGTTGTGGTAAATGGAATGAGATGAACAGCCTACACTACGAACAATACGCCAACCGGCTGAGACTCGTAGAAAAATAAACTCAGAAGGGAAGAGAGCAACGAGCTTTGACATTTGCCGAGACTTAGGTGCCACGAAGCGCTGGATATGGAGATCATGAGTGAAGTATTTGGTGAGGTTGTAAGAAGCTGTGGTAATGGAAAGAGTTAAACAGCCTGGTCTGATTTGGTGTTGAACGTGGGAAGTTCCCTGTAGTCTTCGCTTGGACTGCCAAAACAAGAGACTTACTATCAAAGAGTGCTACGAAGCCGATTGAGCGTTAGGCAAGCCTGTATCGGAAAGCGGTGTCCCTGAAGCAGCAGTAGTAAATGGAGTGAGATGAACAGCTCTTTGAAATCTTTTATTTAGGAAGGAGACCTTATTTATGACGAGTACGAAAATTTGTGAGGATACTCCACCTGTTAATGTGAAGTACTGACTAAGACGTTAGTTAGTACTTGTGGGCACAGGATCAGCATCGCTGAGGAAAACGAGACATACTGTGAGTTGAGGTTAGGTGGGAGGCCTCTGAGAGTTTTACTTGTTTTGTAACTGTTAAAACAAGTTGGCAGCACATACTATTGAGGGAGTACGCCAATTGCGAAGTTATAAAGCTTGAGGTAAAGAGCAAGAAATAACAAGAGCGGCCTGAGTAAATATCAGGTGTGTTGTGGGTAACGAAATCCCATGTCCTTCACTCTATCCGTATTAAATTTAATAGTGCCACGAAGTCTTAGATGACAAGTTATTAGTTAGCTTAGGAGAGGGGCTATGAAGTACAAGTAGCTTAATTATCCTTTTTGTATACACAAGCAGTGGTAAATGGAGTTTGAGGAACAGCTATTAAATTTTGTTGTATGGGTCATTGCTTCTTGGGTGAGCGAGGGACGCCTTGATGAGTTCAAATCTCATAATGACCCCTAATTTTATATCCAAGGCTGGCGGAACGGGCAACACCAATATAAGTCCCGACTCATAGGTCAGTGAGAGGTAGACGCAGGTCGGAGAAGATCGGCTATCAATGATCAGGGTAGCGTTCAGGTTCAAATCCTGGGCCTTGGGCCATTTTTTAGTATAAGGAGATCAATAATGTTAATTGGAATTGACTTTGATGGTGTAATGAATAATATGGTAGAAACTTGGGTAGCTATGCTGAATGATATGTATGGCTTTTCTGTACAAGTTTCAGATATTAAGTCGTGGGAAATGAAAAAAGCTTTTCCGAAGTTAACTGACGATGAATTGTTTGCTCCTTTGCACATTCCTGAATTTTGGGATAAAGTTACTGCAAAGCATGAGGCTCCAGAAGTAGTTGCCAAGCTAATTGCTGATGGGCATAGAGTTTATGTGGTTACAACCACTCATTATAATACTTTGGAACCCAAACTTACTAGATGTTTATTTAAGTATTTTCCTTTTTTAAGTCATCATAATATTATTATTACTTATAATAAATCTTTAATTAATTGCGATTTGCTTCTAGATGATGCAGAACATAATTTAATTGACTTTAATGGTATAAGAGTTTTATTTGATGCTACTTACAATAAGGCTGCAACTACTTATGATTATCGAGTAAGTTCTTGGAAGGAATTCTATATTCTCGTATGTGGATTAGAAAGCCGAGTTAATACACCTCCAACCAGAGTGTATAGATTTTCGGCAGGCCGTGGCCAGGGAAAAACTGCATGGCTTCATCAAATGATTAAAGACTCAGAAGGCTTTGATTGCTATTTTATAGGATCTATTAATCAGCATAGAGCTTTTTGTAAAAGTTTTATGGAGCGTTTTGGTCAACGATGTAATGTTCAGGCATTAAGTAACCTTGAAGATTTAAAGGGCCTAAAGCCTGATGCAAGGATTTTTGTAGACATGCCTTCGCAATTTGCAATTAATTCTGAAATTTTTACGGTATTTAAAGAGTTATTTTTAGCTAGAAATAACTTAATTTTTGTAGCTGATTTTGAAAACATAAATTGGTATGCTATTCATAGTTTAGACAGAAGGAGAGGCTAATATGAGCTATTATGGAATTGTAACTACTTTAAAGGATGTTAGAAAGCATCCTAATGCAGATCGCCTGCAGCTTGCAGACATTTTTAGAACTACTGTTTGTGTATCTCTTGATTATACTGAGGGTCAACTTGGTGTATATTTCCCTACTGGTGGCCAGCTTTCTGTAAAGTTTGCTGAAGCTAATAACCTTCTTAGAAAGAAGGATGCTGAGGGCAATAATATTGGTGGCTACATGGATCCTGATAAAAGAAACGTGACTGCTATTAAGCTTAGGGGTGAGAAGTCTGACGGTCTTTTCCTTCCTCTTACTTGCCTTGAGACTTTTGGCGATATTTCTTCCCTTAAGGTCGGAGACCATATAGATGTATTTAATGGTGAGGAAATCTGCACCAAGTACATACCTAAGACTAGTGCAAGACGTGGACATGTATCTGAGGGCAATCATACTCGTAAATTTAAGGCGCCTATTGCACCTACCTTTGCAGAGCATGCAGATACAGAGCAGCTTGCTTATAATCTTGGAGCTTTCAAGACCGGGGATGAGCTTGAGCTTTCTCTTAAAATGCATGGTACTTCTCAGCGTACTGGCTATTTAAAGGTGCTTACGGGTTATAAGAAGACTTTGCTCGATAAGATCTTTAAGCGTCCTGGAACTCCTATATATGACTGGGGCTATGTATCCGGTACTCGTCGTGTAGTACTTGATACTTTTGATGGTGGCTTTTATGGTTCTAATGAGTTCCGTAAGCAGCATCATGATACTTTTGTAGGAAAGCTTTGGAAGGGCGAGACTGTTTATTACGAGGTTGTAGGCTTTACTCACACTGGAGCACCTATTATGGGTAATGGTAACAATGAAAAGCTTGGCAAAGACTTTGTAAAGCAGTACGGTAAGGAGACTGTATTCTCTTATGGTTGTGACCCTGCGGGCATTCGTGAAGTTTATGGCTGTGATGAACAGGGTCACTTCAAGATGTTGCTTGACAAACCTACCTCAGATATTTATGTATACCGTATGACTATGACTAACGAGGATGGGGAGGTAGTAGAATATACTCCTGATTTTATACGGTATCGTTGTGAGCAGATGGGTGTAAAAACTGTACTAGTATTTGGTAAGGCTACTATTTCTGAAGATAGACTTCATTTTACTGCTCCAGACGGATATGATCATGATTATCTTATCGGGGATGGCGAGCTTGGTGATATGGTCATGCGTTGTGCCGAGGATTATTTTGATGGTCCTGATCCTGTTGGTAAGACTCATATTCGTGAGGGTGTAGTAGTTCGTATTGTAAATCGTCCTAAGTTTGCTGCTTTTAAGCATAAGAATTTTTCATTTAAGGTACTCGAGGGTATTATTAGCGAGAAGCTAACTGAGTCTACTGTAGAGATTGCAGAAGATGTGCTTGCCGAGATGTAAGAGGTAATTATGATGTATTTGAGTAAAGCATATTATCGTAAAAGATGTGAGGATAAAGAAGACGAACTACGTGAAGTTCGGAAAGTAATTAATGAAAAAGATCAAGTTATTAGGTTCCTTTTAGAGGAACCTAATCCTTACAGAATAAAAATAGCACCGGGTGATTGGTGTTGGGTTGGTGACAATAGTATTTCAAGAACTCGCCTAGAATATGTAGATGGTCAAGGTGTTTATCATAATTATGTAAAAAATTGGTCTCCAAATAAAATAGAAATTTTAAGTACTGATAAAGATACTGCTATTTTGAAGTTATGTACAGAGACTGATAAGCATGTATATTTTATTCTAAATAAAGCTGCTGAGACAACCACTGAGATTTCACAAGATACTTTAATGAAAATTTGTGACATCGAAGTAGCAAGTTTATTAACTAGTGAAATGAGGAGACTAATTAATCATGGCAAATAAAGATATAACTGTTACCGCTAACAGCGGAATTGGTGTAAGCACAGTTTTATTTTTGATATTTCTTGTTCTTAAACTTTGTAATGTGATTACATGGTCTTGGTGGTGGGTAACAGCTCCGCTCTGGATACCTTTTGTTTTATTTTTTACTGCATGTATTATTGTATTTCTTGTGGGTTTTTGTATTGGAGTTATTAGATCTATTGTTAAAATCATGAAAGGTAGAAAATAATGGGAAATAGAAAAGATGCTCTTGGAGACCGAATGAAAGAGAACTACGAAAATCGTAGTAAAACATATTTAACTCGCCGTACACCATGTATTATTAGACTAGATGGCAAAGCCTGGCACAGCTTTACTAAAGGTTTTAAGCGGCCGTATGATAAGATTTTACATGAAGCCATGAATGATACCGTAAAGTATTTATGTGCAAATATTCAAGGCTGTAAACTTGGATATACTCAAAGTGATGAGATTACTTTAGTTTTAACTGATTTTGATACAATAACTACTGATGCTTGGTTTGGGTATTCTGTTCAAAAAATGTGCTCTATTGCAGCTTCTATGGCTACATTAGCTTTTAATAAGGCATTGCAGAAACATAGAGATGAGTTTCTTAATTCTGTGGCAGCACTTCAAGATTTTGATATAGAAAAAGACTATTTAGTAGCTTTGCAGAAAGCTTTGGATAGAGGTGCACTGTTCGATGCACGTTGCTTTAGTGTACCAGAATCTGAAATTGTAAATTGTATTTTGTGGAGACAGCAGGATGCTACTAGAAATGCTATTCAAATGCTTGGTCAATGCTATTTTAGTCATAAAGAGCTAGATCATAAAAATACAGATATGGTACAAGAAATGCTCTTTACGATAAAGGGTATTAATTTTAATGATATGCCTACTGAGTTTAAACGTGGAGTTTGTTGCGTTAAAAGAGAAGTTGAGCGTAATGGTGCAATTAGACGCCAGTGGGTTATTGATAGGGAAATTCCTATTTTCTCACAGAGACCCGATTATATTCTCAGCGAGGTGTATAAGGAGGCAAATCAGTGAATTTTAAAGAAAGTTTTTTAGAGCTTTGCCAAAAAATCAATCGTCCTGGTATAGTTGAGCTGTGTACTTGGCTAGAGGAAAGCGATTTTTATACTGCTCCTGCTAGCACAAGATATCATAGTGCATATGAAGGTGGATTAGTAGCACATTCTGTTACTGTATATAAAGAGCTTAAGCGTCTTTTAGAGGCTTATCCTGAAATTGCCACAAAAGTAACTGAGGAAAGCATTATTATTGTAGCTTTATTTCATGATCTTTGTAAAGTAAACTTGTACACAAAAGAAGTAAAGTATCGTAAAGATGATCAGGGTAAATGGGAAACTTATGATGCTTATGTTCATAATGAAAAACTCCATTATGGTGGACATGGAAGTAAGTCTGTATTTATTTTACAGAATTTCATTAGACTTTTACCTGAGGAAGCTGTCGCAATAAATTGTCATATGGGAACTTGGGATGGAGAAAATAATGTTATCGCCGCAGCTTGGGAGCATTGTTCTTTAGCATGGCTTTTGCATGTTGCAGATGAGAGTGCCACTTTTATTTGTAATACTTAAAAATTATATTAAATTGTCAGTTTATTTTTAAATAACTGGCAATTTTATTTTTATATAAGCTGTATATTATATTGTAAGCAATATAAATAAAAAATATAAAGGAGATTCTAAAAATGGATATGACAAGTTGCTTTAATGGAATGTTTGGAAAGCTTGGCCCTGGAATGTGTAGACTTACGATGAACGGTAAGATCGCAGTAAAGACTTCGAGTGGTTATAAGAGCTATAATGTTAAGACAGGTAGATTGACAAACTGCTCAAATTTCGTGTTTAATATTGGCGATGATTTCTTCTTTATTATTCCTACAAATAAGGTAGATGTCGGCGATATTATTCTGGTTAAGGGCAGACCACAGTGCGTAATTGAAGTCGACAATAAGACCCTTAAGGTTATGAATTACGAGGATATGACTATTGACACCATTGTGCCTGAGCGCCATGTTTTTATGGGTAATACATATTTTTATGGCAAGATTGTTAGCCTTATGGGTAGCAATGCCGGTAAAGGTAAGGATGGAATGAAGCAGATGATGCAGTTCATGATGATGAATCAGATGATGGGTGGCAATAGTAACATCGCTGGCGGAACTATCGGCGGTAATAACAATATGCTCCCTATGATGCTCATGATGAATGGCGGATCTGGAAGTATCTTCGATGGAATGCTTGATGGCATGTTTGACTTTGGTGATTCTGATCCAGAAGCTGTAGAGGTTGAGGATGAAATTGAAGAGGAGGATGAAGAGTAATGGGCGGCGGATCTTGGACAACTTCTTCTTTTGCTTCTTATTCAACTAGCGTTGGCAGAAGTTATGATGTGAATACTTGCTCTTTTGATAAGAGCTATTCGTCACAGGAGATGTTTAAGCAGAGTATGCTTCATGAGCAGCTTAAGCCTTATAATGTTCTCCGCGAGTGCGTAGATACTGAAGAGCACCCTAATACTATTCCAGTTATTTTTGGTCTAGATGTAACTGGGTCTATGGGCGATGCGGCAGTTAAATGTGCGACTGCTATTGATAAGATTATGTCTGAATTGTTTGGAAAGTATAAGGACATTGAGTTTTGCATTATGGGCATTGGAGATCTCGCTTGTGATGATTCACCTATTCAGATTTCCCAGTTTGAATCAGATGTGCGTATTGCGGAGTGGATGGATAAAGTTTACTTCGAGTACGGTGGTGGTGGTAATAGTTATGAGTCCTATACTGCTGCATGGTACATGGGGTCGAGACACTGTGATCTAGACTGCTGGAAGCGTGGTAAGAAGGGTATTATTATTACGCTGGGCGACGAGCAGCTAAATCCTTATTTGCCACAGCATAGGTTGCAGGAAGTAACCGGTGATGGTATACAAGCACATATTGAAACTAAAGATCTTTATGAAGAGGCGTCTGAGAAATTTGAAATTTTCCATATTGATGTAGATCATCGTTGGAATCATGATACTCAGATTGTGCCTTCTTGGACAAAATATTTGGATAATGAGCATTTTAAAACTGTAAAGCTCGATAATGTAACAGATACTATTGTAGAGATGATTTCCAGCGTTTTGGATAAGGCATCAGAAGCTACAGGTACTACAAATGTGCAGCTTAATGAAAACGGAGAGGTAGTTTGGTAATATGACAAACATAAAGGTAGTAATGGGGGCATCTTTTGGAGATGAAGGTAAAGGTTTGATGTCAGATTATTTTTGTCATCAAGCAGTTTCTAAAGGAGAGGATTGTGTAGTAGTACTTTCTAATGGTGGTGCTCAGAGAGGACATACTGTAACTCTTGCAGATGGGACTCAACATGTATTCCATCATTTTGGGTCAGGTACTTTTACTGGTGCGCGTACTTATTGTATTAGTGACTATATCCTTAACCCCATGACCTTTGTGAAGGAGTATCAAGAACTTGCTCAGCTTGGATATAGACTAAGCGATATGATCATAGAAAGCCGCTGCCGTTGGTCTACCCCATTTGATATGATTACAAATCAAATTCTTGAAGCCTCTCGTGGAGATGCAAAGCATGGAAGCTGTGGTATGGGCATTTGGGAGACTTCAGTGCGATATCAACGTTTAAAAAATCAGCCTACATTGGAAGAGTTTGATCTTTGGCCTAGAGATAAGAAGCTAGAATTTCTGAATGATTGTAGAACTTTTATGATTACAAGACTTGCTGAGGAAGGTGTATCTTATATTCCGGATGAGTGGTATGAAATTGTACATTCTGAAACTCTGCTCCAGCATTTTATAGATGATGTGCGGTTTATGATAAAGCATACGATACCTGCTTTTTTAGTTCCACTTACAAGCTTTAAAAATATTGTATTTGAAAATGGACAAGGCTTGTTACTTGACCAAGATCTTACTTTTTATGGAAATAATACTACACCGAGTGCCACAGGTTCTACAAATGCTATTAAAACTATTAATAAATACTTTAGTAGGCCTTCTGATGAACTTGCTATAGAAATGTGTTATGTGTCTAGAACTTATATGACTAGACATGGGGTAGGTCGTTTTGAAACTGAGTGCAAAAAAGAGCTTTTGAATAAGGATATGTTTGATGAGACTAACGTTACCAATCCTTTTCAAGATAATTTACGTTATGGAGAGCTTATTTTGCCTAATCTTGTTACAAGGGTGTCACAGGATTTTAGTCGTGCCTGTGATCTACTTGTGAATAAAAAACATGCTTCTTTAGTTGCTAATGTAGCAATGACGCATACAAATGAATATGAAGTAGATTATGCAAGAATTAGAGATAAGCTAATTAGTAATATCTATACTTCTAATACTAGAACAAGAGATTCTGTAAAGTTATTTACCGAATTTTAATTTAGGAGGCTTTAATGAGTACATTTGTAAGAGAGAAAGTTTTAAGGATTCCTTATGAAAATACAGGTTGGCAGCATAGGTTTTCAGACCCAGAGGCTGCTAAAGAATACTGCGAAGCAAATTTTAGTAATTTATTTGGCCATGGTAAGGTAGGTAAATTTCAGTTTTCACCCACTGAAAGAACTTTTATTGATTTTGTAATTGATCGAGAATATGATGCAGATGGTGGGGAATGGGGTAAGGTACGTGAGCTCTATCAGACTGAATTTAATACATTTGCTAGGTTGTTTGCACAGATTATGCCTGCTGCAGAGTTTTCTGCTATTAGAGTTGTGGAGTTTTGCTGGTATAACTGTACAGAGGCAGACGATTATTATGAGTATGATGAGGATCCTTTTTACCGAGAGATTATACTATGAATATTCTATATTATGATCAATCTGCACCAAAAGATAAACTTTTTGAGGCTGTAAAAATTCTCAGAGAGATTTTGGCTTCAGAGTTAATAGTGCTGCCTAAAGACTATGAATTAATTCTTGATTGCCCACTTAGTCGCTTACTTGAAATAAGAGGATTGCTTGACAAGGCTATTAAGGAGCTTGAAGAGAAAAATTGCTGAGATAGCAATTTTTCTCTTTCTTTTTATTGTATATTATAATAGATTTAAATCGGAGGTTTTATTATGGTTTATGTTACGGGAGATATACATGGAAACCCGGAGTACCTGATTTATAAAGCGCAATCGCTAGGCTTAAATAGAGACGACATCTTAGTTATTTTAGGGGATGTTGGTGCTAATTATTATCTGAATAAAAAAGATGATAGACTAAAAGAAGCGCTGGATAAATATATTGAGGCTACCATTCTTTGTATTCATGGAAATCATGAGGAACGCCCTTGGAACGTGGAAGGCTATTATATGGAAACCTGGAATAATGGTCTTATTTGGAAGCAGAAACAGTTTCCTAAACTTTTATTTGCTTGCGATGGCAGTGTTTTTGATCTAGATGGGATCAGTTGTCTGGTGCTTGGTGGAGCTTATAGCGTAGATAAGTATTATCGTTTACAATCTGGCTATGCATGGTTCCCTGAGGAGCAGCCGTCAGATGAAATCAAAGAAGTAGTAGATTTACAGCTTAATAATATTAATTATAAAGTAGATGCCGTATTTTCACATACTTGTCCATTTAAGTATGAGCCAATTGAGGAATTTATTTCTTGTATAGATCAATCTACGGTGGATGATAGCACAGAGCGTTGGCTTGACGAAATTGAAGATAAACTTGAGTATAAAGCTTGGTTTTGTGGGCACTGGCACACGAATAAGCATATAGATAAAATGCACTTCTTATTTGGGGATTGGGAGCTTTTGGAGGATATAAGATGAATGAAATGTATAATGTAATTGCGGATGTTGATGAACTTAAATGGTTTTTCGATAATGTTTTAGCTAAACCTGCCATACATGAATCTTATGCAGCAGTTTTTTGTGCACGTTATAAAAAACTTACTGAGTCAGAACGTGCTGAGGTTGGTATTTCCAAGCGAGATGCAGAATTTATGGCTACTCTGACATTTCGTGTTCGCAAATTTCATAATGCTTTAGATTTTGAGAAAGATGATGGTTGGAATTTTAATAATTTTATAAAATATCTTAAGCGTTTTAACGTGGATAAGGGTGCTTATTTGACAACTGGTGGCTATCCTCTACCTGAGAAATGTCTTGCTACTATTTTTTATGTTAATCCTTGTGATGAAATTAAAGTAGCAGATGAGGTAATGCGAAAGCTTGAGGAGACTAAAACTGCTATAGTGAAAGCAATGCTTAATGGCAAGACTCTTGATGATAATATGCAATCCTATCAGGCATTCAGTAATATTGAGAGAAATGTAAAACATGCTAGGGCACATTGTAAAGGATCCATTTTTTGGCTCGACTTTGATCTAGATGTGCCTCCATGGTTTAAAGACCAGTCGAATGATTATTATAATCAGATGCTAAATTGTTTAAACCAAAGATTTGGTCTAGGTAACTATTTAATTATTGATACGTCTGGTGGCTATCATGTGCTTGTTAAAACTAAATATATACACGAAGATCCTCATAATTTTTGTAAGGATATGCAAGGCCTGTATTGGAGAGCTATTACAGAGGACGGTTGCATGCCTTATATTGATGAAAAAGGAACTGAAAAATTTGAGTGTATTGTAAATGACTCGCAAATTCCTGGTATTCCAATGCCTGGTACCTACCAGTATGGCCGGCCAGTAATTATATTGAATAAAGAAAATTTTGTGCCTATAGGCTAAATAGTATATTATGGTGTTGTATATTATAATGTAAATAAAATTTAATTATTTTAGGAGAGAATTAAAATGAGAAATTATGAAACTTCCGTGTATGAGTACACCAATAAGAAGGGATTGAAGGTCATTAAGGCAGTAACACAGTATGCAGGTAAGTACGTATTTGCTACTGCAACTTTGTGCCCTGGAGATGAGTATGACTATGAACTCGGTCGAAAGATTGCGGAAAAACGCCTTGACTATAAGATTGCTCAGAAGCGTGCCTCAAGTATGAACCACCGAGCTAAGATGTACGCGCAGACCATTGAAGAGTATAAGACTCAGATTCGTGTAATGGAAAAAGAAATGGAAAAAGCTTTGGTTGCAGAAGGAAATCGTAGAGCAGAAGCAGCTGAGCTGAGCGCCGAGATTTTTACGCTTATTCACGGAATTTAATGAAGAAAGAAGTTTGGGTATGCTTGGTACATACTAACGGAAAGCCGTCAGTAATTAGCTCTGACGGCTATTCTTCTCTAAGTAAAGCTCAAGATGCTTTATGCCTAAGACTCTGTAACGAAGGCTATTGGCAAGATGAGTTTAATTATGTACAGCAAAATGGCTTAAAACATTATGAACTTAAATGTATTACTTTGGAGGCTTAATAATGGAAGAAAAGCTTTTTAGCAGAACGTGCCCGAAGTGTGGAGCAATTTGCTCTGAGACACAGATTGCTAAAGTAAATTTAGGTCCTGGGGCACAAGTTAATATGTGTTGTGAGAGCGGCCATAAGTGGACTGAGTTTTATAGCTTGACTTATCAAGGTTTTTGGTGGGATGGTAAAATGTATAATTCTTTTGGAGAGGAAAAGAATGACTGATCAGGAAGTAATCGATCGTTTTGTGACTAAGATTAAAGCTTATTATAGTGCTCCAAGATATACTGATCGTAGAGAGCCTCCACATACTCTTGTGTCCCATTTGTTTTGGGTGCTAGATAAGTTAGCCAAAGAAGATATTATAAATGAAGAAGTAGACCTTAGGCCAAGAACTCCAGCAGACTATGATAAGTTTATGGAAGAGTTTAATTCATGTTATAAATAATAGGAGGATTTCATGTACGACGATTTTTTTGATTATAATGAACCAAGCACTGGCGATTTGGTATATGAAGAGATTAAGAAAGTTTTACTTGGTACTGTAAAGCAAGAATTTCTTGATGAGCTTGAAAAGCTTAGAAAAGAAAATGAAGAGCTTCGACCTTATAAATATGAGCGTGATCGTATGAGAGCGGAGCTTAATACTGTACGGCGAGATTGTGAACGTCGTATTGAAGCAGCTGAGGATAATGCTAAAAGACTTACTCTTGAAGAGTTGTTTGGTGAATGCATTATTGAAGCTTGGAAAGTAGGACGTCGTAAGGTTTATGTTCCTAAGTGTGATAAATGTGATGATGAGCGCAAAGTTCATTTTATGTCACCAAGAGGCAAGGAATTAACAGAGCCTTGTGAGTGTGATAAGTATAGAACAGTCTTTGAGCCCGTACCTGCCTTGCTGACGAGGTTTAAGATTTATCCTAAATTTCCTATTGTAAATCAATTTAGAGATTCTACTTTTGATAAGCCAGTTTATTATTGGTATACTACTCGCTGTGATAACATTACTAATGAATGTGAGTTTCAGATTTCTGATTTTTCTGATGTAGGAACTAGTCGGACAGTAGATAACCTACCTTTCAAAGACCTTAATGAATGGTATAGCGTATTTCATAGCAAGGAATGCTGTCAAGAGTTTTGTGATTATTTGGCTAAAAAGGAAGCAGAGAAAACTGTATAATAAAAAGAGAGGTATTTGGGATGAACCCAATATAATAGGAGTTATAGTGTAAGATGATTTTAAGAATTACTGTTGGAGATAACGATTTTACTCAAGAGCTTGAACAGTTTGCTAATGATCCTGAAGGCTCTGCTTACTTATTAAAAGCCTGTAAGCTTGAGAATAAAGAGCTTACACAAGATGAAAAGATTGAATTATTTAAACGTGCAGATAGATTTAGAGACTTATTTTACATGACAGATAAGTACACTCCTGAACTTGCTAAAGAGCTTTGTGACATGCTGCAGCAAAATTGGGAGAACTTTGTAAATTATATTATGTGTGATCATGACTATTGGGATGAAGAGGATAAAGTCAGAATTCGCAAGTATCTTATTCGTGATTTTAAAGTAAAGTTCCAAAAGAGTCTTACCCCAAAAGATGAAAATGGTGAGGTAGTATATATTTGTTGTGGATATCATAGAAGGTGGTGGACATTTTAATGAAAAATATAACACCTGAATTTACTTGGAAAGTAAAACTTTTTGATGTAAATAGCCATAAGATTATTGATTATGATATTTTAGAATACCGAGAAGAAAAAATTAAAAAATTTAAAAAAACGTATAAAACTTTTGAAGCTTTTGCAGATGCTCTTCAGAGAGACCTAATGCATCAGTTTTGGTCTAGATCTGAATACGAGCTTTTGATAGGCTATGAGGACAGTATGCTTTGCTTATGGCCTTGGATCTTTGAAGCAGATCGATATATTATTCCAAAAGACCCCGATTTTGATTGGACAGCTTTTGCAGCAGAATTTTTAAGTACAAAAGCTTGGTATGACGGAAAAGCAAAGATTGATGTTTGGGATCAAATTAATTTTAGATTTGGTGAGTTTGCAAGATTTTGTTGGCATTTTCGACATAAATATCAAAGGAGTGCTAAACAGTGAGTTGTAGATTTTGTGAAAACAATAGAACAAATCCTGAATGGGAGCTTGACGAAGAACAAGTATTTTATGCCATGACAGTTGGCATGACTGAAGATGGCTACAGAATTATGTATAACAAAAAACCCTATAGACCACTTGAACTAATTTTTGAGAAGTGGAACAGTAAACTTAGCCCTACAGTTTGGCAGACTATGGGAGTTTATTATCCTAAGTATTGTCCTGAGTGTGGAAGAAAAATTGATGAGTATGATAGGAGCAAGTTTGACAACTATGGCTAATACACTTGTTAAAGAAATTGGAGAGTTTTTAGATAATTCTCTTGGCAGTGGCTATTATTGTGAGGAGCGCTCTAAAATTGATGAGTGGGCACTTGCTGAGCGCCTTAAACGAAAAGGTTATTGCCAGGATCCTTATTTAGTCTATGAAAAAGCGCTTTGTTGCCCAATTAATAGACGAAGAGAAAAAGAATGTAAAGTATGTTCCTGTGAGAGTATCGCTTTTTGTAGAATTTTGCGGAGAGAGGGATATATAGCTTGACGGAAAATATTTTACAAATGTTTATTATGACTTGCTGTAGAACTTGTTCAAGAACTCCTTGTGCAGGGGCATTAAGTTATACTTCAAGAGAACGTTGTAGCTTATATAATAAGTGGAAAAAATTATCTCAGGAGAAGCAAGCACTCCTTTTTATGAAAGCTGCTGCAGAAGAAACTATATTTTTAGAGGATTTGATAGATGACTAATTTTACTAGCGGATATATTACACAGTGTGGGCCTTGGATTCCTTGTTTAAAGCAAGGAGAATCTGTTTATACCTTTACTCCTGAAGAATTGAGTGAGCTCTTAAATAAAGCTTTTAGCGATGGTTATCAATATGCAAAGAGTATCTATGATATGCCTAATGTTACTACGGTATCATCCTCATGGGATGTAGCAAAGGAGACAGAACATGGAACGAATTGAAATTCCTGCCGAAGTTTATTTTGTAGCTCGTGATAAGAAAAAGTTTTTAAATGAAGCTGAGTGTACAAGGTATGAATATCTTCTAGATAAGTACATGGATCTTGCTCGTCATAGAGTCATCCAGGATGGTGAGGGACATGCACAACATTTCTTTTATATAAGTAAGGAAGAAATTTCTGAGCTAGGTGATTGGAGCTGGCACTTTTTAGGTTACAGACCTTGGTTTAGAGATGGCACTTATCATAAATGGGATTCTTTTGAAAAAGGCTGGGTTTGGCTTCCTTGGGAAGAGCAATACTCGGAAGGACCCACGCCTGAGCTTGGCACAATTGATGAATTTCTTGAGCTTCAGAAAGAAACTATAAAGTCCTATCAAGATACTATTGAAGCAGTAGAGTTGCTTAAGCAGTTTTATAAGTGAGGAGCAGATATGTCCACTGAAATTATAAAATTTTTGAAGGCAAAAAGTCATGAAGACTTAAGGAGTCATTTAAATGCTATTTATGATTATATAATTAAGGTCGAAGAAGAGCGCGATAAGGCTAAAGAACAGGTACAGCTTTGGAATAAAGATGAAGAGATTCAAAAGCTTAAAACTGAAAATGAAACATTAAGACGTAGAGAATATACTTCTTTCGTTATAACCCCGGAAGAAAGAGAATTTATTAATAATTGGAAAGCAGCACACATAGAGGAAAGTCCTAGTTGTGGTGAGTATAAAGGTGCAATAGGTGGCAACTGGTCTTATGAATTTATTCCAACCAGTATTGGTGATATAGGTGTTATAAAATGTTCTTGTGGAGCGGAAGTTATTTTTAAGGAGCTTAGCTAATGTTTAAAGAATTGAAACTATATTTTACAAATAGATCTCGTTACAATCAGTGGCGACGTTATAAAAAAATACAGAAAGCTTATCGTAAAAAGCTTATAAAGCAGGCCAAAGAATTTTGTCCTTGGTCTGGTTGGTATATGTACAAAATGACGACTACTATGCTTGAATTCTATCATAAAACTTACGCTGCAGGTGACTTGTGTTATAGCGAAGAAGGTAGGATAAAGAAGATCGCAGCCCAGACTGAAAAAGCATTAGAATTTGCCCATAACCTTGATACTTATGAAGACTTACCTGAAGAAGAGCTTGTGGCGATTGCTGAGAAAGAGCCGGGATTTAAAAAGTATGTAGAAAAATGGGAAAAGAAATTTGGTACCAAGGCGAATCCAAAGCTTATTTATGGAATTGCTTATGATTACTTTGAGAAAAAATATACTACTGGAGTCTATAATACTATAGGAAAGCATATCTGGGAGTGGTGTGATTGATGAAGGATAAGCTTAATAATTTTAAAGTTCCTTATGACGTTAATGATGGTCTTTGGGAACTATGTAAATATCAGCATGATCTTATAAAGCAGTATAAAGAATTTATAGAAAAGACTATTCTTGTAAAAATTCTTGAAGATTATGCACCTATCTCAAAACGTATTTATGGAGATCCACGTAAATCTGAGTGGTGGGATCAAGAATGCCGAGTACTTGAAGTGAGGATTCCTGAGGCAAGATTTATGGCTATTCAATCGCCTAATGTACGAAAACAATGGGAAATGCTTAACTGGGATACTCCAGTAGTAAAGCCTGAGATTTATCTTAATTTAATGTATAAAGCAGCAGAGGAGCAGAAGAAAAATGCTGAAACCGATTAAAACATTTTATGTTGTTGGGTCACCTAATTATACGGAGTATGTAGAAGCTCGTGATATTGCGCAGAATGAAAATTGTGTGGTTGAGCTTAGATGGTGTCCTAATATTTTTGCAGGCTGGTATCACGAATATGTATTTGAAGATAGTGATCCAGCAGAGCTTGATGCAAAGACACCAAAGGTATATGGAGTTTAAGGAGAGATAAGGTGGCAAAGTTAATTATTTTAGTAGGACTTCCTGGGTCTGGTAAAAGCTATTATGCAGAGCAACTTTGGAGTGTAGAGGCGACTTTTACTGAGTCTGCAGTAGTTATCCATTCTTCTGATGCTATAAGAAAAGAGCTTTTTGGCGATGAGGGCTCTCAAGAGAATAATAGTTTAGTTTTTGAAACGATGCATAAAAGAGTGAAAGAAGATCTTAGAGCAGGTAAAACTGTAATTTATGATGCTACTAATATTACTCGTAAATCTCGTAGCGGTGCCATAGCTTTGGCCGATAAAATTAGAGATTTGGTAGAGGTACATATTGTTTGGGCACCTATCAAAACTTGTATAGAGCGTGATGCTCAGCGAGAGCGCAAAGTGGGCGCAGCAGTGATAGACAAGATGCTTAGACGTTGGCAAAGCCCCTTTCCTACAATCGAGGGCTTTGATGATTTAAAGCTTGTATGTACAGATAATACTTTTGACCAGGTAGATTATATAAGTAGAAAAACTGCAGAAATGCACTTACCTCACGATAATCCACATCACACATTAGATATTTATCATCATTGTTTAGAGGCTGCCTTACACATTTCTAGTATGGGAGAATCAGTTCCAGATGAGTTAAAAGTTGCCGCTTATTGGCATGATATTGGGAAACCATATACTAAGTTTTATAAGAAAGATAAAGAAACCGGAGAGATAGATTACTCAAAAGCTCATTATTATGATCATCAAAATGTAGGTGCTTATCTTGCCTATGGCCTTTTTATAAATAGTAGTTATCTTAAATCTTCTGTAGTAGAAAAAGCTTGCTGGATTTCTTGGCTAATAAATAATCATATGGAGCCTTTTTTTGATTCAAAATTTTATAAAGAACTTCCCGCATGGGAAAAACATTGTATTGATATTTTACATAAAGCTGATGTGGAGGCACATTAATGCTTAAATTTAATAATGAAGTAAAAGAGCCACGAGAATATGTGCCAGAATCCTTAGAAGAGTGCCAAGAACACTATGTGCCGCCTGTTTCTGCACATATTTATTGTCCTCATTTTGGGCATTGTGATGGTACGGATGGTGGTTGCCATTGGTGTCGCGAAATGACTCCTTATCAGTGGTGGATGTGCTCTGATGAGACGTGGCTTAGAAGTCTAATGGGACCCTTAGCACGTGTTAAATGTGAGACGAAAGAAGAAGCAGCTAATTTTATTGAAAGCAGGAAACAATTATATGCTAGCAGAAAGGAACTAAAGAATGAAACTTAAAATGACTATTATTTACGGTGAGCCTCTTTGTGAGGCTCTCAAAGAAACTTTTGGCTGTGATACTGACCAAGAACTTCTTGTAATTATGAAAGCAACTATGAAAGCAAGTATGGCAAAAGAGGTCATTGATCCAGAAGATCTAAGTGTTGTCTGCGAGCTTGTAGATTAACAAAAAAATTTTATAAATAACAATACAATGTTAAAAATATAAAAATAATATTGTATTATATAATGTAACAACTTAGAGCCTATACTTATTTCTTTAATAGATTTGAAATCTAACCATTAAAAGCAGTTAGGCCAGAATAAAGCATTTAATAAGCAGTGATTTATTTTGGTAGTATAGGTATCTTATAAATCATTGTAATTTTATTTTATGGAGGTATTTACCATGACTATTAACAAGATTCTTATTTCTCGTCGTTACCTTGTAGAGGAGACTTTGCTTGAAGTTTCTGACACTAACGGAGCCACTGAACGCGCTTATTTGAATGCTTATTTGTTTGTAAATTTTGGTATTATTGTAGATAAGCCTATGCTTCTTACTAAGAACATGGTAAAGGCCATCGCAGAAGAGTATCGTCTTCAGGTGCCTGCTTCTTTCTACAAGAATCCTCAGGATACTATGTTTTACACCTGTGAAGAGCTTCATTTGAATCAGCTTCTTGCGTATTTCTTTGCTTATGGCGCAGAGGACTCTCGTGTAGATATCTTTGCTGAGGACAAGAAGCTTCCTGAGTACGATATGGGCATGGATATCAAAATCAGAGAGTTTAAGATCCTTAATGCTGATGAGGCAAATCAGGTTCTTTGTGATATTACTGCAGATTACTGTGGTTATAAGCGTCCTTGGAGTCTCGATGAGCAGGCAGAGTTTGTCGCTCTTTATAATCTTGGCTATTATAACGGTTATGAAGTAGCTTGTGGCGATAACGCTGTATTTATGATGGAGCATGATATCAATTTTGCTCGCTTTCTTTATAAGAAGGATCTTGTAAAGCTTTCTATCGCTCGTTGTGGCGAGAAGAAGGAACTTACTCTTGATCCTGATACTAAGGAGTTGATTGGCAAGGCTATTCTTCTTGTTAAAGATTGTCCTATGTCTAAGAAGCAGGCAAAGTTCTATAATAAGCTTGTTCAGCTTACTAAGGTACGTAATGTAAAGCTTGCTACCAATGTGCAGTCTCCTAATCGTCTTGCGCTTGAAAAGCTTAATAATGGAGATGTTCTTGGAGCAGCACGAGTTTTTGCTAAGTCTGGTTCTCTTCTTGAGCGTAATCTTAAGTTCCTCCTTTCTAGAGCTAATCCTGTGGAAGCAGTAGAAATTCTTAATATGCTTTCCAATAAGAATCCTATTGTTCTTTATCAGCTTATGTCTACTGTATTGGCAGATTCTGAAGAGGCACGTACTTTTGCGTTCTATGCTAAGAATCGTGTAAAGTCCCATACTGAGACCGAATATGAAGCACGTTGGAGAAAGTCTCGTTTAAATGATGCAACTAAGAAGCTTGTGCATGATACTTGTTTGACTAAGATCGAAGACCACTATCGTGCTCTTGATTCTCTTGGAAAGATCTATGTGCACCCTGATTTCTATAAGGTAGCTATGCCCGTAAATACTTCTGCAAGTGGTCGTGGTATCGATGTAGTACCTACTGGTACTCGTTTGCCTATTGTTGCAGATAATATTCGTACTTTTGTACATTGGGAGAACGCTTTCGATATCGACTCTTCTGTAGTTGTTCTTGACAAGGATAATCAGCTTATTGGTACTGTTAACTGGTGTGATTATAGAAGCAAGCGTTTTGGAAATGATCTTCTTTTCTCTGGAGATATTACTTCTCCGCAGGGAACCGAATACTTTGATATTCGTTTGGCAAACATGAAGAAGCGCGGAGCAAGTAAGCTTTTGTTTACTTTCCATGGTTACTGCAGCACCTTGGATAAGGGTGAGATCTACTGCGGCTACCAGCAGAAGACTGACCTCATGACTGAGGCATGGGATCCTAAGAATATTGAGCTCAAGATGCATGTTAAGGGAGAGAAGCGAGCTTACCTTGGCTTCGTAATTGACCTTGAAACTAATGAAATCATTGTGCTCAATCTTATGACTGACGACGATAGCCGTGTTGTAAGAGGAGATGAGTTCAGAACTATCATGCCTTATTTGGATGCTTCTAAGCTTGAGCTCAATATGGGCTTGATTGCATCTTGGCGTGGTGAGCTTGTTGAAACCCCTGAAGAGGCGGATATTGTCTTTGCAAATGACTATGTTTCTAAGGTTAAGAATCTTCCTATGGCAGAAGATGGTTCTACCAAAGAGCAGACCGTAATTCGTTCCTTCGACGTGGAGAAGCTTGTTGTTCTGGTTAATGCCTAAAAAACATAAGAGGCATAGTTTATGCTATGCCTCTTAAATATCCGCTAAATTATATTGCGTGAAAGCTATGATTATTTTAATAAGAATATTTTAGAATTTTTATTAAATATCTTTAAAATTTAATTATTTACATTGTATAATATAATACAGAGCCAATGCTTATTTCTTAATGCCTGTTAAGCCGTGGGTCGTAGGTTCGAGTCCTACCTTTCCGATGGAGGCACTGCCTGAATAAGGCCAATACTCGCGGATTGTAGCTCAGTGGTAGAGCAACGTATATATTAGCTTGGCCCTTAACTTTGAAAATTATAGAACCAATGCTTATTTCTTTGATTCTTCCAGCTGGTGGTCACGGGTTCGAGCCCCGTCATTCCGCTTCGGGATGTAGCTCAGATGGGAGAGCTCCAGCTTTCATTTAGCTTGGTCTTAATAAAAATCCTGTTAGCTTAATGGCAAATCCTGGATGGTTTTACACATCAATTTAAGGGACAGAGCCCCTCCCTTCAAAGGAGGAGATTCGGTGTTCGACTCCCGAACAGGTACATTTTAATATGCTCCAGTGGTGGAATTGGCAGACACCTGGGACTTTAATCTGTTCTCCTTAGATGTAAGGACTACATTAATTTGTAGAGAGTGCCTAAGAGGAAACTCTTAGAGTAGAAGCTAGCTAAACGGTGAAAGCGAACAGAAAATACCGTGCCAAAATCCTTAATTAGGATTGTGCGTAGAGGCTATACACTAGCTACCTAAGTGCGAAAGCATATGGTAAAGATTGAGTCCAGACTACAACACAGTAATGTGGCTATGGTGACATAGAGTAGTACGAAAATCCCATGCCCTTCGGGGCGTACCGGTTCGAGTCCGGTCTGGAGCACCAAGCCATTGATGTAATTACTAAAGCTCTTGTGATTACGTAGGCTTACAGAGCAGACATTAGGAGAGACTTATGGCAGTTGGAAAGACAACCGACGGTTCCGGTGCGTAGTGGTTAGAAGCATCGACTTGGATATGATGGTAAGCCAATACAACAATAACCATTATGATTAGTGTAGATGCGAATATAGGCGGGGTATTGTTATCCGGAAGTCCTCGTTACCGGAATTGCGCGGGAGCTGCTTCTATGGCTGTAGGCCCCTTACACTAACAGATAGTTATGAAGAGAAGAACACTCCTTGTTAGCGGTGAAATGATATATCTGCTAGCGGTGCGGATACCTATCCGACATAGCGTCTGCGTTAGCCCACCTAAGGTGCGTTAATCCTTAGTACTTATCGTGAGGGGCAATATTACATTTCTGTGCGAATATTGATGATTTCGTTTATTTGGTAGTTCAAGGGGGACGATAACTACCCCTTTGGAGTGTGCGCAGCATTAATGAGTTACTAAGTAATCGACATTGAAACTAATAAACTAAATAAAAACACCGAGGCGAGCCCTTAAGTTAATAGGGTGAATGACAAAGTCCTCCGATACCGCGGCTGAAAAAAGTGCCTTTAAGTCTGAAAAATAAAATCGTGCCGCAAGAGATTCCCAAGAAGCTTACAGCAACTGGTGAGCCCGAAAAGTCTATACTGTAAGATAGTACAAAGTAGGCGAGAATTGAGGATAGGATGAGGTGTGGCTACGCAGACCAACTTATATAAGTGACGGACAGGTAAATAGATCTGAAAAGTGAAATAACTGAGAAGCTTATACCCCTAGTGTCTAGGCGTAGAGTAAGTGTTCTTTGTTTAGTTTATTAGCAGAGATGTTTAAATTTTGGTTACATTATATAATGTATAAATAGACAGATAGTTTGCATCAAAGGTGGATAAGAAATCGCGCCACCAAAATACCACTAGGTTGAGGCGTTAAAAAGTAGATAAGATTCTTGCGCTACTAATTATTTGTCTCATATCCGCGTATAGTCGCTTAATTGGAAAAGCGCTCTCCGGGTTCGGTTGAGAGATAAGGTTCGAGTCCTTCGACGTGGTATTACGTAATATAGAAAATTTAAGTAAGGCCACAGGGCGAGGAAGTTTTGTGTGGCTATCGTTGACTGTGAAAAAACTAATCAGTGCCAGGGAGGCTCCGAACCCCTGTATTAATACTGGTAGTGCTTTATTAATAAAAGGTGAAAACTGTCTGACTAACGTCTCACTAACGTGCAGAAAGATTGCTACTAGCCTTCGGTGTCCTATAGGTCTCTGGTGTAACGGCTAGCATACGCGGCTCCAACCCGCTTGGTCAGAGTTCGAATCTTTGGGGGCCTGCCATTTAGATAAGGCCATGGTGTACGGCGCACGTCTCACCGGTCCAAACAAGTAGAAAGATTGGGGTTCAATTCCCTCGTGGCCTTGCCAAAGCGTTGACAGTCGCTTGTCATTACTGTTTGGTGGATACTCCCAACAATGAGTATGTAACGGCAGCGCGCAGGAAGTTATGCGAGCTAGGCGTCGGTGCTACAACGATGTGACACAAAACTTATGACATAGTATTGTAGCTTTTATATTGTCCGGTAGCTCAGCTGGTTAGATCGCGCGCCTGATAAGCGCGAGGTCGTGGGTTCGAGTCCCACCCGGACAACCAGCGCGGGGAGATAACTCTGTTGTTGTGCCAACTTCCTTTCAGGGTCGCGCCTGATAAATTAAATGTGAGTTCAACAAGGGTATATTTGCCGGACGCTTTGTGACCAAAGCATAAAGCGGCGATGATGCATCAGGGTTGGTAAACCTCTGTTCATAAAGTGCAGAAAGTTTCCAAAATTTTATATGGAGTAGGTAGTGAAGTGGTCAAACACGCGGACTGTAACTCCGTGCTTTATTGTAATGTATAGTTAGCATGAAGGAACTCGCGACTCCGGATCTGGATGTTAACTACATTCGTGGGTTAGGCGCGCATGTGCCCCGTAAAGCTTCGCTGGTTCGAATCCAGCCCTCTCCACCAAATTTATATGGGTAAGTAGCATTGTGGAATGCAGACGTTAAACGTCCCGCGGGAAGTATGGTTCGACTCCTACCTTATCCACCAAGTATGAATCAGTAAACTATAATGGCAAAGTGGGGTAATTGCCCATTCGGTTCGACTCCGATGAAAAGTTGTGGGAACGTTGTAAGTTCGATTCTTACCTGATTCACCATTAACCTTTATTGTTTTCAAATACTATAATGGATTTTTATTGTAGGTCTTCGTGCACAGAAGTACAAAAACAAAGAAACTCTGTATTAGTTGACTTTGCTGGTTGAAAGAAACTGGATGTTTGTACAGACAAGACGTTGGGTCAGCGTCTATAACTTTGTGCCCACGCTATATTGCGCGGTTGGGTAACGGCAGCCCGCTGGACTTTGACTCCAGTTGTCCTAGTTCGAATCTAGGCCGCGCAGCCAGTATTGACCGTTAGCTTAATGGTAGAGCGTCCGGCTCTGACCCGGAATGCCGAGGTTCGATACCTTGACGGTCAGCCAGCCCCAGAGTATGACTATCCTTCAACAGAAAACTGAAAACGTTAAGATTATAGGTACCTATAAGCTACGAGTAAAACAAAGAAGGAATACTTTAATAAAGTAGGTAATTAAATTATGATTGAATGGGCAAAAGCACCTAGTATTGGGCACACTAAATTTGAATGGTACCAGGGGCTTCAGGATTTAATTTTAGAGATAACTGCTCTTAAAGGAACTAATTTAGTTTGTAAATGCTCAGGTGACACTGCTTCTATTATTGTATTTTTTACTGGGTTTGAAAAGAGCCCTATTTCTGAAATTTATAGAGAGTTTGAACTTGGTAAATCTTTTGGAATTACTTATATAATTACTCCAGATCTCAATCAGCAAATTAATATAGAAGCTGATGGTAAAGTGTTTGAAATTATTAAAATTATTTAAAATTTATACGCTAAATTAATTAGATTTGATTAAAATTTTAAGGAGAAAGAAAAGAAATGTTTAATTTTGATTTTTGTAAATCGATAAAAACTATGCATAGCCTTGTTATGCCCTTTTCAGCATCCTTTAAGCCAGTAGGGCCATATCATATCCAGCGTTAATATTTTCGTAATATATTGAAGATAGTATTGGCGTTTGGAATTAGTTAGTAAACTTAGTTCTAAGCGTCAATTTTTATTTATAAAACTACGAAAAATACAAAGTATATCATCGTATAATATAAAGTAAAGGTTATAATATCGGTTAGATATATGCGGCTATATCTTTTGAATCTAAAACGCCCTTCGCCGAGGCGTCCAAGATACCGGTGTTCACCATAAGCAACACTGCGTTTAATATGCACCCGTAACTCAGTGGTAGAGTATCTGACTTTTAATCAGAGAGTCGTGGATTCGAGTTCCACCGGGTGCACCAGATTTAAAATGAGGTTTCACTATGGCTTATATTTATGAAATTATTAATGACATAAATAATAAAAGTTATATAGGGAAGACTGAATTTGCAATCGAGCGAAGGTTTAAAGAGCATTGTAAAGAAGCTTTTCGTAATCGTTGTGAAAAACGTCCTTTATATGCTGCAATGCGAAAGTACGGTATTGAACATTTTCATATTGAATTACTAGAAGAAACTGAGTTACCTGAAGAACGCGAAATATTTTGGATTGCAACTAAACAGACCTATAAGCAAGGCTATAATGCTACTCTAGGTGGCGATGGTAAAAAATACTTAGACTATGACTTAGTGGTTACTACATATAAACAACTTGGTACCATTTCAGCTGTAGCTGACAGACTTAATATCCACCGGGAAACTATTAGTAAAATTTTACGAATTAAGCAAATTGATGTGAAAACATCTTATGAGGTATTATTGGAAAAAACTGGAAAAGCTGTTGAACAATACTCACTTACAGGTGAATATATTGCAACCTTTCCGTCTACTTTAGCTGCTGTGAAAGCTTTAGGTAAAATGCAAAATAAACAAACAGATCGTGGTTCAGCTGGACATATTGCCGATGTCTGTAACGGTAAACGTAAGACTGCTTATGGTTATATTTGGTGCTATCAAACTATTTAGGAGTTAATAATGAAAGTAAGATATATTTGTAAGCATTGTGCACATATAAATGAGATCACAAGTTTTTGGAAATGGTTTTGGGCGCCTCATCTTGGGGCAAAGAAACTATTAGAGTGTAGTCATTGTAAATTAACTAGCTATATGTATCGCCAAGATGGTCGTAAGTGGCTTGATTGGCCTAAAAATAAGTAAACAGTATTCTCTGCTTTATGCTCCGGTGGCGAAACGGCAGACGCGGTAGGCTCAAACCCTATTGTAGCAATACATATGAGTTCAAATCTCATCTGGAGCACCAATCTCCTTTACATATACTTGCTCTAAAGTATATGTGAAATAGGAGATATCTCAATGGGACAAAAAACAAGATTAACTGCAGCTATTATTGAGCGAGTTTGGTCTTTATACGAATCTGGCTGGCAAGCAACTGATATTGCTAAAAAATTAAAAATCAGTAATGTTTCAGTACAACGTTGTATTTTCGCGTTAACTACTGCTAAATCAGGCAAAAAAGTAGAATATGAAGGTCTTTTAAGAGATAGCCATCATATCGCCGATTATGCTAATGAACAATTTAAGCAGGAAATAACAGAAGGAACAAGCAATAAAGATATTGAACTTGCCGCCGCAATTAATAGACTTGCAGACAAAATTGAACAACAAACACAATTATTTGAAAGCTTTATAAGAAAGCTTGAAAGATAATTCTTTGGGAGCATATCAGTAGAAAGGATTTTAAGTGGGATATGCAGCGTCCAGCTTGGAGGGGAGCGTTTGGACTAATGTGGAGGATTAAGCATAATTGGCACTGCCGCGGTCCTGAAAACCGTTCACGTGAGAGCGTGTGGGAGTTCGAGTCTCTCATCCTCCGCCAGATTGCTAGAGCTGTTCGTTCTAGTTCGTACAGCTTAATAGATGGACCAACGGAAATGCTAAAGGACGGCTTTCCTTGCCGAGCATTTGACGCCTGAATCTAGCCTTTTAATTTAATATGGCGGACGTAGCTCAGTTGGTAGAGCGTCAGATTGTGGCTCTGAGTGTCGCGGATTCGAATTCCGTCGTTCGCCCCAGAATTTATGAAAGAGAGGTATTCATTATGCAACTATAGTAATCTTTAATTAAAGGAGCTATTATGCAAATGAATAATAAACACAAGTATTTCAGAAATCTTCGTTATAAGCAAAAACTTGAAGCCAGATATGATAACTGGTGTGAACGTCACACTGGAATTTATTTTACTACCGAAGAGCCTGATCCTAGAAATATTAGAGAGCATCAGCATGCTAGATGGTTTAGAAATGAAAAGTTTCTTGGACATGACTGGTATCTTTGTTGGCAGCGTCCTGAAGTACCTTACAGTATTAGGGAGTATACTTATCATACCAGTAGCTGGAAAAAAGTTATGAAACAGCAGACTTCTAGACGTAATCGTCGTATTAAAATTACGGAAGATGATACTGCAGCAAGAGAAAAAAGTTTTTATAAAAAAGTAGAAGATATTTGGAATTACGACTAACAAATATTGTATAATATAATAAGCTGAATAGTGAGTAAAAATCCATTCTTAGTATGCTTTCGAGTACAAACTATTTCAATAGAGTTCCGTACAAGCTCTGAAATGGTGAAAGCAGGAACCTGTGCAAAGATGGTGTAAGGGTAGCACGCTGGCCGTTTGTGGCCGGAGGAAAGGTTCGAATCCTTTGAGCATACCCAAAAGAAAAGTTCCTTAAAAATACTGCGAATGAAAAAGATGTGCCCACAAACTAGACTTACTACTTATTAGTGTGTTGTGTGTATAAAAGTAGTCCTTTAGTCTGGGAGTAAAAATGGATTGAAGATTAATAAGCAACTTTTCCTTGACGGTGCGCAACGTTTTGGAAACGCATCTCCTACATCTGAAACTGATGTGGTTCAGCTTGTTTTATATTTCGCTCTGTAACTCAGTTGGTAGAGTAGCGGACTCATATCCCGCATGTCAGAGGTTCAATTCCTCTCGGAGCGACCAAAAATTAGGTACTCTAAATCCTATGTAATTCTTGTGGCTAGTGTGGTGTAGTTAAAGTACCGTTCGAGTCGGTTGTCAAACATAGGGAGCTTATTTAGACTACATGAATGAGTAAGCAGTATTTAATTAATTTAATATAAGTGAGGTAAGTTTATGAGTAGAACTAGAGCTTATACACGTAAAATGAGAGCAAAGCATATTAAACGTAAAAAGCGAATTGTTTCTAATTGGCGCTGGTATGGTGAGCATGAATTTTACCATCACGATGGAATGTTTTCAAAAAATAAGATTCATTGTTCTTGTAGAATGTGTAGATCAAAAGATTATAATGGCCGACATATACCTACTATGCAGGAAAAGCGTCATGGTATTGGTCTGAAATATTCTACATTAACTAATGATATTAACGCGGGTTTGGCGGAATTGGCAGACGCGTCAGCTTGAGGAGCTGATGGGAGCAATCTTGTGAAGGTTCAAGTCCTTTAATCCGCACCATAAGCACCGATTGGCCCCTGCAGCAGCAGATATAACTGTTAATATTAAGAGCATATAGCAGCACAAAGTATTATCTGCGGTGCGCCAAGAAAGAGTAGTCTCTAGCCAAGACAAAATGGGTAGCTTTATTTTATAGTGAAAATCGGATAATACTATAAAAAAATTTTTAATTTGCCTAACGACCGGAAAAACAGACCTAGGAATAATCCGGCGTCCCGCCATCAAATTGGGATGATGAGTAGAGTGGTTTGTTACTTTAGGCAGCCATGCAGGATTAGTGTCAGTGGCTAGCACGTCAGTCTTCCAAACTGAAAGGGCCAGTTCGAATCTGGTATCTTGCTCCAATATGGTAACATACTCAAGTGGCTTAAGAGGGCGCTCTGCAAAAGCGTTATTCATTGGTTCGAATCCAATTGTTACCTCCAACTGCTCTTAAGGCACAGCCATTAACCTTAGGAAAAAACTGGGAGAAGCAATCGGCAAGGATGGATACGTCTGGTTGTGGTAAGAGGGTAAAACATCTACCAGGTTCAGCTTCAGGTACCTCTTATATTTTATGCGGGTTTAGCTCAGTTGGGATGAGCATCTGCCCTACAAGCAGGGGGTCGGCGGTTCGATCCCGTCAACCCGCACCATATTTGCAGTATTAGTTTAGTGGTAAAACAACAGCATGGCAAGCTGTTGTCACGAGTTCGACTCTCGTATATTGCTCCAGACCGGTTCGGTTTATACTAGTTTTTGTCGAATAACAAAGCCGGCCCAAAAGTTACGGGCCCTCGTGCGCGAAAGGATGCTCCTCGGAGAGGTTGCAAACTCAAAGAGTTAGAAAGGTACATAGTCCGCCGGTTGCCACGTCAGTTGTTCATTAGGCGCGCCTCGAAGGCGATAGAGGCTAATTAAAATTCACCCAACCAGGCAGCAAGATAATGTAAGAACAATACAAAAAGGCTTAGGCTGCCAATAATCTTGCATTCTAGGTATACCTAGACTCTGAGCTGACATGTGATCCTCAGCTAATGTCAATTGGGACAAGACTGCCGATGAAGACCTTTACTTTGTAGCAAAAGCGAAGGGGTTAGGGCATGCACGGGGTTTGTAAGTAGAACCACAAGGCTACTAGACGAAAGTCGAAAAGAAAAACTTACATCTTAATAACGGGATGTGGCTCAGTTTGGCTAGAGCACGTGATTTGGGATCACGGGGCCGCAGGTTCGAATCCTGTCATCCCGACCATATGCCTGGGTAGCTTACTTGCGGTCTAAGCACCGGTCTGAAAAACCGGAGTGTGGTGGTTCGACTCCACTCCCAGGCACCAATATTTTCCTCCTTGTCCTCGACGGTTTTGAGGACGTGCCTTATAAGCGCGCACACGAAGTTCAACTCTTCGGGGGAGGACCAATCGGACTATTAGCTCAGTTGGTTAGAGCTACCGGCTCATAACCGGTCGGTCCAAGGTTCGAATCCTTGATGGTCCACCATAAATTTTATGTAAATGTTTCTGCTAAATTATAATAGCGGAGACATTTTACTTCGTTTAAAACTTTAATTCTATGAGAGGTATAAATATGGCAGAATTCTGTAAAGAATGCTTTTTGACTAAACTTGAGCCTGGAATGAACCCAGATAATCTAGTTATGAGTGAAGAAGCAGATTTATGCGAGGGCTGTGGTGAACAGAAGCCTATTGTTCTGGAAGTAAAAGAAGATGTGCCAAAGCTTACTATTGCTGAATGCCAAGTTGAAACTCAAAAACATATTGAGAATGTAAGAAAATATATCAGATTTATGATTGATAAAATTGATATGAGAGGTGTAAAACATGATGCCTCTAAGCTAGAATCTCCTGAGGTTGAGGTTTTTGCAGAGTATACTCCTAAGCTTAATAATACTACTTTTGGAAGTGACGAATATTATCATAATCTTGAACAGATGAAGGGCGCACTTGATCATCATTATGCGTCTAATCGTCACCATCCTGAACATTTCGTTAATGGTATTAACGATATGACGCTCATTGACATTTTAGAGATGTTTTGCGATTGGAAAGCTAGCACATTGAGACACAATGATGGCAACCTATTGAAAAGCATCGAGACGAACGCTGAACGTTTTAATATGGACGGACAGCTGAAACAAATACTTATTAACACAGCTCGTATGATAGATGAGCATGAGGATTAAATCTTCATGCCATATGCTGGCATAGCACAGTCGGTAGTGCACTTGCTTGGTAAGCAAGAGGTCCCCAGTTCAAGTCTGGGTGTCAGCTCCAAGGTTTATCCGTAGCCAAGAATAAACGGTTGTCGCAAGAGAAGAGGGAAAACAGCGGCATAAAAGAAGTATCACCAAACCTCGTAAATGACTGGTAGTGAAAGTCTGTTATAAGCTTTACGAGTGAGTCCAAACGCCTTGATAGCAAGACTGGGGTTGAATGCAAGTAGACATTTTTTAATGTAGTACGCTAAAAGCTATCTGAAATACCTCTGGCAAATACTTAAAATTATATAATTCTATGCTGTATATTATATTGAGGTTTGTGTTAAAAGCATTCGCCTCAATATTTTTATTATTTAAGGAGAAGTATTTTTACTATTATATGAAGGTATCAGAACGTAAATTTACAAATCTAGTATCACCTATTGACGTAAGAGATTACCGTATTGCTGCTGTTTCAGAATTTCCTGAAACTTTCGAGCTTCCTGCTGTATCTGTCAAAGATCAAGGAGAGACAGGTAGCTGCGTAGCACATGCTTGTTCTTCAGTTGTTGAATATCATAATAAAAAGCAGCAGGGAACTAATACAATTTTTAGTACCGAGTTTATTTATGGTTATCGTCCTATTGGTTATTACGTAGGTGAAGGCATGTATATCAGAGATGCCCTTAAAACTATTACCAAGCTAGGCGATTGTCCTCTTAATAATTTTAGAGGCAACCATGAATACAAAGAAGCTATGTCAAATGTAGCTGAACAGTTTGATGTTCTTGCAGACAAAGCTTATCCTCATAGAATTTCTTCTTACGCTAAAGTAAAGACTGTTGAAGAGATTAAAACTGCACTCATGAATTATGGCTATGTAGTTGTATCTATGAATTGGTACAAGGACTATAAACTGAAAAAAGGTGTCTATACCTATACCTCAAATGAGACTTCTGGTAGACACTGCGTGGTAATCTATGGCTGGGACGAAAGAGGTTGGTTAGTCCATAACAGCTGGGGTTATAATTGGGGCCAGAAGGGAAAATTTGTAGTTCCTTTTGATTTTAAGTGGAATGAAGCTTGGGCAGTTATTGATAATATTGTAAATGAAGGCGATGTTGTAAGACCTGCTGAGAAATGGTATGTAAAATTGTTTGGAAATATTCTAAATAAAATTGCAAATTTCTTTAGAAAGCTCTTTAAAAAGATTTAACTGCACGCTGTATAATATAATGTAAAATATATTTTGAAAGTGAGATTCTAAAAATGACAGCAGAACAGATTAAGCAGAAAATTAAGTTTATTGATATCAGAATTAATACTTTAAAAACAAAGGGCGAAACTAAAAATGCTGCTCTTATTAATAAGCAGCTTCGTAAGCGTAGAGCTCTTGAGGCACAGCTTTAATGGCACCTCAGCAATGGGCAGCTGTTATTATATTCTTTGCATTTATTTTGATTTTTCCATGCGTTATTGAAGGTGCAGAATGGAAAGTTTGTTTTGATAAGAAAAAAGAATATAAACTATTATCGCCTGCTACTTTAAAGCGTGGCACTGAAATGAATTGGGTTGGTTGTATACTTACTTGGGTAGCTCTTGGCATTGTATCGCCTTGCATGTTCATTTATAAGTGCATTTATAATTTATTTCATATATAAGATTAGGTCGATCAGCTAAGAGATTAAACCTCTATGGACTCTTAACTCTCCACCTATGTTATGATAAAACACTGTTATTGCAGTTCGATTCTGCGCTCAGAGGGTCATTCTCGCCGCGTTAATCAGGTTAAAAACGGGAGGGGATATGGTTCGATTCCATTAGGGTATGAGGTAAATAACAGAAACCTGATATTTTTAAAAATTTGATTGGATTTTTATGCTAAATTATCTGATTGTGCATTAAAAATCCTTCAGGTTTATTGTATAATATAAAGTATGGAGGAGTACTCAAGCTGGTTAAGAGGACGCACTGCTAACGCGTTAGACCGGTAATACGGTACGTGGGTTCGAGCCCCACCTCCTCCGCCAAAGGCACTTGAAAGGTCTGGTTCAAATCCATAAGCATCGTGGTGATGCGCTTTAGCCCCTGAGAGCAGCTAAGGAGAGAACGTTCAATTCGGCTGGTGTAATCTGGAAGCATAGTCAAGTGGCTCTCATTTAAACTAATTTGGAGATATTTGCTTTATGATTTTTAATACTAATAAGGATAAGGGACGAGCTGGTATGGCTTTAGCTATCGCTTATTTTGGGAGTAATGGTTATACTGTAAATATTCCTATGAATGATACGCAATGGTATGATTTAGTACTTGAAAAAGATGGTATATTTCAAACCGTTCAATGTAAGGCGACTGGTAATACTGACAAAACTATCTATTTAAGAAGTATGGGTGGTAGTGCTGGAAAAGTATAGGATAATGTTTTGAATCATCCTGTAGATTTATTATTTTGTTTAGATGATGAACAAAATATGTATGTTATCCCGATAGCTAAAATCAGAGCGGCAGGTAATAATACATCAATCACGCTTAGTACAAAAGCTCGCCCACAAGGGTTAAACACTGCTGAGTATCTAGTTAAAATTTAATTTGGGAGAGTAGCGAATCGGCAAACGCGGCGGTCTGTAAAATCGTTCTTTCGGGGTAATGGGGTCGGCACCCATCTCTCCCACCAATAAATAAAATATGGGCCCGTAGCTCAATTGGGAGAGCACTAGTCCTGCAAACTAGAGGTCGTCGGTTCGACTCCGATCGGGTCCACCAGAAAAAATACGCCATAGTTAATGGTTCAAATTCTGCTAGCAAATAAACAATAGAAGTCCCGCAAGGTGAAAGCGTGCCAATAGGATGTTCGGCGTATAATTTTCAGTATCTCAATGATAGCTCAAAAGGTTATGGAAATTATGAATGGTATAAGCTTAATTTCTAGAGGTCCGGTAGGCTAGAGCATTGGACAATAATCCAAAGATATAGGTGCGAGGCCTGTTAGAGATACTTTATAGGAAATAGCTGATGTGTAAAGCATCTAGTCAAAGCTCTCTTGACGATAAATTAAGACTATCGGATTTACCGACCCTCTGGGGCAAGGTCGAGAGAAAGTGTGCGGAGTGCGGCACTAAGGGAAGTAGCTATAATCCTCTCGGACGCAGGATTATCCCAGGCAATTATTGCATAGTGGCGCTCAAATATGCGGAAGTGACGGAATAGGCAGACGTTCCAGCCTTAGAAGCTGGTGCCATTGGCGTATGGGTTCAAGTCCCTTCTTCCGCACCAAAGTAAAATTTAGGAGTTTAATTATGGCAAAGCGTATTATTGAAAATGGAAAGTATAATGTAATTACTTGTTCCGAATGCGGTTGCAAGTTTGCATTTGATAAAACTGATATTGAAACTGATGGTACTGTAACTTGTCCTCAGTGCGATAAAGCAAATACTCCTACTGTTAAAAAGTAATTAAATATATCGTATATTTTATTAGGTGCCACGAAGCAGGCAAGTGCATTTACCGATAGAGGGAGCTAGTCATAAGTACTAGAGGGTCCAACTGTGCATAGCCTTGAATACCAGCAGCTGTGGTAAATGGAGTGAGATGAACAGCCTAACGTTCTGAGAGGAAGCGATAACAGAGTAACGTAAAACTTAACACTTCCACTTTTATATGCCCTTATGGTGTAATTTTTTGGTTAACACAGCTGACTGTCACTCAGCAGACGTGGTGGGTTCGAGTCCCCCTGGGGGCGCCAATATGCCGTTTGAAACAAATATGTCGTTGGGTCAGAGATAATATTTAGCTAGCTTTTAAGTATTATCGTAACGAAATGTGTAGTTGAGTGACTTTAAGCTCGCCATTAATTAAAAATATTATTGGTCGCTGTGGTATGAACACAGACGCTGTCTCAGGTCGTAGCAGCGGAGCAAGGACGCGGTGAACTGACGACGAATGTCACCAGTCTAAATTAGCGGGGAGCAGAAGCTTGTGTAAAGTGGTGAGTTTTAGCGAATAATTCCACGCCAATTATATTATATATCGTGAGGATAGACGAAGCATCGAGTCGGGTCTCTTATCATATGAGGCTGACAACGCTAGAAGTAAGTCTGAAAGTATCAGCTGTAGAATAAGAAACTGCTTCTTGAAGTGAAAAATAGGTGATGTACTTCGGTACCATGTATCTAGTAGCAAGTTATAAGTAGGTTTAAGTCCTACCTTCACAACCATTTATATTCCTCGGTAGCTCAGCTGGTAGAGCAACAGACTGGTCCGAATAGTTCAGTTGAGAGAACCGCCGGCGTAAGCAGGCTAGACGTGAGTTTGAGTCTCACTTTGGGCACCATTAATCTGTGGGTCACAGGTTCGAGACCTGTCCGAGGAGCCACTGGTTTCACTTATATAGTGATATAATTGCGCAGACTAAGAAATACCAGAGCAGCGACGGCGAGATAACCGTGAGTAAACTCCCTTTCGTTTATTACTTTTGAACTGGCATGATTGTAAAAGTAATATGCTCGGTTAGTCAAGTTGGCCAAGACGCCGGCCCTTCAAGCCGGAGGCAGGAGTTCGAATCTCCTACCGAGTACCAGGCTGCCGTGGATTGCCGACCCCTTAATGGCCACGGGTGGGGATAGGTTGGTAAACCGACTATGGTAAGCATAGAAAAGTTTCCAAAGTATCGACGGAATAAAGACATGGGTTGAAATCCCACATCGCCGCTATGGCGTGATAGTTTAGGTTGCGAGAATATTATTGAAGATACTAGGTAGGTGCTACGAAGCCACAAATCGTTACATTTAGGTGTTGATTGTAAAAACGCGGTCATTGTTTATACCGGTATAAACCTCTGATGGGAAACGAGACGGATAAAAGAAGCAGTAGTAAATGGAATTAGATAAACAGCCTAAATTTTTTTTTAAATTAAATAAAATTTTAAAAATTATATTGTATAATATAATAACGGGCCTGACCGATAACTTCCCGTAAGGGAATGAAAGGAGTATACTGACAAGACTCCGCTGTGATGAGCAGTACCTCAGGCAATGTGTGACGGGACCTGTAAGAATTGAAAAGATTCTTACGAATATGCTAACCCCATGTTCTAACTTGTCAATGATGAAATGAATGAGATTAGTTGAGGGCCAACTGGTTGAACTAATTTCTGCTCTCGCAAGGAGCTGGTTTCAATGCAAAAGGATTTGATGAGGTAAGGTAAGCTACAGGAAGTAAAATAGTTCAAGTTTTAGCAAGCAAGGGCGACTTCCATTTATATCTGCTATGGTGGATATAAGAAATACAAGTACGAAGCCAAGGAAAGTATTGAAGGCGGGTAGCATTCTTGCACTCAAAAGGTGTGAGAACTACAACAATAGTCTGTCTTCCGTCAAATCTCAACTTAGCGTGGGTTCGAGCCCCACCCGGCGTGCCAATTTTATCTTATAGAGATAATTAGCACTTATCTCTTGCATACGCCGGTAGCTCAGTAGGCAGAGCGGTTGTCATAGGAAAACAATGTCATGAGTAAAAACCTATTGTTGGAAACAAAGAAAAGTGTCTTAAGCCCAGAGTGGTAAGCAATCTGGGATATTAGGTGTCACAAGCATCTAGTATTTGATTGAAACGAATCTATAGAGGCGTAGCAACCTCGAACAGCCCGCAAGGTTGATAGTGGAGTGATAATCGAGTAATTGTTTCTGTAAAGGCGAAAGCAAGCCTGGAGCCCTTGTGCTGGGGTGACGAATTGCAGGCATGAGCGGTACTTCCCAAAAGGAAGTGGAAAAGTGACTAAAAAATAAGGTCATTAAGCCGTAGCAATCATAAGATGTATTCTCAGTCTTTTAATCTTCTTACCATATATACTAATTGTCTGAAAGGATGCTGTTAAGACAGGGATATAGCCCCTGTCAATTAGTATTTTATGCTCCATTCTTCTAGTTGGCCAGGAAGTAAGATTCTCAATCTTAAAACAGGTGTTCGAACCACCTATGGAGTACCATTTATATTTGCGCGGTTAGTTTAATGGACAGAACGCGTGGCTACGGACCATGAGATATGGGTTCGATTCCTATACTGCGTGCCACATACACTTTTAGCTCAGCTGGAAGAGCGGCCCTCTCCTAAAGGGCAGGTCGTTGGTTCAAGTCCAATAAGGTGTGCCAATATGCGTCCTTAGCTCAGCGTATAGTAGCAACGGTTTTCTAAACCGTAGGTCCTAGGTTAGAATCCTAGAGGGCGTGCCAAAGATGCTGGCGTTTTAGGTAAAAAGTGTGAATGCTAGGAACTTTGGGTGTATAGTTTTCTAACCCTCCGAGTCAGCATCTTATTCTTTTTAAGGAGTTTATTATGAAAGTTTATGAAGTAGAATTTCATTATGGAAGAAATACTTATGAATTTCTGTCAGACCTTGATCTTGAAGTAGGTAAAACTTATAGACTTACTAATGATTTAGGACATACATATAAAAGTAGAGCGATTATTTTAGATAAAAAAGATGTTTCCGTATTCTCTGGTACAATGCGAGAAATTGTAGATGCTGATGAGGAAATGCCATGGTAAGTGATTAAAATATAAAAAATATATTGTATAATAAAATAGAGCCAATACTTATTTCTTAGATATTTTGGGTATATATTTTAAAAGTTTGGCCAAATATTATGCTAAATAAAATAGAGCTTGTGCTTATTTCGTACATATTATAGAAAATTTTAAAAAGGGTATAGCCAAGCCAAATTATTTAAACGTAGAGCTTATGCTTATTTCTTAATGCAGGTGCCGACATGTCGGCAGAAAAATCAGCTAAGCCTTATATAGAGTCTATGCTTATTTCTTTTGACTTAAATTATATAATAGATAGTGTGATAGCTAGACCATAATTTAATACTGCGGAGTGGAGCAGTCTGGTAGCTCGTCGGCCTCATAAGCCGAAGGTCGTTGGTTCGAATCCAACCTCTCGCGTCCGCTGGCATGGCGCAATGGTAGCGCACCTCACTTGTAATGAGGTGGTTGTGGGTTCGACTCCCTCTGCCAGCTCCAATTTTTTTAGGATTAAGTTGTAAAAACTTAATCTTTTTTTTATTATCAATAATACGCTAAATTAAATAGACAGATTGCTTTTACGCTCTCTGTGCAAAATATCTAATTTAAGGGAGCGTATACGCCAATGGAAAACTTAGGAGGAACAATTTTAGCTACAGTAATTTCTGTAGTAGTTACTCTGGTTGTAACTCTTGTTTTTAATAAACTAGTTGCAATACCAAAAGTGAGAAGACAACAAGAGGAAGGAGAGCGTCAAGAGCGTGAAGCAATGAAACAAGACATAAATGAACTAAAAGCTAAGACCTGTGAATTACAAGTGGCGATTGATGCTTTACCTGGATATCGAGCTCAAAGCTTACAAATTCAGTCAGAACTTAGGAATGCAGATAATGCAATAATTGACGCTTGTTCTGCTATTAAAGATAGTATTGAACGGCTAGAACATAGAGAAAGAAATGCTCTTCGTATGAAGATACTAGCTGAATATCGTTTATTTACAGATACACATAAAAATCCAATGAAAGCTTGGACCGAAATGGAACATCACGCTTTCTTTGAAGTAGTACGAGATTATGAAGCACTTAATGGTAATGATTACGTACATTCTACCGTATTGCCTGCAATGAACGAATTAAATATTATTCTTATGGAAGACCATGCAGGGTTAGCTAAACTTATGGCGAGTCGCCAAATGTAATAAGATTAAGGTAGGTTTGAAGAAAGGATGTTAGATTTTTTGAATATTGCTAATGAAGTTGTTGTATTAATTACTGGGCTTCTTGGTTTAATTGGTACAGGAGTAAGTGTCTATTTTGCAATTAAAAATTGGATAAAAGCCATGAAAGAAAAGACCAGCAAAGAGCAGTGGGCACTCATTATGGAAATGGCAGATGCGGCTATGACTGAAGCAGAAGCTTCAAAGGCATCTAGTGAAACTAAAAAACAAATGGTACTAGATTCTATTTCAGCAGCTATGAAAGCCGCAAATATCGACGTGACACAGTTTACAGAACAATTAAGTGATTATATAGACCAGACTATTGCTTTTGTAAATAAGATGAAAGCTAAACATTAAATTTTCACAACAAAAAAAAATAACCTTGTATTTTTAGTACAAGGTTATTTTTTATTAAATTTATATGCTAAATTATTTGATTGATTATGAAAGGGTGTATAACATATGAGTAAGATGTTTGATAGCTATAGCGGAGTAACTCCTAATGATTGTTTAAATTGGTATTATCCAATAGAATCTTCTATAGATTCCTCTAGTAATTTAAAAGCTTTATATGATAAAAAACATCGGTTTTATGGCGTAGAAGCAAAACATTTAATGCCATTTAGCTTATATTTTCATTTAACAGAGGCTACTGAACAAACGTTAGACCAGTTTATGGCAGAATGTGGTGTTGAATTTAATATTTGCACTAAGCCCTACGGAAAACCAGTTATTACAAAAGTACTTTCTGGTAAAGAAGTGTTTAATACTTATCTGCAAGATATTAAAATTGATATAAGTCAAGAAGAAGCTCAACTATTAAATCAAGAAACTTATAGTATTATTATCAAGCTTATGCATACAACTAGTACTTATATTATACATTCCGAGCGTGACAGTGTGCTTGTTATTCGATAAAAGGAGATTAGCTAAATGAATGCATTAGATATTAAAGCTAAACTAATTGTTCAGCCTACTAGAATAATTAAAGCTAATGAGATATTACAAATAACACGTGGTGGAAGTGCTATCTTAAACTTTAATTATAGTGATAAAACTTATACCTATGATAATACTGACCAGCTTACTTTTATGCTAAAACAAGGTAGTACTATTTATTGGTACAAAATGTTTACTTATTTGAAACCAACAGCTGATTTAAGAGCAATTCCAGGAAAAAACTATTATACGAATGTAAGCCGACCTGCTAATAGCTTTAAATGTAGAGCTACTCAAGTTTGGCCAAAGACCGAGGAAAGCCCAGCTGACCTAGGGTATTATGAAGAGACTGATGGTAATTGCAGTTGGAGAGATACAGAGTATTTAATAGATGAACGTTTTTACTATGAGAATCTAACTGATATGGAAACTGTGTCTTTAATTTTACATCCAGAAGATACTCTACAATTTAAAGCTAAATCAGGTAAGCATATGAGTTTTGAAGTAGCAGTTAGATTAAATACAGATACTCTACAGAGTTTTGCTTATAAGGACACAGTTATTATAGAGCCTCAAGCAAACATAATTGTTACTGATAGCTTATTTAGCCAAATTTGAGGAGGATAAAATGAACACTACTCAAAATAATATTATAGTAATTACTCGTGGTGACAGCTTAGAGTTCAAGCTTGCTCCTATGACACTAGGAGAATATCTAAAATATGAGCTTAAAGGCGATGATACTTTATACTTTGGACTTATGGACCCCGGACAACCTTTTGAGGAGGCACTTGTACGTAAAGTTTATACAGTAGACGACTTTGCAACTATAGAAGACTTTGTGCTTGAGCTTGACCCAGAAGATACTTTAGACTTGATTCCAGGAAAATATTTTTATGCTTTAAAGCTTCATATAGACCACACTGAAGCAGGTACACCTGAAACTAATTATTTGCCCACTGAAATAGATAAGGTAATAACCTTAGTTAATAAGACAAAATTTATTATAAATGATTAATATTAGGAGGATTTATGGCAACAGGAACAACAAATCCTATGACCTACCAAAATGGTATTACAACGGTTGCAGATCATACCCACAGCGTGGATGAAATTACCGGTTTAGCTAGCCAATTAGATAAAATACAAGCAACTGAGTCTTTGTTAGGTCAAGTTGAACGACTACTTGCTACTTGTGATAACTTATTATCCGCTAGCGGTTATGCAACTAAAGAAGAAGTAATTTTAATTGAACAATATACTGCAGATATACAAAATATACAAGCTCAGCTTGATTCCATTCTCAAAGAAGATGTTGAAGATGGGCTTAATAGTTTAAAAGAGAATCAAGTAACTTTACAGGCTGCAGTTGCTGAGTTACAATTAAAAATAAATACTGCCTATGATGCTGCAAATGCAGTTATGGAGCTTTATAAGGTAGCAGAAGGAAATACTGCTGGGGAGCTTCAAAAGCTAAATGAGGCTATCGTTGAAATAAAAAAGATAATTGATGGCGATGGTACTGAAGAATTTCCTGGTTTAATTCCTAATGATACGCTTAATGCAGAAAATCTAGCTAAGATAGATGAAAGGCTTGTTACTGCTGAAGCAGATATTCTAAATTTAAAAGGTGCAGATACCGAACAGGCAAGTTTACTTGTGCAATTAGACACAGTAGTAAAACAATATCTACCTTCTGAGGAAAATGGTGAAGGTGAAATAAAACAAACTACAGACCTTCTTCAGAGTACAATCCCTACAGAATTGGTCATTAACAGAGTGGATGCGGTCGATGAGCCTACAGCACCTGTCTCCGAGGAGCCTTCTGGCGAAGATCCAGTAGAGGAAATTAACACTGACACCTACTTGGATTATACTTTAACTTTTAATAATAACGAAGGTGAGCAAAAATTTTCAGCAAACTTAGATTTAACTTCCGATATTAATAGTTATTTAGCGTATGTATTTGCACAATTTGTTAGTCAGCATAATACTTTTACACCCACTGAGACTGGATTGAATTCAAGATTGGCCTTTGTAGAAGGTCGTCTAAGTAATTTAACGCAGTATGTGGCACACATGGCAAATTATCATAATTTTATCATAAAAGATATTTATTTTTATTTTGCAAATGATGTAGACGGAACGGATCCTACCGCTTTGAAATATTTGCCTATACCAACAGACCCTACCCCTGATGAAGACTTAGATGTTCAGGCAAGTTTCGTTAATATTATTCCTAATTTCCCAGATTCTGCTAGAATGGATAATAAAATTTATAGCCCAGCAGAACTAGTAAATAAGAATTTTTATGTTATTTTTGAAACTTCTTATCCAATTGATCTATCTGACGGTAAAGTAAGTTTGGGTTTCCCAGACTTCCAAGAAAATAGTGTAATATATACTGCACCAAATGGCCACTTTAGATGTGCTAGATTGGGTATTCCCGACTTATCTCATGCTACTTATGTTTTATATGCAGATATTAATAATGAAACCAAGAAACTAACACCATTCACTTTTGGAACCGGTACTTTTGGCAACAACTTTACAACAGAAGGAACATATGAATTTATGCTCAAAGTAACAGACCCCTATAATCCTAATACAACAGCTTTAAAAACAAAGCAAATAACAATTGGATATCCGATATATCGTGGAATTTATGCAGAAACTACCTTGCCGGTAGAAGGACTAAGCCTAGATACTTTTAGTTTACAACACACAGAGTTAAATTCTCCTGCTACTACTATTGACTGGGCTGACTATAATGTAGATGATATCGCTAAGTATTATTACTATTTAGTACCTAGTATTCTACTACCAACAGGCAGCACCTTGGTCTTTAATACTGGCTATGGACCAGGCGGCTGGGAAACAGAAAATCCTCAAATAATAAAAATTAATAATATAGATTACACAGTATTCCGTACTTCTTATAAGATAACTTATTGCCCAAGTACTATGGTTACTGTAAAAAGCGTTTAAGGAGGAATTAATAAATGTCAACAATAAAAGTAATTGCTCCGCTATCACCCGCAGGTGAGTTTCCGATAGCAGATGCGAATAATATTAGCTTGGGCTCTGGTGGCAATACACCAAAGTCCGGCTCTGTTGCTGCAGCGGTATCGGAGCTGCAGCAGGAACTAGGAATTACCGCTGGTGTAGAAGGGTCAGTCTCCGCTAAATTAGATTATGTTAAAGATAATTTAGATTCAAAGACCTCAACTACTGAGATTACCGATACAATTAATGAGGCGCTTACTGAACTTAAGAGTCTTTTAGGAAATACTACAGATAACCCAAGTCTTTTTACTGCGCTTAAAGATCTTGCTGATGATCTGAATACGTTACAAGAATATATTGGCAGAGACACCACAGAGGGATTAACAAAAGTTTTAGATACTATCTATACTAGAACAGGTACACTTGTAGAATGTTTGGGTGACACCGATGAAGGTATTATTGGATACATTAATGCTATGGTTTCAAGTATTGACAGTCTCCTAACAAAATTTGAAAGCTCTATAAGTAGTACGAATGCAAATTTTAGCTCATTAACTGAGAATCTTTTAAACAAATTCGGTAGCTTTGAAAGTGCCGTGAATGAAAGTCTTGACTCCTTAACTAATACAGTCTCAGATATAGTTGAAGATAATGAAGGTGTGTTATTAGCAGCTTTGGGAGTATCAGGAGACGAAAATGTTAAAGGTTTAATAGACAATCTTACGGGTAAGGTGGATACTTTAACTGATTCTGTGGGAACAGATGTAAGCAGCGCAGTAGGAACTATTAATGCAAATCTTGGTACCTATGACGAAGGTAAAAATGTTAAGACAACTATCGAGGACGAAAGCAATAGCATTAAAGAAGCTCTGTCAGATTTGAGATCTCATATGAATACTATGCTACCTCCTACATTAGACGTAGAGCATAGTGGTGGCGATTCCGTGTATCAATATAACCTAGCTCTGGACTTGACGATCACAGCAAAGGTAAATCGTCCCCTTGAAGATCCATTGGCACTTTATATTAATGGCACTCCAATTGAGTATGATGAGCACTATGGCTTCAACGGCAGCACTTATCGTGCTTCATGGCAAGTGACATGCCCAGATAAAACCGCTTTGCCTTATAAAGCGCAAGCTACAGTTCAGATAGTCAATAAAAATGATTCCAGACTGGTTTATAATGAAAAGGTAGTAAACTGTACCTTTGGTGCTATGATTTATACTTGGGTAGGAACTAAAAACAATATTATTCCAGGAACAGGTAGTCAGACCCAAAATAAGCTGTCTGCGGGTCATCCAGGTAATATAAGCTTTATTTGCACAGACCAGTATTGCTATTATGCCTGCCCTGTAAGTTATGGTGAGCCTACTTTTTCTGTAGGTGGCCAGGTTGGTGGTTTTACTCGGCTAACTGAAACACAAATGATTGGAGAACTGTCGTATAATATATATAGATCAAACCAAGCACAACTTAATAGTGTTACGGTTAATATTAAGTAAAGGAGAAATATAAGATGCCAATTAAATTTATTGATTCACTTGAGCCTAATGGCCATTTTGCCTTAGTAAAGTCAGAATCTGTTGGCTATTCGACCACGTACATAAACGAGACTGGTACTTTAGCACAAATTACTAATACAAAAGATGCCCTAGATGTTTTGTATAGCCGTGTAATGGCCGAACCAGTTTTAAAGTATTTTCAAACTGATGATGATGAAAGCGAGCCAGGTTTACAAACGATGGCGGTCGAATTTGGCGCAAGTATGGGCTTACCTGTATATGTGCAGACACCCTCTTTAGGAAACTGGACTTTTACAGTCTATAGAAGACTTCATGGTAGTGGAGACGAATATAAGTTCTATAAAGTATTTTCATTACCTAAAGGTACCACATACATTCCATTAGGTACTTGCACAGAATACGCAGACTATGACTATAAGTTAGAAATAGTAGATGGGGCCGGTAAAACCGCATATACTCCTTGGTTTGAAGTAGGAAGTACAACTGTTAAGAAGGCTAGTTTGGAATATAGAATCTATTGTAGTAGCTTATCTTATACACTTAGTCCTACGAATAGTCAGTTAGAGGAAATTTATACTCTCTCTAATTTTAACTTAACAAATGTAGCTATTAGCTATAAAGCAGGTATGTCTGGCTATGGAAAGCTATTCTATAAGCTTTATGCACCTGGTGCCACTCTTCCATCAGCTCTAAGTTTAGATGATTTAAGGAACTGCGACAGTATTACATTAAATAATGATGAACTGATAAACGTAAATAAACTAGTTCGTACTGAAGTTACTTTTAATATACCAGAAGATACCAATGCGGGTACTAGTACTTTGGTTTCTTGTTTTGTTGTTTCTAGTAGCGCAGAAACCTTTGCAGAAGGCGAAACTTTTATATCTGCGTTGCAAACTATGTCATTAGATAGACTAGCTGCTAATGCTACTTCAGTTTCCGCTTTAACTTCTTTTGCAGCAGATGTTTCAACTTCAGATTCTTCTGGTCTTGACCTGTTGCTTAAAACAACTTTGGCTAACCTAAAATATACTGATACTGTAAAACTAACTGGTAAAATATATTATGAATGTTCTGCAAACGCAGATTGCTACTATTCGTGGAGCTCTAATAAAATAAATAATGTAATGGAGAACCCGGATGACATTGCACTGAAGTGTATGACAAATAAAACTTGGGAGAAAATTTGTACCCCAAATAGAGGTTCTGTTCGTTGGAATATTGCTAGAATAAACTTTCCAGAGGATATAGCTGAAACACAAACACTACTTAATTGTTACTTAAGTGTAGAAGCAACTTCTGTATCTACATTGCCTACAGACATAGTCCCAGCACCTACGTTTTTTAATTATTTAACTACATTTAGGTTAAATAAACAAGAAGGTATTAGTGGCTATATTACTGAAAACTTAGTATTTAACTTTAATACACTTGATTCAAACTCAAATTACAATGCGACAGACTCAAATATAACAGGAACCACTATCGCGGCACAAACGTGTTATATAAATGGAGCTGCTAATAATATTGGCTTAAAGTTATATGGTACAACTCAAGGAGCTAGTGGTATAGTAGAAGGTACCGAGGGCAGTGATACTGCACCACGTTTACGTTTGACTCGAGGAAGTTACGCAATGCTATATAAACGAGGCAGCGGAACTGTACCTCAACCTTTTTCTCCGTGGTCTATCTTAGCCTCAGCAAATACTACTCAGAAAAGATTTACCTTAGAAGCTTACTTAAAAGTATCTGATTTAGGAGATACCGCTAATAGAGCTCTGACTTTAATTAATGATAAGAGCAGAACGTCTTCTGATGGTATTAGTATTAGTGCTAATGACATATATGCAAACCTTCAGGGTTATCCTAATAAGGCATACCTCCGCCCAGATGTTTGGCAGCATGTTGTGGTTGTTGTGGATTCACAAGAGGCCACCGCAAATGCAAAAGAACTAAATCCTTATCCTACTTTGCGTATTTATATAGATGGCGTGTTATCTAAAATTTCACGTTTTGATGCTAATGCAAGTTCTTTACTTTCTAATATAAGTTCAATGCCACCCCTTGTATTGAACGGTGCTGTCAATACAACACAAACAGTAGACTACAATTCTTCTAACACTTCAATTGATAGCTTACCAATTTCTGGAGACGGTGACTGTGAATTTAAAGTTATTCGTATCTATGATACTGCTTTAAGCGCTAGTGAAGTATTCCAAAACTTCTTAGATACCAGAGAAGGTAAGGAAGTTATTGACGCTGTTACTGAACGTAATGGAGACGGTTTAACTAAAATATATTTTGTTGCTAACAACACTCTTCCCTCTCAGGATGCTTTAAACTATGTAACAAACAGCGACCAGTATGAAGAAAGTCTTGTTGATAGAGCAAAACAAGATTTAGCTCGTTGGGCTGACTATAATGCTCCAAAAAAAGCTACAAAAAAATTAAATCCAACTACTTTCGAAAAACTTAATCAGTTAACTGTCAAAGATACAATAGAAAATGAAAACGGTCAAGTAGTACACGGCTCTAAGACTTCATTAGTAAACTGTTCAGTATTTGTGAAAAAAGATGGAGTGGTAACTTTATATCACGATGATGTAGATGTGTATTTGCAGGGAACTTCTTCTCTAGCATATCCAGTTAAAAACTATCAGATTAAAATTAATCAACTAATCTTAGACCCAAATACTCAAAATTACTCTAGAAGTAAATTGGCAGACTTACCTCCGCTACAAGACGCGTCAACTGGATGGTATACTCCTAGTTCCGTATATACTCTAAAGTGTGACTTTATGGAGCATTCTCATAGAAATAATACTCCTACGGCTTGTTACTATCAAGATACCGTTCTTGATGGTGTTATTAAAGCTCTTCACGGCAGTCAGTCTAATTGTTTAGATTATTATAGCCCTGCACGTAGTATAGTAGCACAGGTAACTGTTGGAGACGATTTGAAAGATATTAAGCCTTACCGAGATGCTATTGATGGTTTCCCTTGTGTAGTTTACTTTACTGATGAGTTTAGAGATCCTTCAAACGAATCTGACGATTCTGCTTATACTTACGCTGGAACCTATATGTTTAACGTAGATAAGGTTGGAGATCAGCTAGGATTTGATTTGTCCGCAGAAGAAATTAACGCAGAGAAATCCGGTTTTACTGCTGCAGATAAAGCCTTAGCGTCTACAGAAGGAGAAATTGCTTGTGTTTCTTATGAAGGTGCTGCTAATGACGACGAGTCCGCTGCTGCCTTTTTACCTTTCCGAATCAAGTTCGCTTCACAAATATCAGAATTTATTTCTGCTTTAAAAGAGGGTACCTTAAAGCTTTCTGATCATTTTAGAGTCTCAGCTGAGAAAGTTACTTTTGTATATACTTCTGGTGGCAAAGAAAAAACAGAAGACATATTACATAATGGCTTTAATCCCGAAAGCTATAGAGCACAAGATGGTAAGCTTTTCTATAATGATGCTGAGATCGACGATGAAGATATAATAAAACAGCTTGAAAACGGTGAGCTAATTTTATTATTCTATAATATAGCAGATAAGACTTGGGAAGATCCTAAAAGTATTTATACTTATATTGAAGAAACCTTGGAACCAAGAGAAACTACTTATGAAGACGAAGAAGTTTCAAATATTTATGGCCCTATGATTAGTGCTATAGATTGGTTATATGCTAATAAAGATAATGAAGATACTTTTAGAGCTGATTTTAGCAAGCACTTCAGCTATGAGTATTGCATGGCATATTATTTGCAAATGCTTTTATTTGCACAGGTCGACAATGCAGGTAAAAATGCTATGTTTGACATCTGGGGAAATAATTTAAATCCTAGTGCAAACAGTAAATTTGGTAAACTTTATCCACGTCCTTATGATATGGATACTCAGATGGGTCTTAATAACTCCGGTGCAGATGTTATTGAAGCTTTTGCGGAACTAAACCCAAAACTATCCCCTGTAAGCTGTACTGGTACTAAGATTGGCTTGAATTCACAAAGTTATATCAATAACTGGCTAGCAGTAACAGGCAATAATAGTCATGACCGTTATAAGACTTATAATACTTCTGAATCTAATCTTTGGAAAACTTTTGGTTTATATTTCAAAGAAGAAATTGCTCAAGTATATGAATACCTACGTAACACGGGAATCTATTCTGTAGATCAAATTTGTCAAGCTATTAATGCAAAGACTTGTGATAAAATTGGAGAGTCTTATTATAATTTTGACGTTTCTTCAAAGTATTTAAGCTATAAGGCAACTAATGAAGAGGTCGCTAAGGATAAGGCTGAAGGAGACTTATCTCAAGAAGAGCTTGATAAGATTGAGAATAAAGATGCTGTAGTTTACTATGAAAAGTATCTATTCTGTACAAGCGGCAGCCGTAAAAACAGATACCGTACTTTCTTAGACCAACGAATCGCTTTCTTAGACTCCTTCTTTGGTTATAAAACTAATCAAAATAACTTAGAGCTACGTGTTGGTTACGTTAAAGAAGATGAAGATTTGTGGCAAGAAATTAATGGAACCAAATTTGTAGGTCTTGGCATTCAAGTATCAAAGCCTCAATATGTTCGTTTTCAAGTTGGTTCCACCGAAGCACTGTATACTGCATTAGTTTTGCCAGATGAAACCCATGATTTCGGAAATGAGAAAGATATACCTGGAGCATTATTCTGGATTCCAGTTACTTCAGATGCTGGAGACAAGGAAGTAATTATTACAGGCGCAGATTGTATTACAACTTTCCATCATCTACAGAATCTAGTACCGACCAAGTGTTTATTAACTTCATGTCATAATCTAACTAATTTGGATTTAAGCAACTGTACTAGATTACATACACTACAGTTAAGTTCAACTGCTAAGAAGCTTCAAAAAATTGATGTAACTAATACTTCTGCACTATCTTCTGTACAAGGTACTGCACTAAATTTAAGTGGCTGTGAGAATTTAGTTGAACTTATTGCAACCAATTCTAATGTTGATGCTATAGAATTGCCTAGTCAATCTAGCTTAAAGCATTTAGCTCTTACAAATGCTAAAAAGCTTACATCCTTAACAATATCTAATAATAGCTTATTGACTAATAAGGAGTTAGATTTGTCAGGTTGTAGTGCATTAGCTAGCTTTAGTTTAATTAATTGCTCTGGAATTAAAATAAGTGACGCAACTGGTTTTACTCTAGAAAATCTATTAGCTCTAACAAATCTTGAATACTTAAGATTAGAAGATTGTAACCAAATTACAGTGTTAGATTTGACCAATGCAAATAATTTGGCAACCTTGATATTAAAGCTACCTGAATTAACTAGTCTAAATTTAGCGGGCCTCTCTTCCACAATCTTTAAGTATGAAGTTGGCACGACTGAATTAGGTTTAAATTTAACTAACTTACCTAAATTAGCTACGCTTAACTTAAAGGATGCTGGATTGCCTAATGATGGTACTGAATCTATTTTTGGTGCAGTAGTTTTACCAGTTGATCAACTAAGAACATTGATTCTACAGGCAAGTCTTTTAAATTCTATCTGTGCCAGCGGTAATACACCTAGTTTTGGGGTATATAACTTTGATAAGTTACAGCTAACAAATTTAAATATTACAAATAATGCGGTAGTAAAGCAAATTCAAAATTTGGGTTACGCGGTAACTACAACATCTTTCTTTAATTCTTGTAGAAACTTGACTGAGATTACCCGCACAGATGATAGTTATATATTAACAGTAAAATCAGGTAAGGCCGCATCTTTGTTTCAAGGTTGTGTCAACTTAGAAACATTCCCTACAGATTGGCTAGTTTTTGAAGCTAATATTGGTAGTGCTGACAACATGTTTTACAATTGTCCTAACATTAGTAGTGATTGCTTACAAAAGACTGCTCAAAAGCTTTGTCAAAAGGGTGTAACTAGCTTTTCGACTTTTGCTTATAACTGTGATAAGTTAACCGAGATTCCAGACAAATTCTTCACCGGTGATACTTCTTCTAATATAACTTCGGTAACTAATGTATCTGACTGCTTTATAGATTGTAATTCTCTAAAAACAGTTGGCAACGCTTTTAGCAAATTTGTAAATTTGGAAAATATTAGTGGTTTGTTTAGGTATTGTAGAACACTTACCTCAGTTTCGAAGGATATCTTTGCAAACAACCCGAATATTAGCACCGTTGAATTAGCTTTTTATAATTGTGAAGAGTTGGGTACTAATGGCGGCTTACTAAGTTCTAGTGCTGAAAATTCTAAAGTATTCCATGAAAACTGTGCTAATAAGATTACTAATATTGAAGGCTTGTTCTACGGCTGCAAAAATATTAATCCTAAGGATAATCTAGCTGCATTTTTCCAAAACTTGCCTAGTATTTCAAATGCCAAACTTGCTTTTTATGGTTGTGCAAAATTAAACACTTTACCGAGCAAGATATTAGCTTATAATAGGTCGCTTACTAACATTGATGGTTTATTTGCTAATAGTTTTACTTCAGACAATTCAAATTTCGAAATAACAACAGATTTTAACCTATTTGACTTGGCGAATCCTCCTACAGGACTGATGTCTGCAAGAGGTGTTTTTGCTGAATGTACCAAGATACATGGTAAGGTAGGTAGTAAGTTCTTTGTACCATTTGCAAACGCTACTAATTTAGGCAGCGGTGATGTTGCGTTTACAAAGCCACATTCTGTTAATGCAACCACTGTTCAAGGATTCTTTACTAATACTGATATTGAGGCAATTCATGAAGACTGCCTACGTAAAGCTATTAATGTGACTTCTTGTGATAAATTCTTATGCAAGATCTCTGGTGGAAAAGTTATAGCTAATGAAACATTTGCAGGCTTTTTTAATGATTCAAACGAAGCTGACTATTCCGATGTAGTTCCAGCAAATTTCTTCTTAAAGGATGGTTCTACTGAGACACTACCATTAACAAAGCTCTCTTATATGTTTGCGGGCTGCTCTTGTTTGGCAGAAATAGACGGAGATTGTGTCTTACCAAGCAGCATACAAGACACACAAGGAATGTTTTATAATTGTTCACATCTAACTAATATTCCACAAGCATTCTTAAAAAATAAAGCTAACTTACAGAACGTTTCTTATATGTTTGCGGGCTGTACTGCGCTCTGCTCCGTTGATTTAGCTAGTGAAGAAAGCATCTTTAAAGACTGTACTCAATTAGCTAACTGTAAAGGCATGTTTATGAAGTCTGGTTTAATTAACATGGGAAATCAGTATGAGGCAGGAACTGCAGTAATTAACTCCAGCTTATTCGAAGATTGTAGGTTATCTTTGAAAAATACTTCCTACATGTTTGCAGATTGTACCAATTTAGGGGGTGCTATTGGAACAGGTTATGCTCAAATCAACAGAGAAGAGCCCCTGAAAGCTCGTTATGCAGCCTATAAGCAAACAGTAGCTCAAGGGCTAATAACCAGTCTTAACGCAACCCTTGACAAAACTCGGGAAGATGCTCTTAAAAACCCAGATAGTATTCCGTTAGATAACGAGAGCAATTTTGCCAACCACATGCAACAGGCTCAGCAGATTGACATAGAATCAGCTTTAGAGAATAATGGTTTCAGTTTCAGCTCACTTGCTGAGATGCTTAATACTGGTATTTTATCTGGAAGGATATCAAGTTATACGTTTAAGTTAAACTCTGATCCAGAATCAGAGAACGTAACTTATGAGTATCTAGCGTATACAGTACCTCAGTATACTGAAGGAGCCTGGAAGACGCTTTTTGATAACAATGCTTTACATCGCTTTGATGTCTACCGCACGAAACCAGAAAGCAAAGTTGTGGAAATTAAAAAATATGGTTTATTAGCGAATTGTCCAAATTTAGCTGAAGTAGAGGGCATGTTCTTAAACTGTGATCATTTAATTGGTCCAATACCTGCTGATATGTTCTATGGAGAAACAAATTCTAATATTAGTTCGCTTGCCTATTTGTTCTGTGGTTGTACCAGATTAGCTACCGTTCCTTCTGAAAGTTCTTCTCGTCAATTCTCAGAAAGCTGTACAGTTCAATTAGCTAATGAAGATACTCGTTATACAGACCATAGTATAGCAGGTAATTATCAAGAAGTTTATCCACACTTGATTTATGATGATGAGAATATTCTACTGTTACAAGACAATGTGACAGACCAAGCATTTAGCGATACAAAAGCTGAGTACTTTGTACCTAAGGATTGGTTGGCGAAATTAAGAAATGTAACAAATATTAGTCATATATTTAGTCAAGTTGGTAGTTTTGATATATTGACTCATGCAGTTAAAGCAGAAGGTGACTTTTTAAATTACGCTTCATATGGAGAGAAGCTTGAAGGTGTTCCATTGATGCTAAAAATTCCAAACGAATTGTTCAGTATTAACTCTAATAATTTTAGAATAATTAATGCTGCTTACGCCTTCTTTGGAAATGCTTCTATTGGAAATTCTGCTTTATCAGCTGATTTCCTTGGAAAGAGTGTTCCTTATTACCTACAAGATATCCAATATATCTTTGCGCTTTCTAATCTTCCACAGGTAAAAGCAGACGGAACGTGTTTCTTAGCTCATAAGAACACTAACACAACCCTAAAAACAGTAACTTATGCCTTTGCTTATGCAAACAAAGTCCCATATGGGTGCGGAAAAACCACAACCGCTGGTAATGAATTCATTAATAACGCTAGCTATAAACACTTATCACCTTATGACAGGAATTATAGTGGAATTCAAGGTGACGCTGTTGACTTTACAACCGGTTTTAATATTGCTAATAAACAAGGTGCTTTTGTAGGTCAACAATATGTTAACCCTTATAAAAATACTGAAGCTAAATATACTATTTATAAAACAGTGCTTTATCCTGGAGAAGCTAGCATAACGCATGCGCGCATGGGTAAAACTGCAGCAGACACGGCCGCAACTAATGCATTTAACTTAGGTGCTACTATTTAAAAAAATAACTAAAAAATAGGTATCATTTTGGTACCTATTTTTATATTAAGATTTATTTGCTAAATTAATTGATAATTTAAGATTACTTAGGAGAAAAGACATGCCAAGAATGCAAAACCAATTTTTTACTAAACCTTCTCAAAGTTTTGTCATAACTCCTACTACTACAGAGCTAAAATTAAAAATACTCGCTGAAAAGTTGAGGCAGCAAATTCAAGTAGATAAGAGCCAAGCTTTTGAGGAAGATTATATTGTAACACAAGCTATTGGATCTTTTAAGGTTGGTGATTCGGTAAAAGGTTTAAGCTATGAGCAACTTTTTATAAAGCTCCTTGGGCTACAGCTTAATGGTACTGATATTCCTGAGCCAGAGAAACCAGAACAGCCTGATGATCCAAATGAGCCACCTGTACTTCCAGAAAATCCAACAGCTGACCAGGTTATTGAGTATATTGTAGCAAAACAGACTCCTATACATCAAGTTAATGCTTTTGGTGAACTGGAAGAAATTCCATATGTCCTAAAAACTTTTGATGAAAATACTTATGCTATGGCACCTCAGGAGCTTGAAACTGTTTTCTATAAAGTAATGGATGCTTCTGGTGATATAACAGAGGCGGGGTATCAGCACATGACAGAGCTCAAGGAAATGTATTATATGGTAGCGTTACCTGATTATATGATAATAGGCCAAAATACCAAAATACAAACTTGGGATGATTTAAGCCAGTGCTGGGTAGAGGTACAAGTTCCGCTTACTAAGTTGCCGGAAAATATTAAGGAAGCTTTTGAATCAGCAGGACTTCAAGCCCCAGAAGTACCGTTAGGGTATACCTTGTGGGCAGACTTATCTAATATCGATGCAGGCATGACCTATAGATTTACATTAATATAAAGGAGATAACAGAAAATGGCTTTAATTGAAGTATCTAATCAATATCGATTTTCAGGACGTGGACCTTTTGATGCTAAAGCTTTGGTTAAAACGTTTGCGGATCTTTTAAAAACAGAGACTTGGGATGCTGTAAATGCAAGTGGTAATAAAGTTTCTTCTGCTTATAACGGAATGATTGTTGCTGTTTGGGCAAATACAGTGGATAGTTCTAAGAATGGAGTATATTTCTTACATGATCCACAAGTGACCTCTCCTTTAAAAAGTCCAGATGTTACTGTGGAGGCTAACTGGCATAAGGTTGCAGAGGTATCAGAATTAAAAGAATTTGTTGCTAAATTATCTGTAATTGAAACAGAATTGCTCGCATTAGAAGCTAGGGTCACAGCAATAGAGGAAGACTCAGATGTTATTACTTATGGCTACAAATCAGGTTTTCCAAAAACAGGGGAAGCGAATAAATTGTATGTAGCGGCAGATGAAGGAAAATCCTACATTTGGTTTAACAATGATTATATGCCAGTAGGTGGAGATTCAGAGCCGGCCATAATTTATGGCGGGTCTGCAAAATAAGATATAATTTCTATATTATATAAAAATTAATTTACAGAGAGGTAAAAGATGGAAGAAAAGACACTACAAACTATTATTGTCTTAAGAAATGACAAATCTACTGAGTGGGCAACTTCTGAAGTTATCTTAGAAGAGGGCGAACTTGGCGTTTCTTACTTGGACAATGGAAATGTTATGGTTAAAGCCGGTGACGGTGTCAATAAGTTTAAAGATCTGAAGCAAGTAGAGTCTGTTTTAGAATCCGACATGATGTTGACATACAGTTTCGGTAAGCATGTTGTTCCAACAGGCGGTTCTTTAAATGCTGGTGGTACTAATATGACCATGTCTCAATGGATTGCTGATGCATTGAAGAAGACTGTGGAACCCACAATTAAACGCTACCCAAATGCTGGCTTAAGTGCAAGCTGCAATAATTCTGGGGCGTCACTAGAAGTTGGTTCTTATATTACTACTGTTTCCTATTCTGGAACGCTTAGCGAAGATGGAGATTATGAAACTAATGGCAAAGAAACTGCGTCTGGTATTAAGTCTAGTGACCTATCATGGGAAGTAACTCTTGGAGATGACGCTACTACAAAAAAGACTTCAGCTTCTGGTACTTATGCAACAAATATTCAAATAAATAGTACTACTGCAAATACTGTTTATGCTACTGTTAAGGGTAAAGCAACATTGAGTCTTGCTAATGTAGTTACTCCTACCAATAACTTAGGTGAAGCTAATGCAGATGTAAAAATTAAAGGATTCGATGCAGCTGGAACTACGGTAAAAGACTTAACTGCAAGCGTTAAAGCAAGTGGTTATAGAAATACATGGTATTATGTGGGTACTGATCATACTTTCGAGCTCAATTCTGCAAACATCAGATCTAAAGCCACGGCTAAAAATGCTTCTACAACCTCATTTGGCACGATAACTATTCCTGCCGGAACTAAGAGAGTTGTTTTTGCAGTTCTTGGTGATAAAACTCTTAATTCCGTGATTGATGTTGATGGTCAAGGACTTGATGTTAAAGCAAACTTTACTAAAGAAACTGTTGCTATCGAAGGCGCAAATGGATTTACAGCCGCAAATTATTCAGTATTCCATTTTGAAAATGAAAATGGTATTGCTGCTACTAAGTATACTGTAACAATTGGTTAATATAAGGAGGACGAATAAATTATGGCAATGACTTATCAGAATTTCGCCTCTTTAGGCGTTAACTTAAATAGACAGAAATATGGTCCTCTGGATATTTCTAATGTATTTACTTCTGCTGCAGACTTGCAGTATTATTTAACAAAGGGTACTTATACAGAGGGTGTATCCGAATATTGGTATAAAAATGCCAATGAGAAGATTGTTCCTTATCCTTATGAAGGTCAAGTTCTGGCAACTGTTATTGATGGTGTTGTAAATGTTTATACTCTTGCACTAGATGCAGAAGGTAACTTTGTAACTCAGGAAATTGCAGGAAAAATTGAAGTTGATGGTACAACTATTACTAAAGATGCAGAAGGAAAGCTTTCTATTGTTGCTCCTGTAAGTCCAGACAGTACCAAAACTTATAACTTTGCTTATGCAAATGGTGTCTATTCTTGGGTAGAGGTTGATACCGCTACTGCCGCTGGTCAAGCTCAAGCTATCACAGGCCTTCAGGAGCGTACAGCAGCTCTTGAAACTTCTATCAATGGTAAGGCTGCCGTTGGCTCTGAAGGGGACGAAGGATATCAGCCTGCCGTTGTAGGTTTAGCAGACAAAGTTGCTCAGAATACTGGTACAATTGTGGCTGAAGCACAAGCTAGAGAAGACGGAGATAAGAATCTTTCTGATCGTATTGGTACTGCAGAAGATGGTAGTGATAAGGCTACTGTATATGGTGCTATTGCTAAAGCTTTAGCAGAAGCTAAACAGTATGCAGATGACAATGATGCTGATACTGCTTATGATGATACTGAGCTCTCTGGACGCATAGCGGCGGTTGAAACTGCAATTAATGATGAGACATCTGATTTAAATAAAGCTATTGCTGCTAATACTACTGCTATTGCTACAGAAAAAACACGTGCAGAAGCGGCTGAAGCTCAAGTACTTACTGATGCAAAAGCTTATACAGATGAAGAGCTTACTGGCTTAGAAGTTGTTATAGAACAGAGAGAATCTGTTGACTTCATTGTATTAAAGAATAAAGCTGGTACAGAGATTGCTTCAGTAGATGCATCTAAATTTGTACAGGATAGTTTCCTTGATGATGTAGCTTATGATGCTGAGTCTGGTAAGATTACCTTTACTTGGGTAATGGGAGATGGTTCTACTAAGACTGATGAAGTTGCTGTTGCAGATTTTGTTCAAACTTATACAGCAGGTAGCGGACTAACTCTTACAGGCAATGAGTTTTCTGTTGACACTTCAATTATTGCAACAGTTGAGGCTTTAAATGGCGTTAAAGCTACTGCAGAAGCTGCACAGACCGCTGAGCAGGTAGAAACAGCTATCTCTAATGCTATTGAGGCAGAAAATCTAGCTCAGTACGCAAAAGCTAATGAGGTAGTAGCTAATACTACTTTTGATGAATTCAAGACTTCCAATACAGAGGCTATTGCAGATGCAAAGAAAGCTGGTACTGATGCGGCTGCCGCGCTCACTTCACATATTGAGGAAGCTAATACTGCTATTGCTGATGCTAAAAAGGCTGGTACAGATGCTGCAGCAGCCCTTGATAGCTATAAAACTGAAGTAACAACTGCATTAGAGACTAAAGTTGAAAATGCAACTATTATTCACGCGGTAGCGGCTGTTGAGGCAGATCCAGAAAATGGTATAGAAGCTGTTGAAGCTATTCCTGAAGGTGTAACTAAGGAAGGTACTACTCTTAAGATTGTTGTAGACGCTCCTACAAGAGCTGAAACAACACAAATGATTGCAGATAAAGTTGCTGCTGTCACCGGTGGTGAATCTGCCGCTGCTGTTAAGCTACTTGTTGAAGCTGAAGTAGATAGATCCAAAGCTAAAGATGATGCTCATGATGCAGCTCTTAATATTCTCCAAGGTGACGCTACCAAAGCTGGTTCAGTGGCAGAGGCTAAAGCTCTTGCTCAAAAAGGTGTTGATGATGCAGCTAAGGTTGCAGCTGATCTTGCAACCGCTAATACTACTAATACAAATGAGTTTAATGCTGTAAAGGATAGTATTTCTACAGTAAGTACAACCTTAACTGAGAAGGTTACTGCACTAGAAAACAAAGATACTACTATTGAAGGCAATATCACAGCGCTTCAAACTACTGTAAGTGGTCATACTACAACAATTACAGAGCATGGCACAGAAATAGCAGCTCTTAAAGATAAAGATCTTGAATTTACTACTCTAATTAAAGCAAATACAGATAAATTTGCAGACTATTCTACCACAGAGCAGATGAATACTGCTATTGGTAATGCTATTGCTGCAATTGATTATAAGGACTACGCAAAGAAAGCTGAGGTAGAAGCTACTTATGCAAAAGCTGCAGATGTTTACACTAAGACGGATGCAGATGCTACCTTCATGACACAAGATAAAGTAGATTCTAGAATCAATACTTTAATTGTTGCAGCTGATCCTGAGGGAGGCAAAACAATCTCTGATATCCAGAACCTCGTTAAATATGTTGACGAAAATGCTGGTGAGATTACAGAGCTTATTACTGCAACAGATGCAAACACTGCTAAGTTGACAGGAATTGAGGGCACAGTAAAAGCTTATGTAGATACTGCAGTAGCTTCCGCAACTCCGAAGATTTCTGAAGAATTTGAGCTAGCAGCAGATGGTACTATGAGTATCAAATCTATCGATATTAGTAAGATCACTCAGAGTACAGGTACTGTAGTAATTCTAAATGGCGGAAATGCTAAACAATAAATAATACTTACCAAGATATGGCCTATTAAATAGACCATATCTCAAATATAAAAATTTTATATAATTAGGAGATTTGAAAAATATGTCAGATTTTTTAATTAATGCAGATCTAGTTCTTAATACTAAAATTTTGCTTCGCAGAGCTGAATTTGATGATGCATGTATTTTAGATGCTGGAGAACCTGGTTATCACACTGGAACAAAAGTATTTAAAATCGGTGATGGTACTACAGCTTGGAAAGACCTTCCTTTTGCTAATAAAGGACAGGTTGAACTTATATTAGCAAATTATTATACTAAGGGCAAAGTTGATGAGTTACTTGGGGCTGCAGAAGAAGCCTTTGATGGTAAGCTTGAAGGTTATAAAACTCTTCAGGAGGTAATTGCAGCTGTACAGACAGAGACTAATGTATTTGTTGATACCGTAGCTCAAGATGCAAACGGTGTAGTTACCATCACAACTAAGTCAGTTGATTTCTCTGCAGCTGATGATAGATTTAAAAAGCTTCAGACTGCGGTTGAAGCTGTTGCAACTGCAAAGAATGTCTTTATTGAAAAAATTGCTCAGGACGCTCAGGGTGTAATTACAATTAGTACTAAGGCTGTTGATTTCAGTGATTACAGAACGGCTGCTGATCAGGACCTTATTGATGCAACATTCAAGACTAAACAGACTGCTGTTAATAAGACCGGTAGCACAAGTAAAACTATCACTGCGGTTACTCAGAATGAAAATGGCGAAATTGATATTACCTTCGGTGATATTGCATTTCCTGCTCAAACTGATTATACAGTAACTTGTACTGATGAAGAAGTTGAAGCTACTGAATCCGCAGGTGCTTATAAACGTCATACACTTACACAGAATGGTCAGACTGTTTGTACTATTGATATTCCTAGAGACCTTGTTATTAAGAGTGGTTCCGTTGACAAAGAGACTAATGAGCTCGTTCTTGTACTTGTTAATGATGAGGAAATTAGAGTAGATGTATCTCATCTTATCGAGTATGTAACAGGTGCTACAGCTGCTGATGGTGTTATTACTATTAACATTAGTGATGATTTTGTAGCTACTGCTACTATCAATGATGGCACTATTACTTCCGCTAAGTTTGCTGCTGAAGTAGATGAGTATGTAGATGGTCGTATCGAGGACAAAGCTAAGCTTAAACAGACTGCTTATTCTGCAACTGGCGATACTAAGAAAACTATTACTTCAGTAACTCAGAATGAGAATGGTGAGATTACTGTTGCTTATAGTGATATTGATTTCTCGCATAACCATGATACACAGTATAAAGTGCTTCAGACAGCTATCGATGTAGTAGAGACTGAGGCTAATGAGTTTATTGACACTGTTGCTCAAGATGCTCAGGGCGTAGTTACTATTACTACTAAAAAGGTTGATTTCTCTGCAGCTATTCAAGAAGCTAAGGACTATGCAGACAGCTTAGACCATGAGGATACCACTTATGTAGTAGCTCCAACAGCAAATGCTCTTGAATTTACTGTTACTCCAGAGGGTAAAGGTGAGGCTCAGACTGTAACACTTGTTGCACCTATAGTAGACACTGGTGTTATGAGCGTGACTGCTGGGGCTTCAAATAATGATATTACTGTTAATACAACAGATGGAGCAGTAACTGTCGCACATAAAGATTACCAAACAGGCACTGTAAAAGATGCTATACATGATTCTGCAACAGATCCTTCTTTCGTTACAGGCATTACTATTGAGAACGGCCATGTAACTGGTGCAACTGTTCAGAATCTTAAAGAAGTTCTTAAAGGTATGACAATTGTGCTTGATGGCGGTACACTTAAAATTGGCTAATTAAATATAAAAAATAAAGACTAACTCAGGGAGTTAGTCTTTATTTTTTTGCTAAATTAATTAGATTCAGCTCCTGAAACTGATGTGAGCTACTAACCGTTAATTTGTTGTATACTTGAAAGCGATAGTATAGAATTAGCAATTTTAAAATTGTGTAATTAAAAACATTAATGGGAAGTATTGTAGCTAGTTGTCAGATTAAAGCTGATAACTAGTTTTTTATGTAAATAAAGGATTAATATAATGAAAAAAGAGTCTCCTAAAATAGAAACTTCCCAAAATTGGGAAAAAGCAAAAAATTTTATACCAAAGAAAAACCAAATAATTATCTATGAAGGTATTAAACAAGATGATCAGTATATAAAACCTCCTAGGATAAAAATCGGTGACGGCATTAATACTGTATCTAATTTGCCTTTTGAACCAAGTATTTCTGTGGAATACTTGGATGGAGAAGGTGTGCTAATAATAGATTGATAAAGAAAGGAGTTAATACTATGAGTGAAGATAAATATTTTGTAGACGCCGATGAGATTAGTAGTGTTAATAGTGTGCCATTAATCTCAAAAATTAAGATCGGCACTAAAAATTTTGATATTACCTCTCCAAAAGACTGGTCTGAAAACAGACCTGCCCACAGAGCCTATATACACGGCCGCACACACTATGAAGATTTGAGAAGGTACACGGAAGAAGACCTTAAGCTTTTAGAAACCTGTCAGCATTATTTTAATAATATAAATGAGACTGACTTTTGGCATCCTACTGTAGAGTGGTTTGACCCGACATTAGGGAAGAAATATAAATTTTCTTTTAGATATAATAATGAAGACGAGGCGAATGCAACAAGCTTTGATTGGGAGCTGAGCAATAGCTTGTATACTTTCGAGCATTCTGGGACCACTATAGAACTTAAATTTGATTCAAGCTCTGGTACATTTCAAATACAAGGTGAAAAAATTTCTATAGAGAATACATTAACTATTAAACCGATTATTTTTGATATAAAGGCTGATACAGAAACCCAAGAAGCAACCAGTTATAACATAGTAAAAAAACTGGACACAAAATTTATCTCTTTGGACCACAAAACAATCATCCAAAACAGTCGAGGTCAACTACAAACAGATGCTCTTTTTGAAGAAGACTTTAGAGTTTCACAGGATTTTGGAAAATACAAAGCAAAAGATACAATAGCTGCAGAAGGAAAAACTTTAACTCAGATCTTTAAAGAAGCTTTTTGTGAAGATTTACAACCAAGTAAAGTTACTCTACCTAGAATAGTATCTTATAGCATATATGATGAGCTAGAATCTGAGACAGGTCCACTAATTTACGAGATTGGTACAACTAATAAGACATTGAACTGGAAACTAATTTACAACCCCGGTAAATATTCTTATGGTACCAAAAATGGATACGATTCAAATGTCTATATGGACAGTCTTGACTTTACATATGACTCAAAAAATGAGAACTGTGCCCTGAGTCCACTGGATATGCCCGAATTAGAGAGAAAACCAAATGTTGGAGATCAACACTTCTTTGGTACTTTTAATTTAACAGTTAACAAAGTAGGTTCAGGTCAATCTAAGGTAAAAGTAAAATTTAGATATGATCCGGATGATTATTCTGTTACTAGTTTAGGAGAACAAGCAGTCCCAGAGGTTATTTTTGAGTTAAATGAAGGTGACCTTATTGTAGCTCCCAGAGAGATTGTAGGAGCTTATCGTTGGTTCTGGGGCTATAGAAATGCTGGAGATGATGAAATAACAGATTTCAGTAAAATTGATAGGACAGCTTTTCAGTCATCTAGTTTGATAGGCTTTCCAGAAGAATTTACTACCAGTAAAGCAAAGCAATGGTTTTTTGCTGTACCCAAGACTGAGACGGGGGAAGCTTTTGGGACGGTTTTAGGGTTAAAAAATAAATATTCAGATGCTGATGTAAGCCCAATTATTAATGAAATGAATATCACACTTACTGATGCAGCTGGTGAGGAGCATGGCTATTTATTATTCTATATAAATAATAATGAAGCAGATCTTGGTACAAATACTTATAAAATTATCTATGAAGATGGAGGTGTTATGAATGGATGATTCTACTTTAACTTTTGATGCTCTTAAACAAGTTGTAGATTCAGCTACTAACGCTGGAAAAGTTTTAGACCTAGGTGTCCCGATTCATAGAACTAATGCGACCCCACTAGATCTTTCCTCCATAATTTTGCTTGAGGGCTATTATCAAGATGAAGCTTCTTTTCGTACTGAGGCTAGAAAGGCTATTGAAGAAGATGCTATTGAAAATGGAAAACATAAGACCTGGTACCCTGGGCAACAGCTTAATGTTATAGGAAGAATTGGTGATGAATCTAGTTCTACTGGACACGTATTAAGTTTTATCTTACAGCCTAAAGATTACTTACATACAGATTTTAGTATTGCCAATGATGAAACTTCAACTACAGTTAACGAAACAAATCACGAAACAATTGCACAAGAGCTTGTATATAAGCCTTATATAGACAGTCTCAAAGCAGACTTAGGCAGCTTTGAGACCAACTTACAAAAGCTACGTAGCGAGATCGGTGAATTAACCTCTATAATGAATTTCATAGGAATTTTTGAAGAAATTCCTAATAGTAATACTCATCCTAACTACCAACCAAAGCCTGGAGATATAATTATAGTCCAGAAGTCTGATGAAACAGAAAAAGACGGCTCTACAACTCAGCCCAATCCTAGCAAAAAAGGTATGGAATATATTTATACGTCAGAGGGGTATTGGGAAGAACTTGGTTTTTGGTCAAATATAGTTGAATTTATTGGCGGCACATCAGGTCTAAAGCTGCCTGAAAAGCTCTTTAATATCGACGTTACAAGTAAATCTCTAATAAGCTTTATTCAATATGCTGATGAATCTCTAGCTGAAAAAATTGGTATACTAAAGCCAATAGAACCTGATGATGTGACGGGTACTTTAGGTAGTAGAGCATTATTTATTCCTATCGAAATATTTGGTAAATACAAACATGGTCTAACTTTACTTGAATATTTACAAGAATCAGACCAAGCTCTTGCAAAATTCATTCGAGGTGAGGATACAAAGAATGAACTTAGCCTACCTAAAGATCTCTTAAACAGTGATGTAAAAGATCCAAGCAATTTACTAGAGTTTATTCAGGCTGCCGATGCACAGTTAGACCGCAAGATTGAAGGAAAGTTTAAAGACTTTTTAGATAATAGCTATGTTACAGTACAAGAAGATACTAACACTAATTATAGTATTTTAAAATTTACGAAGAGAGGGGACAGTACAACTAATGTCAAATTCAACTAACACAAAAATTAAACAGATAGATCTTTTTGATAAACTTTATGATCTTGATGTTCCAAAAGACCTAAATGAAAATAACCCTGAAGCAGTTGGCTATATAAAAGGTCGAACTCACTGGGGAACAAATACTGTTATTAACTCAGGCTGGTCAGTAAATTCAGGTTCACTTGTTGTGTTAGACAACGCATCAGAAAATCGTAAAGACCCTGTATTTATTAGACTCTTTGATAAACAAGAGTCTAAGGAATATTGTTTTTCTTTAGCAAAAAATACTTCAAGAACTTTTGATGTTGATCCTATAAATTATCAACAATTTAAAATATCTCTTAGCTTTAGTCCGGACCTCGGCTATGGACCAGAGGAGGAAGTTTTTGGTACATATAGTTTAACTCTTGAAGTTGCGCCAGAATCGCTAAACGCATGGCCGGAGCTTGTAGATCGTCAGTTTGATGTCGAGGTAATAACTGATGCTGAACGTATCAGCCCACTATTCTTGCCTTATACAAATTTAACACAAAAAGATAATGGTCAAATTGTTATAGCTGATACTTTATCTGTTGGTTATGATACAACCATAACTGGAAAATACAGCGTTGCAAGTGGCTATCAAACAAAAGCAATAGGTGATAATTCTCATGCTTCTGGCCATTCTTCTATTGCTGGTGGAAAATGCTACTACTTTAGTGATATCGATTTTGAAAATAAGAAAATCTATTTATCAAATACTCAAGTATTTGGTCCGAAGACAGAAGTAAGCGGAGTTTGGAAGTTTAAATATGATCATATTAATGATATCGATCCTAAGTATAGTGGCTCATATACAGATCCAGAAACTGGCGAAATGGTTGATTATCAAAATCCCGTTGCACAAAATATTAATTTTTCTTGTAATGGAGTATCTTATAATAAAATAAGTGCAAGTTATTTTAATCCAGCTGGTATTACGGGATTAAGTTATTATCAGGGAGAAAACGAGATAACTGTATACGGTCCCATTCCTTCTATTGACGGACATTGGCATGACGAAGTTTATAAAACTATAGACTTCGGAAAAGAAGCACAGCCTGTTTCAGCGGAGTTTTATTCTTGGTTAACTGATGTTGCAAGACTAGAAGCTTCTGATATTACTATTCCCGAAGAACTAGCAACCGCAATTGTTGGACAGTATCTTTATATTCATAATACTAATGCTTATTATGGAATGGCTAAAGTTGCTGAAGTAGGAAATGGTTATATTACTTATACTGGAAATCCTGGATTTAATTCTATAAATAGCGTTGCAGAAGCAAATATCCACGTTGATGACTGGACAGTAAGAGTTCCTTCGGTTCCTGAATTCGGGGTAGTTGCTTTTGAAGATGAAAGATTCGGCGGCGTACAAACAGCAGAAGGTTATTGGTCTTATGCTACTGGTATTGGTTCTCATGCTGAAGGATCTAGCATTGCCGCAGGCTCTTGGTCACACGCTGAGGGTAACGAAACCGAAGCGGCCTATGGAGCACACTCTGAAGGTTCTAGCACCAAAGCTTTGGGTGTAGGTACTCACGCAGAAGGTTCAGGTTCTATTGCTGGTCCCGACCCAGTAGATGTTGAAAGTGGTGTTGCTGGTCAGAATATGTCGAATGAAACTGCTTACTACACTGGAGCGCACGCAGAAGGTTATTGGACTAAATCCAAAGCAAAAGGTTCTCACGCCGAAGGTATGTCAACAACTGCTAGTGGTCATGGTTCTCACGCTGAAGGACAAAATACAAAAGCATCAGGTATTGGCTCTCATACTGAAGGCTACAAGACAGAGGCTACCGGTAGTTATACACATGCAGAGGGTGTGGAAACTGATGCTACAGCAGAGGCTTCTCATGCAGAAGGTAAAAACACTATATCAAGTGGCACTGCGACCCATGCAGAAGGCGGTTGGACTAAAGCAACTCAACCCTATGCTCACTCCGAAGGCCAAGAGACTCAGGCAAATGGTAAGTCTTCTCACGCAGAAGGCTATAAGACTATAACCAAAGCTAATTATTCGCATGCAGAAGGAGATAATACTACGGCATCTGCTCAAAGTGCACATGCAGAAGGTACAACAACGGTAGCTAGTGGAATTGCCGCGCACGCTGAAGGTAATAAGACTCAGGCAACTGGTGCTTATACTCATACTGAAGGTTCTGAAACTAAAGCTACTATGAATAATGCTCATGCTGAAGGTAATAGAACTCAAGCTATATATTATAATGCTCACGCTGAAGGTCAAGATACTATTGCAAAAGAAAACTCTGCCCATGCGGAAGGTGATACAACTCAGGCGCTAAAACGTGCTGCACACTCTGAGGGTAGAGAAACTATTGCTTATAGTGGTGCTTCTCACGCTGAAGGTTATAGGACTAAAGCTGGCACTGAAGGAAAGGCTGATTACGAAGGCGCTCATGCAGAGGGATATGAAACAACAGCCTATGGTAAGGGTGCTCACGCAGAAGGAGAAGATACTACCTCTTCTGGTATTGCCTCTCATGCTGAAGGTAAAAATACTCTCGCTCATGGCGACTACTCTCATGCAAGTGGTATAAACACTAAAGCATATGGTTCTGAATCTGTTGTATTTGGTAGAAACAACTCTGCTGGCGCAAGAGGTTATTACTTGAATAATGCTTATTGGAATGATAGCACTTTATCCCTCGCTCTTGGAACAACTTATAAGAGCTACTGTCCTATTACAGATGTATCAGGTATTTTGCCCGCTGATTGGAGTTCAACTGGATATGAAGTTAATATTCATATTACTGACCACTATCCTAATTTTGACTTCTATGTTACGGATAGTGATGGATATTTACGCATCAGTAGAGGTTCTGAACAAGTAGAAGAATTCATTAGCATTCTCCTAGAATTAAACGGCGGCCCAGCTGAAAATGCAGGTAATGCTCGCTCTTGGTCTGTTGTTAACACTAGTATGCTCGACTCTGGTGAAGTTTACTTCGGTAATAACTCATTTGTATCTGGTGAAGAGAATAAGGGCTGGGGTAACCACATTCACATTGAAGGTGCTAGAAATATTGCAGGCGGTGAGGCTGCTCACGCAGAAGGTGCAGACAATTCCGCAGAAGGTAATAATTCACATGCAGAAGGTCAAGGTAACCATTCTTTCGGTAATGACTCCCATGCAGAGGGTAGAGACACAAAGTCCATAGGAGAGGCTTCCCATGCGGCTGGTATAGGCACTATCGCCAAGGAAGACGGTCAAACTGTTGTTGGTAAATACAATAGTGATGATGAAAAAGCACTCTTTGTGGTAGGTGCAGGTATATCTGACTCAGTAAGAAGTAATGCATTTACTGCTGGTAAGAATTCAAGTAATGAATATTATATAACCGTTGGTAGTACAACACTTACAGAAAATCAACTCAAGAAGATACTCGCATTTATTGAGCAGTCTGACAGCTTACTTGACTCTGCAACATGGGGCGAATTTTAATAAAGGAGGCAGCATAATATGGCAAAAATGAATGTAACTTTTGATAATGTTGAATATCGTGTAGACGAAGCAGCATTTGAGCCTGCAACTCTCGCATTAGAATCACATCTTGAAACAGAGCTAGAGGGGACTGGGGCTTCAGTTAAATTTAATGGAAATCAATATACAGTTGATTCCGTTAAATTAACTAATGCTACTAATAAGTTTGTTAGTCATCTAATTACAATTTCAGGAAGCGGTCCGAAGATTCAAATAGGTGGGGTCAACTACTCAGTTGACCCCACCGAGGTGGCAGATGCATTTGAGAGTATTGGAACTTTATTAGATACGCTCCAGCCTATTAGATATACTCTTGTAGGCTCTAATGGCAGATCTGGTTATCAACTTGCAAGAGATGCAGGATTTGCTGGAACGTTTGATGATTACATCAGCGAATTTGATGGCACTTCTGATGCACAGAAGGCTGCAATTCTAAAAGAATTACTCACACTCAAGCATCCTTTACGTGTTAATGAGAATGGTGATTTCAAGATCTTATCCTTCTCAGATGTGCAGTGTGATTCTGATGACCTATCAACTCCATCACTCAAGGAAACTGTAGAAAATATTGAAGCTATTGTAGCAAGAGAAAATCCAGACTTTGTTCTCTGGATTGGAGATAATAGCTTCGGCATGGATACAGCTACTAAACTTAGAAATTACTTAAACATTGTAGCAGCTCCTATGGAATCAAGACAGATACCTTGGGCTCATGTATATGGTAATCATGATGATGAAACAACTTATACTCAAAGTGGTAGTATTTGGTATGCTGCTATTGATAAAGAAGAACAACAGCCTATTTATGAAAGCTTTGAATACTGTGTAAGTAAAGATGTTAAATACGGCTATAATGGCGAAGAGCTATTTGGTGTTTCTAACTTCGTGCTCCCTGTTATGAGCTATGATGGCACCAAAGTTGAGTTCAATATCTGGGGAGTGGACTCCGGCGCATACACAGATAACCCAGTGGCAAACAAAGCATTTTCTGATGGAAACTATTTTCTTGGAAAGTATGAATATATTCAACAAAATCAGATAAATTGGTATGATGCAACCTCTAGGCTTTTGGAAGAATATAATGGTGGCATGATTTACGGAATGATGGCTTTCCATATCCCCCTACAAGAATCCTACACAGCTTGGACACAGCGAGAAGAACAGGGGCTTGAGTGGGAAGGTGAAAAACGAGACAACATCAGCGCATGTTCAGTAAATTCTGGTTTATTTGATGCCGTTAAACAAAGAGGTGATATCAAACTTATAGCTAATGGTCACGACCATCTGAATGACTTTATGGTAAAATATGATGGCATAAGATTCTGTTACAATGCTTGTGCCGGTACTGACCAATACCATGACGATGATATGCTTGGCGGACGTGTTATTAATTTCAGTACCGCTACACCTGATGATTTTGATACCAACATGTCTTATGTTCAAGAAAGAACTCCTGACAACCCGCTGTTTATTATGAAGATAAATGAGGATAATTCAGTCTCGAATGGTGCATATATCAACAGCTTGATAAAGAGACCATTGCCTATTACTTCACATGATTATACTGGATACGAGAAGGTTGTATCAACAGACGATACAATAACATGTAAATATGTATCGTTCGCTGGAGGGTACATTCCTGGCGTGTATAATATACCAGCAAATCGAATTACTCCTGTTTTATCAGATGGCTTTTCTTACGAGATCTTATTCAGAGTAACAGATGGTAATTTAATTGCAAACTATGTCGGTATTCTTGATATGGAAGAAGCGGGCGGTTTTGGTTTAGATTTATATAAAAATACTAATAATCTAAACCAGCCTACCTTAAAAGCTGAAATTGCTTATGGTACAACATGGAATTCGCTACCTTATACAATTAATGTAGGTGAATGGTATCATTGTGTGTATTCATTTGACGGTGTTAATGTAGCGCTATATATTAATGGTCAGTTAGTTGGTAGTGCCACTATAAATGGTGCATATAGACCTCCCACATTTACAAATCGTGCGGGTGAAGACTACATATGTATTGGTGCACGTTCTCAAGCCTGGACAACTGATAATACACCTAGTACAGGAGATAATGGATTTAAGGGCGACATTGCTATTTGTAATATGTATCCTGATGCAACCAGTGCTGCTAAAGCTGCAGAACTTTATTCTGCTGCAAAAGCACAACTCACTGAATTCGCTGATACCTTACTTCTTGATTTAGCAATTGATGCATCTGCACAGACAGTTACTAATGCTGCATATAATGGCGTACAACTTAATGAAGTAACTCATGCAAACAGTAGCAAATCAATCTATACTGATACTGAAATAAATAGAGATGTTGTCAAATTCACTCCTAGAGGTTTATGGGCTACTACTGATGCTTACACACTTCCTAGTTCAACCCTCGATGCAAAATTGAGTGATGGATTCTCAACAGAATTGTATTTCAATATAGATAATTTAAACAATGTTGGCACTTCTTATGTTGGTATTCTTAACTATGAGGAAGGTGGCGGATTTGGCTTAGATCTTCAATCAAGCAATACAGCTGGAAAAGCTAATTTGCAATTTGAGATGGCATATTGGGATTCTGCAAATTCCAAAAATGCATGGTTGCCTGCAGTTTTGATTGAAATTGACCAAAACAAATGGGTACATTGCGTACTTACATATACTGGTCCAAGCAATGGAAATAACGTATATTTGTATATAGATGGTCAGTTAAAATATTCAACTATTTTACCAGGCAATTATAACAAACCAGGCTCATTCAATACTGATCCGTTTATTGCAATTGGTGCATGCGCTCAAAGTAATGTTACTACACAGAATGGCTTTGCAGGAAGCATTGCTATCTGCAGAATCTATGGCGAACCATTAAGTGAGTCTGAGGCACTCGAACTTTATAACGAAGTAAAGTAATAGATTCATAAATAATTAGTTGAGGCAAGTCAGCTTGCCTCAACTTAAAATAAATAAAAAATTCTTACTTAGAGAGGAGAATTAATTATGGCACTTTGGAAAGCCTTTAAAGGCTCAAGTGAAAATTTAAAAGATGTAGAATTACACGCTGGGTACGTGTATTTTTGCACAGATGATGGCAGTCTCTTCTTTGACTATGCAGACGATACAGGAAATCTGTTTAGGAAGCAAGTCAGTGCAGACGACTGCAAAACTCTTACAGGTGTGTCCCTAGAAGAGTTAAAAAATGAAATCGCAACACAAGACGTTGCAATATTGCATGAAGCACAGACGTATGCGATGAATCAAACAATCGTTGCGCTGTCAGAAGCTCAAGCATACACAGACAAAGCTATTGAATCAGCTGCAATAGGTGGTGTTGATCTTCCTATAACAGAAAGTGATGGTGCAAATACAATTGTTCAGGTAAGTGATAAAGAAAACATTGCTTATGGTGATAATAGTATAGTATTTGGTCTTGATAGTACAGCAGGATGTCGCGGATTCTATGTTAAGGGTGTATATATCAACACTGCTCAAACAGCAGGTCGTATTTATCTTACTGATATTCAACCTACCATTGGTTCAGACGCTGTTCCTATTATTTCGGATAATTATGATGTAGTACATAATGCTTGTTATGATGCTAATTTCGATACAGGATATGTATTTGAAGATGATATGCAGTTCAACCTAGTATTGAATGAAAACTTTAATGCTGGTGGAACAATGAAGGGAACAATTTCTGAGATATCCGGCAATATGATACTCTTCGGTGGATATCTTGTTGATGGAGATGGAAACCGCGTATCAGGAAGCTATGTTCCTGCTGATAGAATATTCAACGAAATTGATGACTTCTCATTTATGATACCTACACAACCTCGTGTTGGTGCTTGCATAGTAAGATACAATGGAACAGTCATTGGTAAAGAAGCAAAAGCAGTTGGTATTTCTTCTGTGGCACTTGGCGCTGAAACTCAAGCTTCAGGTAAATATGCAGTAGCTACAGGTAGAGGCTCTAAAGCAGCTGGTCACTGCGCAACTGCAGAAGGTCAGTTCACAAATGCTTATGGTATGTCTTCGCATGCTGAGGGCTTTCAATCTGAGACACAAGGTTATTGCTCCCATGCTGAAGGTTCTACCACTAGAGCACTTGGTTATGCTTCACATACCGAAGGTCAGGGTTGCGAAACTTGGACACCCAATGGGCACGCAGAAGGTTATCAAACTAAAACAGAAGGCGCACAGTCTGGTACACATGCCGAAGGCTATCAAACAACTGCTATTGGACAAGGTGCTCACGCGGAAGGTGTTAGTACAGCAGCAAATAAAGAGGGCTCTCATGCAGGCGGTTACAATAGCTCAACAGATCACGCTTGGTCATTTGCACATGGTAGTAATCTACAGACTGGCAAAGATTGTCAGGCAGTATTTGGACAAAACAATATTATAGATAGTAATGCTTTATTAGTAGTTGGTAATGGTGAAGAAAGTAGTAAACAGAATCTTTTCACAGTAGGCTCAGATAATACAGGTAATTATATTACTCTAGGAGATAAAAAAGTCTACGAAGCTAATTTTAAAAATTACCATATTGTCACAGATGAGAGCAATAGAACATTTATTGCGAATGACTTCGGAAATACTGCTTCAGGTCAATGTTCTTCTGCTTTTGGTGCTATTACACAGGCAGCAGGTAACCATGCCTTCGCAGAGGGTTATGGGACTATAGCAGAAGGGGAGTCTTCTCATGCTGAAGGCCATAATACACATGCGATAGGAAAATTTACCCACGCTGCAGGATACGAAACTTATGCTTACGGAGAATCCTCACATGCCAGCGGTTCACAAACCTATGCTTATGCTCCTGCCTCTGTAGTATTCGGCAGTCGCAACTACGCAGGTGCTAAGGGTTATTACTTAAATAACGCTTATTGGGATACAGACTACTTGTATCTTGCGTTGAGTCCCTATTATACAAATAACTGCCCAATATCCAATGAATCTGGCATTACGGAACCTGAATGGGGAAGTTGGT